ATTTTAACTCCTTTAAATTTACTTATCAGAACCTCTCTGGAGGTCCCTGGACAATTTTTATAATGTATAAATATTTTTTACAATCAACTTTTTAAACTTTAACCAGAGAGGCTCCAATAAATAAATAATCTAACAATAAAATTATAACATGTTTTTCTCAAAATGTAAATATTAAATTACAATAAACCTAATTTTCTGAAATGAATTTTTTTAAATTGTTTATTTACCTTTTTTCCTAAAAGTGCTTTAACAATCATTCTTTGTTTAAATTTTTCATTCTTAAATTTGCGAAAAATTTTAATTTCTTCTGTAGGTGTAACTTTTAAAAATTGAATAGTCCTCATTTTTCAATTCCTTATTCTTCTAATAAATCTATATTACTTTTTTCTTTATCTTTGTTTATGAGACTATATTTCATTTTAATATAATCTTTAAAATCCGTATTTTTAAAAATCGGTAACCAAAATTCTTTAGAATTTTCCCAAATTTCTTTTTCTCTCCATTTTTTATCATTTTCTACACATGGACGTGTATACCATCCATTTGAAACTTTTTCAACATATCCACCTTCTAAAGCATCTTCTAAAATACCATAATACGGATGAATTCCACCATCAAATCTAATGAGATACTTAAGTTTTGTACCAGGTTTTACATACCTTCCCTTTTCTGCAATAGCTGTAACAACTTTACCAATTACATTGTTTCCATCTTTATCTTTTGCTTGTGATGTAGTTTTTACAATAGCACTTGAAACATATTGTATTTTACTTCCTCCTGAAATTTCGCCACCTGGAGTAGGTATAAATGAACCTATACTGCTATAAACATGTGCACTCACATAAATTGTCATAGGATGTAACGTTAAAAGTAAATTAGCCAATCCATTTTTAGCTCTTGTAGTTTGTAAATCAGCAACATCTTTTCCTGTCATTGCATCATCAATTTGTTTAGCATTAACTAAACCACCCCAACTATCAATTATTAATAGAGTATTCTCTTTTTCATCAAAATCTAATTCTTCTTTAAGATTTGCCACAATTTGTTTTACTTGTGTTATATCATTTTCTGGAATAATTATTAATTTATGTTCTTCTATATCTTTTTGTAAATCAAAATTTTCAATCATAATTTCATTTATAGCAAATTCTGTATCAATATAAATTACATTCATACCTTTTTTCAACGCTTGTTTTACAAGATATATTGATTGAAGTGATTTACCTGACTGAGTTTCACCAGCAATCATAGAAATTTTATGCTTAGGAATACCACCATCAATTCTACCAGAATAAAGAATATTCAAAGTTGCTATTCCCGTTGAAATAAAATCCTCTCTTAAAGACAATGATTTTTCTGAAATATCTGTAATATAATTTTTCAAATTTTTGTTTTTAGCTAATTTTTCATATATTGACATTTTAAACCCTTTATTTTGTTTTTATTATATTTTTCAATGTTTTATTAATACATCCAAGCATTATAACCCACAACAGTATCTGTATCACATTTATTTTTATATTTCATGTACGCGTCATCGTATCCTTTACTATATCCTTCATCATACCCATCAGTGTATCCTTCATCATACCCATTATTATAACCTTCATTATATCCATCATCATATCCACTATCATATATTTCTTTTTCTTTGTCTTCAAAAAACCTACCAAACAATTCATCTAAAATATCATAAAATTGTTCATAATTTTCATTCAGTTCTTCTATTATCAACTTTATTTCTTCAAGATTTAATTTCATACCATTTCTAAACTCATATGTTTCATTCCCTAAATAAATCATCACTTTCCTCCAATAAATTATATTTTTCTTCTTCAATTAATTCTAATACTTCATCAAAAACATCTTCATTATAAATTTTTTTAAAAATTATTTTCAAATCTTTTATAAATTCTTCAATTTCAATCAAAGAAAAAAATACACAAATATATTTATCATTAACAATTATAGTTTTCATATCTAAATCACAAGATATAAACAAATCATCTAAATTAACAATACACGATTTTAATTGATTGTATCCTTCAAATACAATACAATATTTTGTCAAATCAATATACATATTACACCTTTAACGACACATTCTCTGACATAAGTCTAGTTAAAAAAGCCATTATAGGTATATGTTTGTTTTTGGCTTTTGTGTGCTGTTCATAGTAATCAGCTAATAGAATTATAGTTTTTGCTAAATCTTTTTCATCAATAATTTTTTCAAGGTTTTTCCACATAAAACTATAAAATCCTTCAGGATTTATAATATTATCAACTAATTCTTTTACAGCATAAAAATCATGTTTTTTTACTTCTTTAAAAATTTTAATAAAATAATCATTTTCTATCATTTGTGCTTGTGACAATTTCAATTCACCATTAAAAACATTTTTTTGGACAAAAATTATCATTTCTCTTATTGATGGAAAAAATGTTTTAACTATTTCTGCTACATCTTTTTTATCAAATTTTATTGATTCATTTTCCAAAATAAATACAAGTCTTTCATAAATTTGTTTTGCTAATTCTTTTTTGTGATTTTGATATATTTCATCAAAATTATAAACTTCTAAACGTTGTAAAAGTGGTGGTATAATTTTTTCTGGATAATTTTCTGTAAAAATAAATCTAGAAGTTTCATAGAATGCTTCTATATCTCCCCTTAAAAGTGCTTGAGCATTCTGTGTAATATATCCACATTCATCAATTACAATAAGTCTAAATTTACTATGTGATGAAATTTTACTTGCAAAATTAGATACTTTAAATCTAAATGTATCTACATTATTTTCTTTTGAACCATTTAACCAAAGTGTTTCAGTATCTAAATCATTTTTTATAGCTGTTACAAGAGACGTTTTTCCAATACCTGGACCTCCAAATAGCCCAATATTTGGTAATGTTTCTTTTTCTACATATTCTTTAAATTTATTTTTTATTTTTTCAGGTAAAATAACATCATCGATTGTTTGAGGTCTATATTTTTCAACCCAAATACTTGAATTACCTATCTTTTTCATTAAACTCTCCCACTTCAATATTTTATATATTTATTTGAATTATATTATTTGAATACTTTTCTTTTTTGTTCTTCTGTTAATTTACTTAAAATTTCTTTGTCTTCATATATAATTGTATCAAAAAATGCAAAGTCAATTAAATCTTTTGATGAATTTTGAATACTTAAAATTATATTTGCAGCTTCAGAAATTTTTTCGGGTTTATCTTTTATATCATAAAAATTTATCAAAATTCCTAAATACTTTTCAAATAATTTTAAAGACTCATCCTCATAAAAAATAATAAAAAATATTCTTGCCAATTTCTCTTTTTCCGTAAGTTCTCTAAAAGATTTTTTAGTTATTTCTTTGAGAATGTCAATAACAGTTTTTCCTGTATCTATATCAATGATTTTGTTATCTTGATATACAAACATTTTAACTCCTTTATTCTTGATTTTCTTTGAATTCTTCAAATACACTTTTAATCACATTTTTAAACATATTTCTAAAAATTACTTCATCTTCATATGTAATTATATCAAAAAATATAAAATCAATTAAATCTTCTGATGAATTTTGTATATTCAAAATAATATTCACACAGTCATCTATTTTTTCTGGTTTATCTTTTATACCAAAAAAATTTATCAAAACTTCTAAATATTTTCCAAACAACTCTAACGACTCATCTTCATAAAAAATAACAACAAATATTTTAGCCAATTTTTCGCTTTTTGTAAAATTTGAATATTTTTTACCACGTGTTTCTTCAACAATTTCTTCAATAGCTTTTCCAGTATCTAAATCAATAATTTTATCATCTTGATATACAAACATTTTAACTCCTTGTAATATTTGGTGTGTTCTGAGGTGTTTTATATGACAATAAATATATTTTTATATAAAATTGTAGAAAACATCTCAGAACACACCAGAGATGTAAATAGAGGTAAAATTAAATTCTCTTTACTAAAATGAATAAATTTTTACCTCTATAAAATTAACAATAAAATTATAACACAATTTCATAAAAAAGTAAAATTATTTGTTATTATTTCTTCTTTTATTTTTTCTATTTCTTTTGTTATATCTTTGCTTTCATATAAATCTCTAGAAAATCTTCTTGCTTCTTTTAATTCTTCAAGTCTTTTTATTTTTCTTTTTATTTCCCAATTATTCATTTTTAATCTTTTACAAAATTTCACTGATTAATTTTTTTATCTTTTCAACAGATTCTTTTTTAAATGTTATAAAAAGCATTATAAATTTCAATTTTTTGTAGATAACTTTATAAACTCTTGAATTCTTCAAACTTTCAAATTGATTTGTAAATTTCAAATAAAAATACAATGTATAAAACATTATTTCTTTCTTAATATACATATTTATAATATCTTCTTTTGTTACATATCCCTTTTCTTTTATTAATTTTACATCTCTTTTAATGTAATGTTCATAATTCATTATTTTTCGTTTGAAATCTATTACTTCATCAAAATCTAAATTTCTTAATTCATCTACCATTTTATGGAATGATGATGGTGATTTTTCAAATAATACATACAAACAACATACAACAAAAGTTTCTTTAGTTTTTCTTTTATATTTTTCTACAGGAAAAAACTTTTCAAACTTTTCTATAGTTGTTTTTTTATGATTTGTATGTAAAAGTCTTTTATCCAAAGAATTTTGATAAGTTAAAAACATTCCATGAGAAATTTGATACATGTCATAATATTTCATTTTTCCTTCTTTATAATTTATTTTTATAAAATTATATCAAAAATTTTGTGAAAAATAAAACTTTTACCAAATTTCAGTTTCTTTTTTAGGTCTATGCATTCGTCCATTTTCAAGAAAATAAATTTCTCCATTTTTTACGAGATCATTATAAAATATTTCTTTAAACGTTTTATCGTTTTTTATTTCTTCTGCTATTTCTAAAATATCTAAATTATGTTTATCAGCATATTCCGTGATGACATCAAGCATTGAATGATCATACAAATTATTTTTTTCTATAAAATTTAAAATTTCTTGTATCATTTTACTCCTTTATTAATTTACTAAATCCAAATTCTTGTTCTATTTTAAAAACTCTATTAGGATTTATTTTATTTATAATATTTGGATTATGAGTTATAATTATTATATCTTTTTTATTTGCAAATTCAGTTGATAAAATGTCAATAATTATTTCAATACCATCTTCATCGATAGAACTATCTAAAAATTCATCAAGGACAAGAATATTTATTTTATATCCATTATATTCCATAATTTTGAGAAATGCGAATAACAAGCTCAAAACGATTCTTTGTTTTTGTCCATTACTCAAAGCATTAAATTCTTGTTCTTCATTTCTTTTTATAATTTTTTCTTTGAGATTACTTTCAATTATAAAATTGTATTCAACATTAAACTTTTCTAAATATTCATTTATATACTTATTCAAAATAGGTAATTGTTGAGAAAGAATTTGTTCTTTCAATTTTCCATCAACAATTAAAGAAATAATTTTCTCATAATTTTCTTTTTCTTTTTCTTTATTTTTTAATTCTTCTTTTAATCTTTCAAGTTCTTTTTCTTTTTCTTTCAAATAATTATAATCAATTTCAGTTAATTGTGTTTCTTCATAAATTTTCTTTTTGTGTTCTAATTGATTAATAGTTATTTCAATATTAGACAGTGTATTCATTAATTTATTTATTTTTTCTTGTTTTTCTAAAATTACCTTTTCTTCTTCTAAAATTTCTTCATATTTTTTAAAATATTCTTGATATTTTTTATCCAACAAAGAAAGTTTACTGTTTATATCTTCTAAATCTATAAACTCACTTTTAAATTTATAATTACACTTAGGACATGTAATTTCTTCAGATTTTTCATATAAATCAATTTTTGTTTGTAATATCGCTTTAGCATTCATAATTTTATTGAGTTTTTCTTGCAAATTGTTTTTCTTGATTAAAATTTCATTCATTTTATCTTTTAATTCAATTATTAAATCTTTTTTACTTTCTATTTTGTTTTTCTTTTCTAATAATGTTTTTATTTCTTCATTTATTTCTTTTAACTTTTGATTTTTATTTTTAACAATTTCTTCATTTTGTCTTTCAATTTTTTCATATTCTTTTTTTAAATTTTCTATACTTTCATTTAAAGAATTTATTTTATAAGTCAAATTTGTTATTTCTGTTTGAAGTAAATTACGTTTTTCTTTAGCTAGCTGAATAATTATATTGAAAATATATGTGTTTGTTAAATTTTGAAATACTTCTTCTTTTTCTTTAGGACTTAAATCCATAAAATTTTTTACATTAGAAATGTTTGCACCTAATACTACAATTTGCTTAAAAAGAATTTCATTAAAACCCAAAATTTCTTCAAGTTTTTCTTGATAATTTTTTGAATGACCATCTTGTGGAATTAATTTCCATTCATCTTTTTCTTTGTAATAAATTTCAAAAATAGAAGGTTTTAAACCTCTTCGTATTTTATATAGTTTATCGATTTTAAATTCTACTTCTACAAGAAGCTCTTTTTTATTTTTATCATTAACAAGAGAACCTAATTTTACTTTTCTAAAAGGTTTACCAAAAAAGGCAAACATTAATGTATCAAGAAATGCTGAAGATTTTCCTCTTCCATTTTTAGCTACTACAATATCAAGTCCATTTTCAAATGTGATTTCTGTAAAATTATTTCCATACGATAAAAAATTTTTAAATCTAATTTTTTTAACTATCATTTTATGCCTTCATATGATGTTGTGCTTCATCTATTAATTCCTTTAAAATTTTTTGAAGTTCTTTATCTTTTACACTATCTAAAAGCATTTTTTTAGGTGATTTAACATTTTCTTCTGAAATTTCTGTTTGTATTTTAAATGTTTTATCTATAAATGTAAAATTAATATTATTCTCTTTTAAAATACTGATATATTCCCAATTTTCTTGTTTATCTTCTAATAAATAAACTTTTATTTCATTTCCTTTTAAATTTTCAATAGAAATATCTTTTTCTGATCCAAAAATTGTATTTCCTAAATAAATCTTTATAAATCTTTTTGAATATTTATTTTTTATAAATTCTAATTTACTGTTTGACAAATCTAATATATAAAATCCTTTTTCATCACCTGCATCATTCCAATCAAGTTGATATGGTGTTCCTATATAATGAACTATATCTTTTTCTTGTTTTATATGAAAATGTCCAGAAAAAATTTTTTTTCCTTTAAAGGGAATTTTTTTATAATCAAAACCGTATTGACTTTTTACACCTTTTATTATTTCAAAATTAGAAAACTCAAAATGACCAAACAAATAATCACAATTTAGTAATTCTTCTTTTATTTCTTCTTTTCCAATAAGCCAAGGTATTATACCTATTTTTTTATTTTCAAGTTCTAATACTGTTTGTTCTTCTATATATTGAAAATTTAATATTTGTTTCAAAATTTTAAGAGAAGAATATTCTCTTGTATTCTTATAATAAATATCATGATTACCTGTTAAAACAATAAAATTTCCATTCCAATCATTCAAAAGTTCTCCAAAATCTTGTATAAAATCTTGAAAAAATTTTATATCAATTATTTTTCTGTTGTCAAAAAGATCACCTAATTGAATAACAGTTTTTATATTATGTTCTTTTAAATAAGGAAAAAATTGTTTTTTAAAAAAAATCATTTGATTTTCATAAAATTTTTCAGAAAATCCTTTTTTACCAAAATGTGTATCACCAAGTAAAGCTATTTTCATTTTTATCCCTAAAAATGAATTTTATAATCAGTAATATGTTTTATTAAATTTCTTATAGCACTATCTGAAAATTCACCAACATTTCTTATAAATTCATATCCCTTTCTTTTATGTCTTTTTTTAAGATAGTATTTTCCATTTTCATACGAACAAATATATTTTTCTGTTTTATTGATTTTTTCTATAATTTCTTGTGGAGTCAAATTTTCTATTTCTTTCAAAACATGAACATACACTTTATTCACAGCAATTCCTTTTTTTATATAATTATACAAAAAAATTGCATAAAAGTAAAATATCTTGAAAAATTTTCACAGTATAGTTTTCAAAAACAACTAACAATTTAAAGAAAATGTTTTTAAGAATGAATAATGAAATCAAAATGAAGTTAAATATTGAAGATACATAGAAGATTTTTTGAAGATTTTTGAAGAATTAAAAAAGGGAAAAATTATTAAATTCCCTTTAAACTTTTCTAACAGACTCTTGCCCATTTCTTAAAACAATATTAAACGTCAATGTATCTTCCAAATCCTTTGAATCAACATTTACAGTAACTTGTAATGCAATATCATCTTTTCCACCAATAGTTGTTACAGATGTAACATCAATATCATATTTTTCCAACGTTTTAATTTTATTTTTAATTTCAGAGTCAATATTAGTAATAAAAATTGGATATTTTGTATAATATCCAAATAATTGTTTAACAACTATTGCTTCTTTACTAGGAATTATTGCTATTTGGAATTGTTCAGAATAATCTGATTGAACATCTTTTGCTTCTGAAAATTTATTTTTAATTTTAGCATTTTTCAAATCTGATATTGATTTTTTAATTTCTTTCTTTGTTTGTTCATCATATAAAAATACATAATCATTAAAAATTGATGTAACTAGATATTCTTTCCCATTTAATTCTACTACATCACCCACATCTAATTCTTTACCTTTTATTTTTTCAATAAGTTTTTTTAACATTTTTCCCCTTTATTTAGTTTAAGTATTAATTTTAAAATATTAATTCAAAAATATTAATTACAAAAATTATTTACAAATTTTTTGCAAAGCATTGATAATTTCTTTTCGTTTTTTCTCACCCCAATCTTTACATTTTTCACCACACCTATTAAAGAAAAAATTCACTGATGCAACAGCGCTTTTATAATCCCCTTTATGTCCTTGACAAATTATTTTAGCACTTTTAGCAGGATCTGCATCTTTTGAAAACGTTCCTTCAGGTGGATGCCATTTAGGTTTAACTTTATTTAACCATTGTTCTTCATGTAATTTTTGTAATATTTCTCTAATCATATTAATCCTTTAATTTATCTAAACTAAAAAAAAGCATGAACAAACACAGGCTTTTTCCCTAATCCAGTTTTTTCATCAAGTTGAAATCCAATAATAGTCCCAGTTTTTCTATCAAGTAACACAAAAAATTCTTTTCCATTCTTTTTCATTGTTGACCAAAGGGGATTTTTATCTTTTATATCTTTTATATTTTTAATTAACTCTTCAACTTCGCTTCTTGATACCAAATCAAAAACATTTAATCCTTCATTTTTATTTTCTTTAATTTGATTTAAAAATTCTTTAACCATTTTTTCTTCTACAGCTTCTATATCTTTTATACTGAATTCATATTCTTCACCATCTTCATCTGATGCCCATATAACATCACCATCAATTCTTTCAACATGATACCATCTACCATTCACTAAAATCATAACACCTACTTTTACATCTTTCTTTTTAATTGCTTCAATAATTTCTTTAATCATATTTTTCCTTTCTTTTTAATTTTTCTAATAATCTTCATGTTATTCAATACACGTTTATAATATTTAATATTATTATATCCTCCATTATATTTACTTATAGTTATAAACCATGGATTTTTAAATCTCTTTTTTAATGCATGTTCATAATTATAAATAAGATAAAATGTAGAAACTTTGATGTTGAATTTCACATCACTTAAAAGTAATTGTGCCAACCGTAAATCTTTATAATAATACTTTTTAAATGGTTTGAATTTTAATTTATTATATTTTAATTCTCTTTTTATCCATTTTAAAACTTTTTTATTTCTTTTTTGATTGCCTATATGTAATCTTATTCTTTTCTTATATTTATTTTTAAGATAAGAAAAATATCTAATATTTTGTAAATAATTACTATATTCTTTAAACGCATATTTATTTTCGTGAATAAAATGTAAATATTTTTTAAATTCTTTTGGATATTTAGAAATTATAAAAATTGCTGTTTCTAATTTAATTTGTCCAACACCTAATGATTTTAATATAAATGGTTTTTCTTTTCCATTCAAATAATTATCACCAACTAAATATTTACCAGCAGAACTTTCTGTCAAAATAATAGCACAAACTGTATCATTAAAAACATGTCCATTTTTAGCTTTATACTTAGATGCTTCTTTATATGCAATTTTCAATATATTTAACTGATTTTTATCTAATGCATTTAAAATGTTGAAAGAATTAAAAATTATCATCATTATGATAATTAAATTTTTCATTATACCACCTTAACATATATCAACTTTACAAAGCTAATTCTATTTTAAATTAATTTTGTAAAATTATTATTTTTATATTTTACTTTACGTGTATATTTTTTCTTACTTTTAATTTTTCTAGTAGAGAGACTAATCTCTCTACGAATGTGTCTTTGTATATTTTTATCTCTTCTTTTGTATTTTAATTCTTTAAGTTCTTTTTTAATTTGATTAAGAGTCTTCTTTTTCATTTATTTCCTTTTAATCTAAAGACCACCCATTCCTCATAACAACACAATCACCAACTTTGATATTTTCATAACCAGCTTTTTCCAAAGCTTTTAAAAGCTCTTCATCTACTTTTGCTTTCACTTCACCACCAAAAGGATAATTTCCACCTATACGTCTTTTTTTGTCTAGCATCATATCAAAAATTTCTTCATTATAACTTAATGAATAAACTTTTTTACATTTGACTGATTCTATTACTTCTTTTATCATACCAAATCCTTTCTATTTTTTATTTTTATAATTATAACAAATTTCTTTCAAAAAGTAAAATATTCTTTTATTATTATCAATGTTTTTCTTGAAATTTCTTTAAAATCAGAAAATATTCTTTCAAATTCTTTAACAACCAAAATATAAAATGGTAATTGAATAATAAAACCAATAACATACAAAACAAAAAATATGATTTCTAAAATTCCTCTTAAAAATCTTTTTCCAATTTTAAAAGTTTTAAAACTAACTTCTCTAATACTGCCAGGTTCTTTTTCAAATTTCATTCATTTCCTCCATATACTTTCAAATATTCATCATAAAATTTCCAAACACATTTTGGTGTATTTTTCTTAAAATATTTTTCATCATAAATATTTTCTATTATTTTTGTTGCAGAAATAGAATTATCATCTCTTGGAATTTCAATAATATGTATATCACTTCCTATTTTTTCAATTTGTTCTTGATATGCAACAACTCTATCAGATCCTGTAACTATCCCACCAATAATTATTGGAAGAGCTTTATCAATAATTGTCACAATATTTGCACTTCTAGTTTCAACTATTTTTATAATACCATTTTCAATTTCTTTTTTATAACATTCTTCAATTACTTTTCTTCTTAGTTGAAGAGTTTTTAATGTATCTTTATTAGAAGTTATTGCTATAACAACACCATTATATTTTTGAAGAGCTTTATCAATTATTTTTTTATGAGCATTTGTAAAAATTCTAAATTTACCTATTACTAATGCATATTTATCTGCAAACATTTTTATAAGTTCTAATTTTAATGTCAAAAAAATATCATCTTTTATCATTTCCCATGATTTTTTTGAATGTTTAATATAATCTTTAGGAATTTTCTTTATTAAATTTGATGCCTTTAATAAAACTCTTCTAAAGTCAACTGCATCTTTGTTTGATACGTTTAATTCTTTAATAAGTTCTTTTACTAATTTTTTTATTTCAGCCCAATAAAGTGATTCTAAAAATGGATCTGCTCTGTATTTTTGTTTGATTTTTTCTCTTTCTTCTTTTGATAATTGATATTCTTGTTGAATTTTTAAAGGAGGAAATTGACTGTTCCAAAATATAAAACCTTCAGGTTTTCCACCAAATACTGATTCTACAGAAAGAAATGTATTATTTAAAACCTTCCAATAAAGTTCTATGTCATTTTCAGAGTTTTTCAATTTTTCTAAATTATTTTCAACAACCTTAAAAAGTTCCTCGTATTTTATACCTTTCAATAATTCTTTTGTTGGATAAAGAATACCTTTAAAAACAATAGGTGGAACTTGAATTCCCATTTTCTTTGCTAATTCAGCACGTTCATCAAAATCAAAATTAAATTCTATATTAGAAGTTATTAACATTCCATTTTTTATTTTATAAGAAGTTTTTCCATAAGAAAGTAAAATAAGATTATAAAGATTACTGTATTGACTCATTAATGTTGGTTTTTTAATAAGATATTCGCAAAAAAATTGATAGCCTTTAGGAAGAATATCTACATTGATATTTTTCAAAATATCAAATATAAATTTAAACTGAGAACTTCCTATAGATTTCTTAATTTCTTCATCTGAATTATAACCAAATTCTTCAGGATAAATAATATTTCCTTTATATGCAACTATCCAATTTTCAGTAAATGATTTATCAGAACTAGCATCTTCTTTTAATATCAAAGTAACTTTTACTCCATCAAGCTTTTCTTCAACAATTTGATATGTTTCAAGAAAAGTTAAAAGTTTTCTTTTATCTTTTAAAACATTTTTCGCTGATTTTACAGACACATCGATATAATTTTTCATAATTTTCCTTACTTATCGATAATTTTACAAATCTTAATTTTTCCTTGAGTAATAGCATCTATTTCTACTGGTGCTAAATTTTCAAAATAATACAATTTACCAATTTCACTTTTTGGTGATCTTTGTCCAACAATCATTATGTATGGCATCTTTTCTTTTCTAACAATATCATTTATTTTTTTAAGTATTTTTGAATATGTTAAAACATCCATTTTTTCAAAATATCTCTTTAGGTTATTAATTGTTGAAATATCTTGTAAATTACCCAATTTTTCACTATCATAATATATATTTAAAAAGTTATCTATTTCTACATTTAAAAATTTTTTATCTATTGCAATTCTTTTTTCATTACTCTTTGCTAATGTAAGCCACTTTGTCAACTCACCTTTATTTATTGCCTTTTTTATTTGATCAGGTGGAAATGTTTTTGGATCTAATAAACTCATTGTTTTTATATATTTTACAATATCTTCATAAGCACTATTAAGAGCTTCTTTCATAAATGTTCCAAACCTAAAATTTTTTAATTTATTTCCACTTTTAAATACTTCTTTTAGTTCTGCATATTCATCACCAAATATTATATCAAATGGATTATTATTACGAGAAATAGTTATTTTTTGATGAAGAATGGCTAATAAAATTTCTCCATGTCCTATTTCTTTTCCAATTACATTCATTAACTTGATAATAACATCTTCATATTTAGGATAAATGTTTTTGTTATAATAATTTACAAATTGTTTTAAATTTTGTTTTTTCTCTGTAAGCATTGGAGGGAGATCATTGACAGAAATTTTTAATTTTTTAGCTACTATTTTTCTTAATTTCTGTTTATCTTCCAACAAATCAGACTCTGCTAATTTTACTTGATCTGGAGATAAAAAAATCTCATCAACATTTGATTCTTCTATCTTTTTAAGTGCTTCTCTTATATAGCTCATTAAAAATCCTTATTTTTATTTATTTATTAAATTATTTAAACATTTTATTTGTTTTTCTTAAACCGTATTTTTTATAATAAGAATCTATCTTAGATAACCATTTTTCATATTCATTTTTCAAAAAAGAAAATTCTTTTAATAAATAATTTACTGAATTAATTTTTATTTGATAATCAAGTTCAGGATTATCTCTTTCTAATTCTTGTGCAATATTTTTTTCATCATTATCCCAAAGAAGCTCTAAAAATCTGTAAAATGCTAACTTATTTTTTTCTTCATCAAAATATTTTTTCATTAATTTTATAAGTCCCATAAATGACCAAAAATTATTTATATCTTCATCATTTGGTTTAATTCCAAAAATCATTTCAAATATTTTATCTATATCAGTGTAATATATGCTTTCATCTGTTTTTAATTTTCTATAAACAAATTTACCATCTTTTTGAACATGTTTTCCATCGCAAATTAAAGGCTCATAAGCAATTCTAATACCTCTTGAAACACTAAATTTTAATAAATGATTATCGCGTTTTTTAGATTTTGAAATTTTCTTTTCCCAATTTTCACAATTTGCTGAAGGTGTTACAAAAATAGCATTATCTGTGTATGATGATGCATACGCTAAACTTCTTAATAAAATTTTATGAAATACAGCTTTTACACCTATTTTTAAATCTTCAATAGACGCACAATGACTAAATTTACTCCACATTGTTGGAATATATTCTTTTTTATTTATTATGTTTTTTTCTTCAAACTCAACAAATCTGAAATCAACTTGAACATAAATACATTTGTCTTTTTTGTAATAATATTCAAATAAAGCATTTATTTGTTCACCGATACTAGAAATACTAGGTTTATTATTTCCTATGTATGTAAAATTTTCTATCTGTTTATTTTCAATATTTTCAAGAAATTCCCAAAGTTTTTCTTTTAAATTTTTAGGAACCATAATATCTATATCACCAATAAAAGGTTTCAATTCTAAAATATTCGAAGAAACATCATTTTTCATTAAAAGACTTGCTGATCCGTCAAAAACATATCCATCATCTATTATTCTTTTAGTTTTCCAAATATATTCTCCATTTTGTTTAAAAAATAATTCATCTAATTTATAAAATAATTTTTTGAAATCCCTTTGAAATTTTTTAAGACCTAATTCTTTTACAGGTATTTTTTGCGCCTTAAATCCTTTAACTCCTAAATTTCCACCCATTTTAACCCCTTTTAAGATTTTTAAACCATTCCTGTTCCCATAATTGATTATATGAAACAGCCATTTCTTCTCTGCTTTGTCTTTCTTTTTTAAATTTTCTTATTATATCATGTATAGATGAAACTACTATTGTTGTAAAAAATCCATGTGCTCCAACCCATTCTTTTTCATCTTTTAAAATTTTTTTACCATTTTTTTGATAATAATTTTTTTGAGTCATTTTTGGATTAAACTTATACCAATGCTTTACAAATTTCTCATAAGCTAAACCTCGAAATTCATCTTTCCATTCAGGTGAATAACCTGAATATTTTCTTGATGTTAATGTATGTTCTAATACATCTAAAAAAGCTTTCACTACTTCGTCAGATGGATTTTTTCGTTTTCCTTCAAGCCTTTCTTTACTTTCTTTAATAAGTAATTTTGTTATTTCTTTATCATTAAAATATTCCATTTTAATTTCCTTTTCATTGTGATTACAAATTGTTTATTATAAAATTATTAATTATAAAATTTGTAAATACATCAATTTACTTATTCGGGCCTCTCTGGTGAAAAAATTATAATTTGAAATAAAAATATATTTCAAATTTGTAAAAGCCTCTCAGAGAGGCCCTGATAAATAAATTATCAAAACCAATATAATTATAACATGTTTTTGCTAAAAAGTAAAATTATAATCAATAATTTTTTTCCTTTAATAAAAATTATCATTTAATTTAATTCACTCATCTGACTAAAATACATTGTTGTATTTTTTTAATATTAATAATATTCAAATTCAAAATTTATTTTTTTAGCTAATTTTTCTAATTGCTTAGTCAATTTGCCACTTTTTGGATATTCTACATTTTTGTTAAATTTTTCTTTTATTATTTTTTTAAATTTATTAAAACTTGATTTTTTTATTTTTTTAGGTTTCCATTCAGACGGATGCACAACTTGATCTTTAAAATTGTTTTTGTTTTTATATTTTTTTATATATATAGAAATTTTTTTTAAAACATTTTCTAATTCAATTTCTTCTTTGTATTTTTTAGATGAACGTAAAAATTGATTTTCTATTTTTCCTAATAAAATGTTACAATCAGAGCATATCACTCCTCTTATTAACTTGTATGTTTCAGGATAAAGAGATTTGTGAGAACTATGAATATGATCTACAACAGCTTCTGAAAAATCAATTGTTCTCCCACAAATCTCACATTTAAAATTGTTTTCTTTTAATTTTTTTTCTCTAAACGATTTTAATTCAGACTTTTTTAAAAATTTCATTTTTTGACTTTATTTGTATATTTTTTTATTTTATTAATCTCAATATTCTTTCTTCAATTTCATTTGTTTTTTCTTCTTCTTTTATTTCAAAAGAAATTTTTTCTTTTTTCATTTCTTTAATTCTTTTTTCTATTACATCTAAATTCAATTTTTTTAATTCTTGCGCTTGACTTTCAGAAATTTTGTATTTTTGAATTAAAAATTTGACTTTGAAAGTTTCTGCTTCATTTTTTAATTTTTCTTTTTCTTTTTCAAGTTCTTTACATTTTTTTTCTAATTCTAAATTTTTTTCTATTTTTTCTTTTAATTTTTCATTTTCTTGTAAAATTTCTTCAAAAGCTAAAAATTTTTCAAAAAAATTTGGATTTTTCAAAAGTTTTTCAAGTTTCTCAAAGAATTTAGGATTTTTTGATAATTCCACAAGTTCTTCAAAAAATTCAGTATTTTCCATGAATTTATCATATTTTTCAAAGAATTCAGGGTTTTTTAGTAATTTTTCAAGTTTCTCAAGGAGTGTAGGATTTTTTGATAATTCCATGAGTTCTTCAAAAAATTCAGTGTTTTCCAAGAGTTTTTCAAAATTTTCAAGTTTTCCAAGCTTTTCATTAATTTTTTTATTTTCTTCTAGTTTTTCATGTAATTTTTTAATTTTCTTGATAAGATGTGTATTTTTTTCTTTTTCATGAAGAACTTTTTCACTCAAATTAATTCCGAGTGTTTTTAACATTTTTTTCAAATTATCTATGTAAATCTTGTAAAAATCTGAATTTTTTTCTAAATCTTGAACTTTTTTATTCAAATCATTATTGTTTGCGATTAAATCATAAAAGAATAAAATACTTGATTCAATCACTTTTTTAAGAGATTCTTTTTTAGAATTTTCATCATCATTTATAGTATCTAAAAAATTACGAATTTTATTCGCTAAAGTTTTTAAAGACTCACTTGAAAATTCATATGATTCTATTTTATCTAAAACTTTTTTCACAACATCAATATCATGTTTTTCAAATTTGTTATCTTTATCTAATATTTCAATCAATTCTTCATATTCTTTTTCAAAATATTTGTTGTATCTCAACAATTTAGTTAAAAGTTCAACAAAAGACAAAAATGTTTTTACAAATACCTCATCAAACTCTTTTTCTTTGTTATTTATTTGCTCTAACAATTTTTTATTTTCTTCTGATAAAACTTTGATAGCTTCCTTAAATTTTGTTTTTAAATCATCATTATTTTTTTCTTCATTTATTTCTAAATTTTTATTTGTGTTTGAATTTGAATTTTCAATCAACAATTCACACAATCCAAAATCACATTTGTATTCTTTACTTTTTTCTTCAAGATATTTTAAATCTTCTTTTAATTGTTCTGTTAATTTTATTTCACTAAATCTTGCATTTTTTATTCCAGGAGTAGCAACAACATCTAATGTTACTAATTTAAAATCTTTTTCATCAATAACAAAAAGTTTTTTGCCTTTATATTCAAAAAATTCATCTTCTTTAAAAGATCCATATGCTCTTGTAGAAACAGCAGGTTTTGCTCCTGCTGAAAGAATTGCTTTTAAAGTTCTTCCAGCTTTTGTATCTAAAATATAAAATGTTGCTTCATAAATTCCTGAATTTTTTGTTATCTCTTTATATTTTATTTCTTTTAATAAATGCGATGCTAATTCTTCTCTTAACATATCATCATAACTTAAATCTTCTTCAGGATGAGAAAGCATTCCTACAACCATTTTGTTTTCATAAGCTTCTTTGAATTGAGGATCTTTTTTTAAAGCATTATCCCATGCTTCTTTTGTATACAATCTTCCATTTCTTGAAATACCGAAAGGAACACCGGCGCCAAATGCATGTTTAACTTTAAAAATACCTAAAACACCTTTTGGTATTTCACCTAAATCACTCAAATCACCTGATTCTTTTATATCATTTAAATCAAAAAATTCTACATCATAACTTTCAAATGTATCGAAAAGTCTTTGCATTATTGTCCTTTGTTTTTATTTATATTTTTATTATATTTATTAATAATAAAAAATATTTTGTCTTGTTTTGTGTTTATGTTTTTTAATTCATTTAATTCTTCTACAACTGTTTTGTCAACATTTTTATCATTAGATAAACCATTTATTTGTCTAACTTCATAAAGAAATTGATTTTCATCTATAAAATAAATAAAAATATCAATTATTCTAAATAATATTTCTTCATTTATTGTTCCATTAATATATGCTTTTAATAATTCAATTTCTATTTCATATGAATCTTCAAGGAACTTAAAGAAAATCTCTAAAAATTCTTCAAGAGCTTCACTATCTTTTTCAAAATATTGCATTTCTATAATTAAATGAGTTTTAATATTATTTAGTCCTAAAAGAATTGAAGCTATATCATCTAACGAAATTTCTATTTCTTTATTTGGATATTCTTCTTTTTTTAATAATCCTAAATCACTTTTTGTTAGATGTGTTGCCAAAAAATTCCCAAGGTTTCTGTGAAACCTTTTTCCTTGTGTTGATTGATGCCACTTTTGAATGGCTTTTTTCATTTTATATGCATTTCTTCTCCAAAAATTTTTTGCTGCAAGAGATTTTTTTCTATCTTTTATATTTTTTGCAATTAACTGTAATTTATTTCTTATAATTGAATCATTTAATTCAAGAGCTTCATAATATAATCTATCAATTTCTTCTTTAAACTTCATCTTCTTCCTTTTCATCAAATTCAAATAAATTGAATCCCATTATATTCTTAAATTGAGTATTCATATATTTAGTAAATTCTTTTTCATTAACTTTGATATTTTCTTTATCATGTAAATCGTTAATAAAATTATTAATATTTTCAAAACTTGCAACTAAAATATCTACTAATTCAATTTTTTGAAGAGCTTCATAATCTAATGTATTATTCCAAACAATTTCAATATTTTCTAAATAAATATCAGTAAATCCAAGATTTTGAAGATGAATTGTATATATTTGCTTCAATCCAAAAGAAATAGCATCCTGTATCATTTTTAATTTTTTGTTATACATGTTATACGATTTTATAATATCTGATTTCAATAAATCAGATTCTTGAGTAACAAGACTAGTTGGCATGCCTAATGTTTTTAATGCTAATATTCTTAAATCTTCAATTTTTTGCTGTAAATTTTCAAAATCATTTTCATTATTAATATCTTGTGATTCCAATGAACCTTTATCATTCCATACAGGAATAACTTTGACAGAACCTAATTTTGATTGAATATGACGTAATAATTCTTCAGGACTAGAATAATTTTCATCATTTATCATTGTTTTATCTATCATTTTTTGATAAACTCTCGCTATTTCAAGTGCTTCAGCGGGTTTTGTTCCTGCTGGAATAGATACACCAACAATTTTAGTTTTTTGAAGTTGTTTGATTAATGCAATAGGATAAAGTTCTTCTAAAAATTTTAATTCTTTGAGTAATCCAAAAATAGGATACAAAATTGATTGACCCATTCTTACATATAAAATTTTGTCATCTAAACCATTTATTTTAACTTTAATTCTGTTAGATGGTAAATGAAAATAAGCATAATTTGAATTTTGAACACTTTTTAATTTCTTCTCTTTTTTGTCGTATTTTAAAAAATAAGAAATATTACTATCTCTGAAAACTGGAATTATTTTTGTTATATCAACATCATCATGAATATTTATAATACCTTCGCCACTTTTTACATCTAGTCTCAAAAATGTTTCACCATAATTTAATATATCAGCTGAAATATCTAAAACAATCTTTTTAAGATTGAATTCATGAGTAAATTCTTCTAATAATTCAGTTAAAGTATTATCTTGTTGAGAATTTATAATGACTGTTGGCCTAAAAAAATCATTATCAATAGTAGGTGTAAATGCATCCTCAATAATTCTGTTAACAATTAATTGCGATAAATAAAAATCTTTTATTTCATCAATTTCTTTTACTAATTCTTCTTTATTTCTTGTTATGTTAAAAAAATTAGCAATTAAAAATTTATTTACAGTGGTATCACCTTTATAAATATCTATTTGCTGAAGTGGATTAATTTGTGGTAATTCATGATTAAAACTCGTATTTTGTAATGATTTTTCTATATTTTTTCTAAACAATTTTGAAAAAAATCCATCAAAAAACATTTATATATCCTTTATATGTAATCATAAATATTTTCTATTTTTCCTTTTAATAGATTATTATAAAAATCATTTTCTTCAACTTTCATTTCAGTTTTTACAATTTCTATATCTAATTGTTTTTCCAATTCTTTGAGATAATTTTTCTCATAAAATTCTTTGTATTCTAAATCAAGAATAGCTGAATAAACTTGACAAACAGCATCTGCTATATCTTTACTACCAGGAGTTCCATCAGGAAAAGTATCAGGGTGATCAATTTTTTTCTCATTTTCTTTTAAAAATATTAATTCTTTCTCTAACAAACTATTTTCAGGTAAATCAATTAAGTTTTCATAAAGAGCATTTTTTAAAGCATAATATGAATCTTTTTTTCTGTCGACAGAATGTTGTTTTGCATCAAACCCTAAATCTTGCATTATTGTAATAAAATCATAAGATTGAAACGTATCGGCATAAATTTTTGCTATATGTATTCCAAATTTTTCTCTTAAATCTAATATGAATTTTCTAATTCTAGAAAATTTGATTTTTTGCCCTGAGGCAGGTGTTAATGCAGTAGCAAAAATTACATCAACATATTTTTGATTGTTTTCAATTTTTTTGATACATCCTAAAGCAATACCTAGTTTATCATTACTATATGCTAAGTCTAATCCCAGAACAAACTGTTTACCTTTATAATTATTTAATAATTCTTTTAAAATTTCAATATTGAAATAATTTATCAATGGAACATTGTTATCATATTCAATGATACTTGTCGTAGGATTTTTATGTTTAAATGCTTGTGTTATAACAGATTTATCACTTATAAAACTTGAAGAACTTATAACAGGAATACCTAAAATATCACCTATTGCTTGGCGCAAATTTTGTTTAAAACTTAGATAATAATCATAAGGAACTTTTTCTATTTTATCAGGATATTTATTTTTGTAATATTCTAATTCATCACCTTCCAAAATTTTAGGTTCTAAATTATAAGTTCCTGTAAATACGTAGAAATATTTGTCTGAAAAATTTATTTTTTCTTTTAGAACTTCAAATTGTTTTGCATTTATCAAAAGTAAAGGATTTTTTATTGTTGATTCATTTTCTTCACTAGTCAATGAGAATTTAATTTGTTCAATTAATGAAGTATCTGTATCAGCTGATGAAATAATTAAAATATGTCCCGGAACATATTTTTTACCTTTGTTCTCAGAAAGAAACCTTGACGGAAGCCTATTAATTGCTTCTGTTACATATGCTAATGCTTGTTTTGGTTGAGGATGTCTATTCAATTCGTCCATTAAAATACTAAAAACTGCTCTACCAGTTAATTGACGTCTATATGGAGAAATTGGAAGAAGATCAATATTTTTCTCAAACATACTAGTTTTTGTTTTGTTATTTAATTTACTTAGAAAAAAAGGACTATTTCTTATCATTCCTAAAATAAGTGCAAAGTTTATTGTTTCTGAGTTTTCTTTTGTTGAATTTGAAACTATAAAATCTATTTTTGTATTATGAGATAATTTATAAAATGCTTGTGGATTTTCTAAACATAAAACATGAGCTAAATCATAAAGAAAAATAATGTTTGAAACAGTTGTTTTTCCTGTAGAAATTGCGGATGTATTTAAAATAATGTAATTATCTGTATATGCATTATTTCTGATTTTATTCAACTCTGGAAATGGCGTTGGAAACATTTTCACAAGAGTCTCTAACCAATACTTATAAATTGATTTACCGTTGTTAAATGTTTTTCCAAGATAATAATCATCACAAATAAATTCAATAATTGTTGGAGGAGGTTCTGAATAACCGTGTTTTAATGCATAACTATTAAAAATTTTTTTTATTTCATCTTTGTTTATCATTTTATCCATTGACATTAAAATCCTTTATTAAAATCCTTTGTCAAATTCTTAAAGCTTTTAATTTTGTTGGATTTATTCAAAAATTCTTCTTTTTTTAATTTCTTTTTGAATTTCTTTTAATTCTTTTGTTTTTCCTGAATTTTTAAATTTTTGCTCTTTTTCAAAAAGTTCTTTTGTTGAAAGATTTTTAACATTCATCTATTTTCCTTTCCAATTTGGAATATTTATTCTTTTAACTTTAATACGTTTAGTTTTATGCAAATAATTTCTTGGCTTTTCTTTAGCTATATATCTTACTAATTTATACAAATGTTTTACTAATTGAGTTACTAGTTTAGGGTTTCTTATATGAGGATAATGAGTTATAGCGTATTGTATCCATGCTTTGAATTCTGGTCTATCATCTATAACAGCATCTTTTGTGTGTAATGCATAAGCAAAATAAAACATAAATGATGGATCAGAAGAAAATACTCTAACAGGTAAATTATAAAGTTTTTGAAATGTTTTGATATTTTTTCTATAAGGAAATTCAATTGCAACTATGTAAGTATTTCTTTTTATTCCTTTTTTAGTTTTATATTTAGCACCTTTTATAGAAAAATATAATTCTACCCAAACTTTTACTTTTTCATCAGCTGATTTATAAAATTTGTAGTCCCAACCTAAATATTTAGGTCTAGAAACACGTTTATATCTTTCACTAATAGGAATTTTAAAAAAAGGCTCTTCTGTCATTTTTATTAATGTATATAAATCTAATTGAGGCTGTGGTTCTAATGGAAAATTTATTCTCATTTTTTATCCTATTTTTTAATTAAATCTTCTAAGCATTTTTGATATTTTTTAATGTTGATATCATCAAGAAAAACTATACTGTTTTTTCCAAAAAATCCAACAATATTATCTTCATCATCATAAAAAAATTCTTGAAATTTTTCTTTTAAACAATTGTTTATAAAATATATCAATAATTCTTCAGGTAATTCACTTAAATCAATTTTTCTCATTTTAAACCCTTATTTTCTATTTTTAATTTCTACTCTTTTATCTATCCATCCTCTTATAAATTTTTTTGCCCATTTTGAACCATGTGTTTCTTTGTGAGAAATAATATCATTTTTAAGAGTGTCATTATTTTCTGCTAAAGCAATGTAATACATTCCTTGAATTATATTTAAAATGTTGTAAAGAGATTTATAAAATTTATAATTATTTATAAAATTTATTGTTTTTGGACCTAATATACCATCCTCTTTTAAAAGTATATTTTCATTTAATACATTAAATGCTCTTTGTAAGTTTTTAACAGCTAATTTTGGATTACCTGTATTAACAGTAAACTCAAACAATTCATAAGAAATTAATTTATTTTTGATTTTGTCAAAATTGTATTTTTTATAAAAATGATTATAATAAATATTTTTTACATCTTCAAATGTTAAATCTTCTACTTTTTTGTTAATTTTTAACATATCTAATGTATTTTGAGTAATACCATAATTTGTTTTTCCTCCTGGATCAAATTTATTGTCAGAAAATTTTCCTTCTATTCCTAATAACTTTTTAAGTATCCATTCAAACTTTTCATCCATTATGTTCCTTTATTTCATTTTTATTTCATTTTTAATTCAATATTATTTTTCTGACAATATTCTTTTAATTCGTTAAGTAATGATTCATTTTTGTTATAATATGTTATAAGGGTTAATTCTTTTATATTTTTATACTTTTTAAAAATTTTTAATTTTTCAATTAATAAATTAATTTTATTGTTGTATAATTCATCAACAACTTTATCATAATTTAATATAAAATAGTTTTTATTAAAAGAATCAATTTCATATACTTCATACAATGTATGATGTAATAGTAATGTCAAAAAATATCCTAATTCAATAAAATAATTTGTAGGACTATTAAATGTATAATTTGTATTAATTATTTTGTTTAAAAATTCTTCAAATAAATATTTATGCATTTCTTTCCAAATTTCTATAAAAGTTTGATCAAAAATTTTTTCATTTTTAAAAATTGACATCATAATTCTATTTCTATAAAGTGCAAAAATTTTTATAATTTGTTTTACATCAGATTCATTCAATTTTTTTACTAATCTTTTCTCAAAAAATTCAATTTCATCGCTTCTTAAGTATTTTTTATTAATTTTATTAAGAATATAATTTATTATATTTTTATTTTTATTAAAATTATCTTGTGAAACTAATGTCAATAAATGTTCAGTATCTATTAAAAATACAAACCACGCGTCGTATTTAGCCAAAATTATTTCTTTGGCAGTTTTACTGAATTCATGAATTGGATTTTGATAAATTTCTGAAAAAACAGTGCTTTGACTAATTTTAAAATGAGAAAGAACTTTAGAGCTCTCAGCTCTGAATTTTATATTATTTTCTATATGTATTTCAGGCATATAAATCAATTCATTAAGCATTTCACACCTTTAAACCATTTATTGTATAGAACATAGGTTCTATTTTATTTTTTAATTCTTGAATTTCATTTTTAATCGCAAATAATTCTTTATTTAAGTTGCTTTTTTCTAAATTAGACATATCACGATTTCTTTCATATTTTTCTATAAGATCTTCAATTTTTTTAGAAAGTTCTTCTATTTTTAATTTTATTTGATCTAAAACATTTTTGTTTTCTAATTTTGTTAAATTATTTTTATTTTCTATTTCGTTAAAATAATGTTTTAAGTCTTCAATTATTTTGATAATTTTTTCAAAGTCATTTTTGCATTTATTTGTGCAAGAATGTTCTATATTTTCAATACTTTTTGAAATAAAATCAATTTTTTTAATTATATTTTTTATTTCATTTGACATTGGTAAAACATAAAATTTTGAAATTAAAAAAAGACTTCCTGCAATAATTATTATCATTATATCTGAAGGGATATTCTTATTTAAAAAGCTTAAAAAAGATAAAATAACACCATCCATAACGTTTTTCCTTAACTTAAAAATATTTTATTTATTTAACCCCCTTAAATACCGATTCATTTTTATTTAACAATTTATACAATCTATTAGGACTTGTTTTAGATGGTTCTATTGGAAATAACTTATTTATTCCTACAATAATTAGTGCTTTTGTAACCCATTCAGAACAAAAATATTTATCTTCTCTGTCTGAAATAGGACTTATAAATCCAAAAATACCAAACCAGTCGTATTTCAAACCTTGTGTTTGTTCAAAAAAATTTAAAAATTTTTTGTAATCTTTTTCTGTTATTTTTAATGTTAAATAATCCCATGTATTTTTGTCATAAATATGTTTTTTCTTTCTAACATGTCCATCTCTTGGAGATGTAGAATACATTTCATTTTCTACGATTAATTCTACATGAGAATATAAACCCTTTGTCCACCATGCTATTATTTTATCAATCCAATTGGCTTTTGGAGCAGTTTTTTTATAAAATGCAATTTTAATTGTTTTCATTAAAAATCTCCATGATTATCAGTAATATTATTTTTCTTTTCTAAATAACGAATTCCTGCACTTCCTAAAAATATTGTTACTAAAGCCATCATATTAGTTGTCAAATAATCAGGAATACTTATTTTAATATCCCAAATAGACAAAATAGAAAAAATAACAGGATATACAAGAACAACATACAATAAACCTAATGTGACTCCCCAAAATCCAACTGGTTTCCACGTAGCATTTAATTTACTAAGAAATTTTTTAAAATTTTCTTGAGTCATTGTCTTTCCTTCTTTTTCTTTATTATTTCTTCATCAAGTTCATTCAATAAAACATTGAAAGGTTTATTTTTTGTTAATTCACCTTTTGCAAAAGTTATGTTATCTAATTTTTCTATTTTAGAAACTTTGTTGATATCATGTTTGTGTAAAATTAATACAAATTTATCTCCTCCTATTCTAAAAGGAAGAGCTGATGTATCTTTGATAATTTCAAAAATTTTATTTGTAATATTAGTTATAAAATTATCACCTTCTTTATAACCATAAGTTCTATTATATTCATGTAAACCATCTAAATCTATCAAATAAACATAATAAGATTTATTTGGATGAAAATCCCATTCAATATTTTGTATGTAATTTAAAGTATCTTCTAATTTATAACGATTTCCAAATCCTGTTAATCTGTCATGTTTTAATTTATAAATTTCTTTTTTGAGTTGATCTATTTCATTTTGAAGCTGTTGAACTGTTCTTCGACAATCCATCATTCAAGAACCTTTTATTATAAAGATTAATTTCATCTTCATAATTTTTAATAACTAATTGTAAACTTTTTATATAATGAACTAGTTTTAAAAAGCTATCTTTTTTTATACATCCATTCCATTCTTTAATACATACTTTATTATCTTTGTTATAAGCTGTTAAAATTAATTTAGGTGGCTTTTCAAATGTTTTAAGTTTTGGACATTTCTTTTCAATGTATTTATATTTTGTGATGGCGATTGTCTTTTGAGAACAACCTACAAAAAAAGAAGAAAATGATATGAAAAACATTACAAGAAAGCATGTGTATAATATTCGAAATTTTTCTTGATTTCTTGGACCTTTCATAATTCTACCTTGTATTCTACATTATCTGTTAAATTAATTACTTTATCAGCTATTTCTTTTTCAGATTTAGAAACTTTTTTAATATTTTCAAGTTCTTTTTCTTTGACATTTTCTTCAAATTCTTTTATATTTATTTCATTTTTATATTGTTTTTCTTTGACTTCAAGTTCAGAATCTTTTGCAGATAATTGTTCATCTTTAATATGAAGTTCATTTTGTTGTTTTTCTATTTTGTTTTCTTGTAATTTATTTTTTATAAAAAGTATCCCAGCAATTAATCCTAAAATCCCTGTTAAAAACTCCCAAATTTTACTAAATATATTCATTTTTTATTTCCTTATGAAGGAATTACTGAATCTACACATTCAATTGAATTACAATTTAAAATAGCATCTTTTACTTTACGAGCTTGATGATATATTTTACCTACTTCATTACTTGCTTTCAAAGTTAAATCTTTAACATCTTCTGGTGTTAATGTAATTGTATTATTGTTTGCATCAATTATGAATAAATTATCAACTTGTCCTATTAAAACTGAAATAGCCAATGCCATCATTGTTGATTTATAATCTTCTGTTAAAATAAAATGATATGTTTTATTTGTTGAAGGCTGAACCCAATCAAATCCTTGTGCTATTAAATCATTACGTCTTTTATTGATTATATCTATTAAAACTTCTTTATATCTTTGTAAAGTTCTTTCATCATCTATAATTATATTTCCATTTTCATCTAACTTATAAAAATAATCTATATCTTGTTTGTTAGGATATTTAGGAAGAGTATCTTCATCAACATAAATATATTTTATTTTATCAGTTGAATTTTCTTTTACAAATTTTTCTTCATCGTGCACTTCTATTTCAACTTTATATAATAAATTATCTTTTATTCTGAAAATCATTGTTTATCCTTACAAATATTTTAACATTTCATTGTATAATAATTTTATTTCATTTTCAGTGCATTCTTTTTCAAAAAATCTTAATTCTTCTATGTTTCCTTTATACCAATCATTTATTGATGTTTTACTATCTCTATCTGCTGCAACTAACATTGGTAATTTAACTTTAGTTAAATCTGTTTTCAATTTAGTAGAGACAACAAGTTTACCATTTACATAAAATCTTCCATCAGTTGTAAATGCTAAATGTGTCCATTTACCCCATTCAACAGGAACACCATAAAAATCTTTATTATTTTGTATTACATACCATTTTTTTGAATTATTATGAACCCAAATTGAAAAATAATTATCTCCATTTTGAGATAAATGAAATAAACATCCATAAGAGCCATATGGTTGTTCAGGTTTTGCCCACAAAGATACAGTTCCTTGTGGTTTATCAAATTTTATATCTGTATAACAGTAATTTTTGTTAACAAATGAGGCACATTTTCCAACAATTCCTGGCTCATATTTCATGTCTTGAACAGATTTAAGATTATAAAGTCCTCCACTATCAGCTATACTTCCATTGAATTCATAAAGAAATTTAGCAGTTCCATCTCTAAAGAAATCAACTATTCTTGTTGTATCTGCACAAATTATTGTATCTTTGTTGGAAATCCAAACATATTTATTTTCTATTAATTTATTTTGTAATGTAAATATTTCATTTGTTTTATAGTTATACCAAGTAACTCCAGGAACTTCATATCCATTTTCAGGAGATGGATTTTTATCAGATACTATATCATATAATAAAGGTTTAATATTTTGAAGAAAAGTTAAATATCCTTTTTTAATTGCTGTTGCTGCTGCCCAGTTTGATGGAATATTTTTTTCTACTCTGTAAATTTCCCAATTATCTTGTGACTGGATTGCTATTTTATCTCCCACAGAAAACTTATCTAATCCGGTCACAAATCTATTATCTAAAATCTTTTTAACCATTTATTATCCTTAATCAATGTAATTGATTTTATATGTTCCAGAATTATTAAATTTAATACTTAAATTATTTTCTGTGAATCTTATATCATGAGTTTCAGTATCATCTTTGTAATAATTTTTTGTATTAACTATAGCACCTATATAATTTAATCTTTTATCTTGATCTATCTCATGATAATCAAAAGTAATTGCAAAAAATAAATAATCAGGAGATTTTTCTTCAAAGAAATTATTCCATTCAGTTTCACCTAAATTCAAATATTCTTTTAAATCAATACCATTATTTTTTACCCAATCAATATCATTTTTTTCATAAATATTTAAAATTTTTGTTCCAACTAATTGCCATTTATTATATGTTGTATCCCATTTATACCAATTTTTATTATCACGAGAAATTAATGTATAAAATGCTGGTTCAGAAATTGTCCAATTAACATTAATTTCATCAGCTATTAATTTTTTTATTTTTGTAAAATCTTTTAAATTGAATGGCGTCCTTTGAATTATTAATCTTGGATAAGGTAAAAATTTTATATTCATATCTAATTCAGAAATAGATGATTCACAATAAAATAATATATTAGGGTTATTTGTAAGTTTTTCAATATTAGTTTTTGATATCAACAAAGGTGCTTTTATTCCAAAGTTTATAAAATCATTAGACGTTAAATCATTTTTTGTTTTGTTTAAATTTTTCCAAAGATTTCCATCCCATGTATAAACATTATTGTCTTCTGGATTTTCTACCAAAATATATACAGTGCTGTTGATGATATTTAAACCTTGATCAACACTTGTTATCCATCCATCTGGTAATTTTATAGTAACAATAAAATCAACAAAATTTTCAATGTTACCTGTTTTTGAATCATCAACTTGAATTAACAATGATTTATCATTTTGAGAAATTATTTTAATTTCTGGCATTTTTTCATGTGATTTTGTAATTGCAATAAATCCTATATGATCGACAATACCAGTTGAATCTGTATCACCTCCAAAACCTACCCATTGATTAGTAGTTTGTGAAGGTGAACCAGAAATTTTGACTTTTTCATCAGTCCACCAACAATGTTCTACAGAAAAACCATTTGCATTAAGATTTAGATCATACATAAAATATTCAGGAAATAAATCGGGCATTTTTGTTGAACCAGGGATGGTTCCTGATGTGTTTCCAATTCTATAAGCACATGCATCACTGTTGTTATCAGTTGAAGGAATAAATTCTATAGAATTTCCATAAAGAATATATGGTCCTGTTTTTCCACAATTTGTAGCTTCAGTATATGGTTCTTGATTTCCAGCTAAAAGAACTCTTATAGGTAAATTAAATGTTGTTTTAGATCTAATTGCTGAATAATAGCAAGAACCATTACAACACGATCCAGAGTCACCCCAAGTATTAAAATTACTATCACTAATACTGTATGATGCTTTGTATTTACTTGGATCCCATTTAGTTGTATCTAAAGATTCACCATTAAAATCATCAAAAAAATCCCAAAAAGTATCTGGATTTTCTGGAATTTGACTATCATCTTTATTAACTGTCCAAATAACTTTACTTCCTGCTGGTTGTGTAATTTTAAAATGTAAATAAAAATTATTATTAGCTTTATTTATCCAATACGGTCTTCCCATTTATTCCCCTTAATATACAATAGCACCAATATTTTTAATATCTTGAAAATCGTTAGTATTGAAAGATTTTTCAAAAAATACTGTTCCATTAGAAGTGGTATTTTGTGTAGTTTTATAAAATTTATTTAACTTTAAATGCATCTGGCCATCTTGTAATACCCATTCGTCATCATAAATCCAAATTGTTTCTGTTTTATTAAAATCTGTAAAAATAACATTTACATTATATTCCGCATCTTGTTTTTTCAAAATAAAAACATGTCTATCAAATAATGTATTTTTATTTTGAAAAGGAATAATTAAAATATCACCTGAATTTACTGTAGTTTCTATTTGCTTATAAACAACATTACCAATATCTTTTATTAATCCATTTTCTTTATCTTGTTGTAAATTACCTGTCGCTGAAAAATTATTTAGAGCAACATAAAATTTTGTTTTAGTTTCATCAGTAATTAATTCATTTTGTTTAAAAGATACACCTGCTGAATATGTTTTTAAAATTGGTTCAACATCACCAGCTCTAACTTCAACAGCCCATCCATTATCAATAGCTGTTTGAATAGTTGTATTATGATCTATATTTTTTAGATTTTTTATTTTGTAAAAATTAATTTTTCCATCAATTATAACAGCAAAATGTTCTCCATCCATTAATTTATCTATTCCAGTGTTTGATAGAGATTCAAATAATAAAGTGCTTGTTATTTTCTTCATTTTATTCCTTTTGCAGTCACTCGTTTAAATTTACCTTAGTAAACTTAAACGAGCAACTGCATCAAGTTGCCCTAACCTGACAACTGTTTTAAGTTGTCTTAAACGGTCAACTGCTATAAGTTGACCTATCGAGGTCACTTTGTTGTGACCTCTGTAGATCAACTTTAATAAATAATTTTTAATGTTTCATAAACACCAACGTAATTTTCAGTTGTTCCCCATCCTGTGCTAATAGTAAAAATATTAAAATAACGTTTTCGTATTTTATAAGGCATAAATGGTGAATAATATGTATTTCCTGCTTCATCTAGAAATCTAAATCTCACAAAATAATTTGTTCTCCATTTTAATGATCCAGAATTATTTCCAAAGAAAACTCTATTTTTGTTAGTTCTATATGCTGGAACTAAATGTCCAGATAGTTGTTTAGGTGGTCTGTTATATATAGATGTTTTATTGTTAACAGATTGAGCTGGATTTTCTCTCCAAATTTCTATGTCAAAATCTAAAGATGTATTGTATTCAAAAGCTGGTAAATAAAATGTATTAAAAAATCTTTTTCTTATAATATGTTTTTTACTAAAATTATTTACATTAGTATACTCACATTCATATGTTACTAAATCCACCTGTTTTACATCAGATAAATAGTATTTTTGTCCATCAACATCAATGTATTTTGTTATCATTTTAGGTCTTACATTATCTAAAACTGTTCCATCATATTTAGTAGCTAATAATCTTCCATCAAAGAAAACTTCTGGTAAATAATATTCATCATATTCTAATGCAAAAATATCATTATTATTTTTAGTATAACCTATAAGTTTAACTTTTGTTGTATAATTTAAAGGTAATTGAGACGATGGCATATCTGGAAATGAAGTCCATTCCCAATCAGTTCCATAAGTTAAAAGAACACCATTTTTATACAATCTAACTTTACTTTCATCTTTCAAAAAGTAAAATCCAAAATCAAGAGTTTGTGATACTTCTACGTATTTGCTACCTTTTCTATAACCTTTTTTAACTTCTTTTCTTGGAATTTGTTTATCATAAGCAAATGCCACACCATCATTATTCGTGGCATTAATAGACATTATTTGTGTTATATCATCAAAAATTGAAACATCTTTAAAATAATCTGCTTTTAATCTAGTATTATCATGAATGTGTAAAAATTTTTTATTCAAAGAAACTTTTATGTTTGGTTTATCAAATTTTTCCCCAATAACAAAATTTAATGAATTTTCAGTAGAATAAGGGTTTCCTATCCAAAGAGTTTTATCAGAATAAACTAATCCACAATTTTGATATTCAGATACATAAAAATTTTGACCTAAATGACTTATGTATGTATTATCTGTATATGGTGTATTTGATGTTGTTGCTACTATTCTGCTACCAGCATAATTATCAGTAGAATTTGTGTTTTCTAAATTAATTTGTGTAATACCATAATCGTCATTTTTAATTTTTATAATTTGAGCATTTGATTGAATTTCTTTGTCTTTAGTAATTTTCCAATAATATTTTGTAGATGTATTGTCTCCATTATCATGATTAGCATATAAATATGATTCATTGTTAGTAATTTTTAAACCTGTTCCTTCAAATAAATTATTTCCTTGGACATAAGCATTTATAAATTTATTACCAAAATCAATTGTAAAATCATTTGAATCAGTTCCATTGTTTACAAATGATAATTTATAATTAGTTGTTAAATTAATAGTTGTATTTTCAGATAATGTTCCACCTAATTTTACTGTTCCTGAATTCTCTGTTAAACCATTAGTAAAATTATAATTTTTTGATTTTCCAGTAACATTATCAAATAAAATATCGTCTGTTCCAATTTTAGCCGGTTTTCTAATTTGCCAAATAGTATTTTTGTTGTTGTTACCTTCACCAACAGCTACAAGATAATATGAAATGTCTATTCCATTAGGAAAATCTGGATGTCTTTCTAATGCTTTATCTTTGTATAAATATATTCCATTCTCTTTTGGATTTGTTTGACCTGCTAAAAAGATAACATCGCCTTCTTGTGTTTCAATACCATCTATAATATAAGGACCATTTTGAATACCAATATCATAATTTGTATCAGCTTTTAATCTTACTCTAATTGTTCCAGCTCTAGTATTCACGAAACTGTAAGGAACAATTTCACCCCTTTTAGATAATCTGTTTTCAGAATAAAAATCATCAGGATTTTGTAAATAAAAATTTGTAGCACTTCCAACATACAAAGCAAAATAATCTTTTGTCAAATAACCAGTTAATTGTTTATTTTTATTATTTGGATCTACGTATTGAAAACCTGATATGCCATTCCCAAAAGACCAATCAGCGTTTGGTTGAGTAGAACTTGGATGATGAATTATTAATTGTTTATCTTGTGTATTAATAATAGTATCTTTAGTTAAATTTCCACCTAATTGAATAGTATCATCATTAATTTCAATACCATTATTAGCTGATAAATTTGATTCAAATTTTGCTTCTTGCCAATTAGTATTGTCTGATAAATCTCCATTACCTGAATCTATCAATTGATAGAATTTACCATCTTCTTTTAAATAAACTAACATACCCCATTTTCTTTTTAATTGAGGTATGTTATCTCTTTCAATAGAATTTTCTACAGTAACATATCCACCTATTAAATTCTTATCTTCAAGTAATCCAAAATTTCCTCCAGGTTCAAAAGTTCCTGTAATTTTTATTCCCATTATTCCCTCGCTTATGTAATTTATAGAATATTTTAAATCATATAAATATTTAACAAATAAATACGTTATCAGAACTTATTAGAGCTTATCAGATGTGCTCTATTCATCGAATTTTATTTTAAAATATAAATTATAATCAAATAATTAAACATTCACCAGAGTCCTCCAGAGAGGAAAATAAATTGTATATCATACTTATGATATTTTTGAATGTAAATCAGATGTTTGTTTGTATGTTGTTCTGTATACTTTATAAGAAAGAGTTACACCAAAACTATTTGTAATATTTATATTATCTAATTGTGTATAATCAACTCCAAATCCTGTATCTTTATCTTTCCATTCAGAAATACTTCCAAAACTATCTGGAAATAAAATATAATAATATTCTTCTTTACCACTATTTATATAATTGTAATCACCTGAAAAATCAGATTTTAGTTGAGATGAAAAATTGTTTTTAACTTCATTTTCATTAACTACAGAATTTACAGAATTACCCCAATAAACTCTTGCTCTCCAATAAACAGTGAAATTTCTACTAAATGTTTGATTTTTTGTATTTTTTGCTTCAATTTTCCAAGTATAAGAACTATTAGGTGTTGTTTTAACTTTGTCCAAACCTATATCTAAATCTTCAGTTCCATCATTTGCTAAGTTTTCGCCTAAAACAGTTGATGCATTTACATCAGTTATTTTTATTGTATTATCAATTATATTTTCTTGATGACTAGTTGTCCATTTGAAAGTTCTGATGCCACCAGTAATTTTATCACCAACTTCTAAAATTGTTGGTTGTAAATCTATATAAAATGAATTAAATTTTGGATATTCATAAGGATATAATATCATATTTAGAACTTCACAAGGCGTTAAACCACTAATAACTGTTCCAGATTCAAGTCCACCATGATTTGTTGGAACAGGATCACTTTTATCCATTACACAACTTCCTGTTCCTCCACCAGATGTATTTGAACCCTTAAATTTGAAAAAATAATAAGGATTTGTTATCATAAAATCTCCTTAATAACCTACAGCCATAGGTATTAATGTAATTTTAGCATCTCCTGGAGAATTTATTGTTCCACCACTAAATTTGCAATTTACTCTTAGTAATTCTTCATTTTCAGCAATTGGAATCATAATTCTATATTTACCAGATTTTGAAAAAACTTTTTTATAATTTTTAACTGTTTCAGGTGTATCTTCATATTGCATTGGATACCAATCATCTAATCTTTTTTCATAAACATCAAATGTTAATATTAAATTAATCTCATCACCTTTTATATAATTTACATAAATAACAATTGTTGATTTTGATGGAACAGAACCTTTTGCTGAAGTATCTCCTTCATCAAGTAAATTATTTTTAAAATCATATATTCTTATCATTTTCTTTTTCCTTTGAAAAAATTGAAAAAGTTAAAATTTTTAAGTTTATTAAATTTGTTATTATAAATATAATTTTTTATTTCTATTGTTTTAACATCAATTTTGTTTTTTATCAAATTTAGTTCGTTTAAAAAAATAGTTTTTAATTCATTTATTCTAATAAATGTTTGATTAGAAAAAAAATCAATTTTATATAATAAAGAATTTATTTTTTCATCTTGTTTTTCAAAATGTTGTTTTAAGTTTTTATTTTCATCAAATATTTTTTTCAAAAAATTATATTGATAATCTAGTTTGGAAAAAATTTCATTTTTAAAATCAAGTAATTTTTTAATTAAATTATTTTGTTCAATGTTTATTGAAATTATTTTCAAAAAATTAATTTCTATTCGTGAAAATAATTTTTTTATTTCTTCAAAATGATTTTTGGAATTTTCTATTAACATATTTACTAACACATTATTTTTATTTATTTTTTCAATGATTTCATTATCTTTTTTGAATAATATGTTAATTGTTTCATTTTTTGAATTTTCTATTGATTTCTCAATTTTTTCTACATTTTCTTCTAGTTTTTTAATTTTTTCAATTTTTCTAAATAGAACTTTAAAATTTGTGTTTATACTCTCATTTAATGATAAAAATTGTTCTTTAAGTTGAGAAACATCATTTTTTATTAATTCATGAGATTTTTCAATAAAAGCTAACTTTTCTTTGAGAATTTGTTGATTTTTTTCAAGTTCTTTGAATTTGTCTAATTTTTCTATTTTTCTAAGAATTTCTGTATTTTTTAATTCATTTGCAAGATTTTTTTCAATTTTGTTTAAATTATCATCAATTTTATTAATTTCTATTTTTAATTCATTTATTTTTGATAAAAATAAGTTTTCGGAGAGATTTTTGTAATTTTTATTATTTTCATCGTTTTTTATAAATTTTTCATCATTTTTTTCATTTGATGGATTTTTATCAATTTTCATTGTTTTAATCATTTATTTCCTTTAAGACAAAATCTGTGGTTTTTTATAATAAATTACTGCAACTCTGATATCTATATCTCCAATGTTTGTTGAATCACCATTAGGAACAATATTTATTCTTACTTTCTTTTCATTTTCTTTAACTTCTAAAGGTATTCTATATTTTCCAACTAAAAGGTCTCTATTATACGTAATAATTTGAGAACCATCATCATATTGAATTGGATAAAAGTCATCAAGTTTTTCATCAAATACGTCAAAAGATATATTAAAACTGTTTTCTGTTCCTTTGTTTTTATAATTTATGTAAATAATTAATTCTCTATGATGAGATTCAAACTCTTGTGATGCCCTTGAAGAATATTCACCAACTAATTCACCAACATTATTATAAAACTTTATCATTTTAATCCTTTATAAATCCTTTTATTTATTTAATTTTTAAAAGAATTTATAAAGAACAAAGTCTCTTGAAAGAGACTTATTGTCCAAATTTTTTAAATGGATTTATTAAAAATGTAAATGTATAACTGATATGCTTTCCTATTACATCTGGTCCAACGTTCCAATTTTTCCAACCAATATTACATTTTAAACCATAATTTGTAAATGGATACTTCCATCTAAGTCTATACATAGGATACATTTTATTATTTTCATCATAAACTTCTGTATATTCAAATCCTGTTTTATCAATTTTACTGTCTAAACAATTTTCATAATCATTATTGAATTTTTTTGTAGAACATTTTGAGTTTTTAAAAGCTTTTCTAAATCCTATATGTTTAATTACTATTCCATCAAAACCAAGTTTTAATCCAAGATTATGAACAGGATTTCTTAGAACAGTCCATCTAAATCTTGTCCAAAAATTTCTTTCTCCATTAACATGTGAACGTAAGTAATAAATATCTCCATCTATTCCATCATCTTTATTACCATAAATAGCATCTATCCATTTATCTTTAAATTTGTGATTAGGACGAGATGTTTCATTTCTTGGATTGTAATTTTCAATTCTGTTTAATAATAATGTTATTCCAACAATAAATGGAGAAAAAATAATAGCTATTAATTGAATAGAAAAAGTTAATAATATTCTAATGATATTTTTTATATGTTTCATTTATTACTCCCATGTAATAGATTCAATTTCTTCAATAGTTTTTGCATTATCAAGTTGTTTTCTAAGTTCATTGTATTTGATAAATATTTCAGTTTGTGCTTGTCCAGCTCTTTGTAAAGCTTCTTTGAGTTCTGGTTTTGTTAATTCAATGATCTCATTATTATAATCAATCCAGCTAATAATTGTTGTATCATCTGGTAACCCATTAATAGCTCTGTTCATCCTATCTTGTGATTTTTCATCGCCATTAAGTTCTTTTCTGTTATTTAATGTAATTTTTATAGCTGCTGTTAATTTTTTTCTAGTTGATTTGAGAAAAGCTAGTTTACTAGTTTTGGCTTGTTTGAATAACTCTTGTTTTTGTAATTCACTAAATTCTTGCGGTGGATTGTTTTTATCATATTCTATAAAACCTTCAGGAACACTATACCCTGTCCCTTTAATTAATCTATTGTTTTCTATTTTATAAAAATATTTTAGTTTCATTATTTTCCTCCTATAACTATAACAGAAAATTTTTCGTCAAAATAGCTACTATCGCTATGTATATACACAGAAAAACTATCTATTTGATTAAATTGCCAACCAGTGTTAATTTCCCAGTGAGAACCCGGGGCAAACACAGTAACAGCAACAGCATAGTTATTATTGTTTAAACTATTTTTAAAATGAATATCATACTGCCCAACGTCAAGTTTAACTACACTATTTATATTATAACTTTCTAAAATTGTTCCATCCTTGTCAATAACAGCCCAAGCAGTAACTTGATTCTTAATCCAACTATCATCTTTCTTAATAATTTCTGTTCCAGTTGTTTTAACTAATTCACCTACTATATTCTCTACTTTGTCTGCAACTGTTTGATCTAATACATTTGTTAAATCTTTCTCAGCTTTCCTATTCTCTAAATCTAGTGTTGACGGTTGATATGGACCACCAACACCAACTTTTTTGATAGTGTTACCTTCTTTGATTAATCCAGGCATTGTTATTCTCCTTTATCTTCTTTATAAATTAATTGACCATTATCTAAATCTATAACAGAATTTTTAAGTTTTTCAATATCAGTCTCGTTATTTATCTGAGTTTCAATAGACCATTTATTTTTGTATAATTGTTGTCCAGCTTGAATTATTTCTTTTTTCATTTCTACAAGTTGTGTTTTAGTAACTGTTGTAAAACTATTATCAGCTAATCTAAATTCTACAGTATCTGTATCATTTTCTAAAATATCTAGTAAACCATTTATGTTAGTTAAAGCAACAATTCCAGCATCTATATCTTTATCAATTGTTTTACTATGTATTACTGATTTTGTTTTTCTTTTTTCAAATTCTGTTTTTAAAATTTTTAAAAGTTTATTTTTAAAATATTCTAATCTTTCTTTTTCTGTAAAGGCTGGTTCAGGAGTATTACCTTCTTCTAGCCATTTTTTGATTTCTTGATAATGTCTGTTACCTGTTTCTAATGGAACAAAAATTCCATCAAGATAATAACCTTTAAGTTCATTTGTTTCAATGTCTCTTATTTCTTTTACTTTCATGTTTTCCCCTTTTTTTTATAATTCAGCATCTAATTCTACAGTCACTGTTCCCATTGCGTCATTTGTAGATTTAGGAAAAAAGTTGCTATTACCAATAAGTGTATGTGTTTTGTTGGGTAAATAAAATTTAGTAAAACTTGTTATTATTTCAATTGGAATATCTTTTTTATCTTCATTGTCATAAGAGTAATAACTCATTCTTCCTATTGCACCAGTTTCTGGAGAAATTAATTTTATTGATGGTGTAATTCTTTTTTCTTTATATGAAATTACGCCAAATGTATCATCTGGTCCTACAGATTTCAAAATAGTTGTTGTAAATTTTTCATAATATCTTTTACATCTTTCTAATTGAACATCGTATGGGACATATTCAAAACCAGTAGCTACAGATCCTTCTTCTAATTGAATATCTTTCAAATAAATTGTTGGTGTTGAAGTATCAGGAACTATATGTCTAATAACTATCTCTAACCAAGAATTTTCTGGCTCATAAGTTGGATTACCATCTTCTTCAAATGTTGGCACTTTAAAACTTATTTCATAACGGTTAAACTCAGTATTTGTAAAAAAATTATTCAAATATATTATTTTGGACGCAGTTTTTAATTCACTGTCTGAACTATTATATTTTCTTGTTATCCAAATTTCTAAATCTTTACCATTTCCATCAGATTTATAGTCAAAAGACAGTGTTAATTCTTTACCAGAATATAAATGTAAAAATTCCAATCTCTGTCTATAATCAACATATGCATGAACACTCTCACTACCATCATTATAATTGTTAGTCATTTTTATTTTTAAACTAGCACTGTAATTATTTTCCACATGTTTACTGTATGTAGCGGCACAACCAAAAATTTGTGCAATAGCCCTATCTGCTGTATATTCTTTTTCTAATGGAACATCTTTAGATTTGGTATCAAAAGAAAAGCTTTCTCCTCTCTGCCAAATACTAAAATCACCATTAATAATTTTATTTTTAAAATTACATTGTGTATCAGGGTAATTTGATATTACCGTAATTTTATCAGACATTAAACATCCTTTTTGTCAAATTATATTCTCAAATCTTCTATAACTTTCAAAAGTTCATCAAATGTTTTACACATATTAATTTTTTCTTCAATTTCATTACTTTTCTCTCTTATAACTTTTCTTTGTGATAAAATATCTGCATATTTTTCTTTTGTTGATGTAACATCACCTCCCTCAATTTGAATTTCAGATATTTTTGAAATAACCCAATCTGTTTTTTTAAGCTGTCTTTCTGCATCCCATTTAACCGTATCTATGGCTACTTTTCTTAATTCTTCTAAATCTGTAGGAATATTCCAAATTTTATTTCCTTTTTCATTTATAAAAAAAGGATCTATATTTGAATAAACTAAATCACCAATTTTTATTTGTTTAATCATTTATTTATCCTTATGAACTAAAATTTATATTTGAAAGTAAATTAATAGGATTTCCACTTCCTGAATCTCTAACAATACCATAAAGTAAATCTGAATAAGATAATGATGATCCATCTCGTTTAGTTCCTAGAAAATAATGTGTGAGTGAAACTCTAAAAGTTCCTGCATCTAATCCAATTAAAAAGCTATCTCTGTTTTTTCCATTGAATAAAACACTATATTCTTCGTTATAATGATCATTTTTATAATAATGAATTAAATCATATATTTGTCTATCTGAAGCTTTTACAAATGGTGTATCTCCAATTTTTACTGTGCATTCTTCCAAAGTTATTTGTCCACCTGTTGTTCCTCCCCATCTTAAAAAAAATCCAACTCTATGCGAAATAGGTAATGAATTATCAACAAAATCACCTGTTTGAAATGTTACATACCATGCATAAAATGCTGCATTTTGTAAAATTATTCCATTTGTAGCATTATAGTCTTTACCATGATAATTGTATACATAACATCTATTTCTAATTACTGGCTTAGCTGTTGTATCAGTTTCATTACCAAATATTCTAATAAGTTTATTTTTCACATAAATATCATTATCAATTACAAAATCTTCACTACCTCTTAAAATAATTTTACCATATCCACCAACAGGGATACTATTAATAGCTTTTTCAATAGTTTTAAATGGTTTATCTTTACTACCATCATTGGTATCATCACCATTCCCAGCGTCTACATAAAATATTTTTTCTAAATTTTCAGCGAAAGGTAATCCTCTAATTAAATCTGCATCTATTCCACTTCCAGCTCCATCTATTTCTTTTACTTGATTTCTGAAGAAATCACTAAATTTTGCCATTATACAACCCTCCAGTCATTATGCAATGCATTGTAAATAAATTTATATTCTTTATTTTCTAAATCTAAAACAATATTTGTATCACCCATAATTGTTTCACTTCCACCAGGTTTCACTGTTAAATTATTTGTATTAAAAGTTCCTTTTACATCATTAATATAAATAGTATCACCATTCTTTGGACTTGCAGGTAAAGTAACAGTAAATGAACCACCACTCGTATCAGCAAATATATAATCACCGTTAACAGCATTATAATCAGAATTTTTATCTCTATAATTAAACTGTAATACTAAAGCATTTGCTATATGATTTTGATCAATAAATACATATCCATAATATTGTTTAAATTCTATAATATCATTTTTATTTAAGTCAATTAACCATTTAATATGTGTATTATCTTCTTCTGAAAAATGTTCACCATTGATTAACTTTACTCCATTCCTATAAACTTCAAGTGATTTTCCATCAGGATTGTAAACTCTGTCATGTGGTAATTCATAAACAGTTCCAGCAGGTATATCAGAAGTCAAAGTTACAAATTCATCAAATGCTACAACATTTGTCCCTTGAAATCCCTGCAAGTCAAAAAGAACACCATAACCATAAACAATTGTTTCATCAGATAATGAAGTAAATTTAATTCTGAAATCTGATGTTTTAGAATCCAAATAAATTCTATACGGTTCATCTACTTTTATCCATGTTGTTCCACCATCTACACTATATTCTATTTTATATTTAGAAGTATCTTGAGGCGTATTTACAAATATTTCGAATGCTGAATAACTTCCACCATCAAGTATAATATTACCTGTTTCAAAATACTGATCAGTATTATAAACAAATCTTTTATTAACAGAATCATAAGTTCCATTGTTAAAAACTAATGATGGTTCAGGATTAATAGAATTAAATACAGAATAAGTTTCTTGAGCAAAATCACTTGATGCTAAAAGAATTTCATAAATAGATGCATCATCACCACCTAAGCCACCTATAGGAACAACTTCTTCAGAACCATTGACAGGATTTAATCTTTTTGTGTAAATAGTTTGATCAGCTAAATTTACAGCTAACTCTCCAACTTCAAGTTCATTTTTGTCAGGTATTAATCCTGGTGTATTACTTCTTTTTATCAAAAATTTTATAGCCATTCAAGTCTCCTTATTTACCTGTAAAAGTGCCAGCATCTAATGTGTCTATAAAAATTAAACCATCTTCTGTGTCATTTACTATTACAAGTTTTCCCGCATGACCAGAATAACTTGAAGGTGTATCCTCAATTTCAATAAATTTTTCTATATTAACTTTAAACCATAAAGGATTTTCAGGATCATTACTTCTTTGTACGTATAATCTTAATTCTTTTGTATTTAACCAATGTGTTCCCGGATTATAACCTGTATCACTAGAAGTAGGATCAGTTTCAGATAATTTTAAAGAACCACCTACACCATTCCAAACTTTCCACCAGTTTGTATCTGATAATTCATGACCTTTGTTATTATCTTTTAAAGATTTGTATAAAGTATCAGAATTAGGATCTTTTACTATATCACCTTTAGAATAAACTTTGTTTTTATCATATATTTCAGGATTTCCTAAAAGAGCATTTATATTTCCCCAATTTAATTCAACTCTATCTCTTAATTTTAAAACATTTTCTTGTATTTGTATTAAAGGTCTATTAGTGACTGGAGCATTTATTTTTTCACCATCTATAATATATTGAGGAACAACGTATGGTAAATTTATTTGTGGCATTATTTCTCCTTAAAAACTTAATATGTAGTCTATTTCAATTCGTGTTTCATTGTCTTTGATAATTGGTTTAACTTTTCGTGTCCAAATATTATCATTTTTATCAGCTAATCCAAATTCACACCAAAGTTTCCTGTTAAAATCGGGATTAGTGTTATCATTAGCTTCATTTTCTGTTATTACAAAAGAAAATTTAATTGCCGGATAACCATTTTCATCTGTTATTTTAATTTTTGATTTGTATTCTTTACTGAAAAATGTATTGATTAAATCAGTATCTGAAGCTTTAGGTTGTTCTAAATTTGAACAATCACTTGATAAAGTTTTATTCATATCACCAATTTTTAATTTGGTGATTAAATTATCTGTGTCACCAAATGCAAGATTTCTTACAAATTCTCTTGATTGAATAACAACTATATTTTCATCAGAAAATTGATCTACTAATTTTCCTTTTTTATAAATACGAAAAATTAATGTTCCTTTCATATCAATAGAAAAATTTTTTTCGTCTTTTATTTGCATTTATACCTCCAATGTTTCTGTATAAGTGAATGTTTCATCACCATAATGAATATCTAAATCAATATTGTAAAAAGTATTTTTAACTGGATCACCATAAACTAAATCATTACGTCCATAAACTAAATTGAAAGTTCTTGTTATGCTTATAGTAGCTTTGTCATTCATTTCTAAAGGACCATATCCATATGTTAATCCACTTCCATATGTTAAATCGCTACCATAAGCTAATAAAGAATAATCTTTAACATTTTGTGTTAATAAAGCTTTAAAAGTAGTATATAAAGTATAATTATATCTGTCAATAAATAGAAGTCTTATTTTCATATATTGTAGAGCTGTGCAAAAATATAATCTGTTTTCCAAGATTTTCTTTAGAACTTCTTTAGTTTTGGTCAAATCTACAATACCTTCTAATTTATCTACATTAATATTAGCTTCTGCTCCTATGTTACAATCTTTTAATCCTCCAATATTTTCACCGTAATGATAATCATTTCCATAAAATAAATTTTCTTGTCCATAAAAAATTGTTGTTCCATCTGATTCTATTATAGATAAATCTATTCCAGCGATCTTAGTTAGATATAACAAATCTGTTAAAGTTCCTTTAAATGTAAATAACGATTTTAAAAATTCTATTGATATTTTTTCTGTTTTTATACCAGGTAATGTATTTATAATTTGTTCTAAATCTAATTGTTTTAATGTTTCATCTAAATCTTCGCCTATAATAGAAGGTTTTTTATACAAAAATTTAGATAATAATGCTGCAGTTGTATTTGTTAAATTAGGATTTATATTTTCTAGTAACTCTTTTTCTGCATCTGTATCTTTTAAAATATCTTTAAATTGTTCAGGAACCAATTTAAAAATGTCATCATTCTGTGGCAAAGGCATTTTAATCTCCTGGTTCTAAATACTCAATTTCCAAATTAAATTTATAATATGTATCCGGTTTAGCTTTTAAATTAAATGTGTCTTGATTAGGCAATACATAATCAATAGGCTGAATAATGTTATTATTTTCATCTAAAATTGTTATTTGTGCAATTTTTGATAACATTTCACCATAATAAAAAGGTTTATTTAAAACAAGTTCATATTCATTAATAATTTTCCTTATTTTATCTGTTACAACAGATTGATAATTAGGATTAACTAAGCTAATTTTTAATTTTATTGTATAATCTTCTTTTTTAGCTGGTTGTAAAATAATTTGTGTTCCAACAAGTTTATATTGTTTTATATATTTTGATAATTCTAATTGTTCGCTTCCTGAAAGCATTATAGGCTCATCAATTACATTATATTTAATATAATAACAATTCAAAGAACAACATGGAGCTTTAACAAATGGTTGTATCACAGAATTAACTAAATTATCTGAAACTTCAATTTTAAATTCACAAACATCAGTGTTATTTTGTTTAATTTCTATAAATTCTGGTTTTAATTCTATCATTATGTTAGAATCATTTTTTAAAGTTTCATATAATTTATTTAAAACACTTTCATAAGTGTCACTTTCATCACTTTTGACAGTATAAGTATTATTTTGAATAGTAATAGTATATGTTTGATTAGTTATTTTATCATCTTGTGGATATAAATTTGAAATATATGGCTTAGATTTTATTTTTTCTACCGCACAATCTTTGATTAATTCATGTGCCTTTATAATATATTCATGATCTTCTTTTGTTACCATTCTTCTCAAAGAGCTAAAATATAATGGAGCTAAAAATCTAACTTTTTCAATATTATCTCCATTAGTTCCAAATGTAGATATTTCTATTGGTATAACTCTTTCATCTAATTGTAAATCTTGTAATTTTACATCTAATTTTCCATCTGTTTCTACCCAAGTATATTTTAATGTATCATTTTCTAATAAATCCAATCCATAATAATTTTGTTTATCCATAACAAAAAGATTTAAAGATGTAAAATCAATTGATAAATCAACTGGTTTTCTAAAAATAACATAATCTTCTATATTATGGCTTATGTCTTTTTGAATATTATTAACATACAAATGAACAGCATTGTTGTCTATTGATTTTAAAAAGAAAGGTTTTAATTCTTTGACAATATATTCTGATGTTACTTTTTCTTCAAAAGAATTAAATTTACCTATATATAAATCAAATTCATCACCTGCTTCGTATTTTTTTGTTGGACCAAAATAGAAAATATCATAATCTCCGTATGAACCAAATTTTTCACCATCACCAAGTAATAATGTTTTTTCTGTTTGAAGTTTAACTTTAACACGTGGAGCTGTAAATCTGTTTAATCTATAACCTAATAAACGTGCTAATCTAATAATAGAACTATCTAATTGAGCTTCTTGAATATAATTTTCATTTCTCCAAGCTCTATATTTGTATGTTTCATATGTTCCAAAAGAAGCTATTAGATTTAGTAATAAATCTAATGTAGATGCATCTATATTATCTTGTATTATATCCCAATTGGATAATGATTTTAGATAATTGTATAAATCTTCTTTTATTTTTTGTTGAGATATACTTTGTAAATTTACAGCCATTTTATTTTGCCTTCATTTTTAATGTTTTGTTATAATCTATAATTTCTTGAATTTTATCTATTTTTATGGATAAATTTATATCATATTCTTGACTATCAGGATTAAAATCTACTGATATATTTTCTACAGTAACCATCGGTAACCATCTTGCTATAGCTCTTTCAATTTCTAATTCTATTTTTTTAGCAACTAAAAAAGAATATGGTTCAAACAAGTAATTTTCTAAATAAGTTCCAAAAGCTCTATTAAAAGGAACTTCACCAACTCTTATAGATAAAAGATTATCTAAATAATTTAATACAGCATTTTTATTATATAAATCTTTTCCATTTAAACTTATATCTTGATATACAATCTTCATTTTACGCCTTTACATTTGATGAACATCCTAATGCACTTCCACCACAACTTATTGGATCACCTATACGAGATATAGGGATACCATTAGCTTTTACAGTCGGATTACCAACTGCTTGAACAGCCCCATGTGATTCTGGAATAGGACAACAACAATGTGGTGGATAAACATCTCCAATTCTAGCAACGGGAATATTATTAGCAAATACATTAGGACTTCCTGTAACAACAGGCCTTGGAGGCCAACAACCATGTCCTGTTCCTATATCACCTAATCTATGAACAAATGCTCCCATTTTAACCTCAGTTATGATCTATACTTGGCGCAATTGTTTTATGTAAAACAGCACTTGTTGAAATATCAGGTCCTCCTATATTTGATGTTCTAAATCCACCAACAATATTGGCCATATTTCCAGAGACTAGAATATCTAAGTTACCTTTTACTTTCAACGTATAATCTTTTTCTATAACTTGTTTTAAACTTCCAACACAATGAAAAGTCATATTTCCATCTTTATCAATTTTTATTCTAGTTCCTGAAGAATGTGTTAAATCAATAGAATTTTTTAATAAATTTACTTTATAATAATTACCATTAATATCTCTAAATCCATAAGAATATGGATAATCTTCTTTTAAAGAATAATGACTATCTTCTAAATTTTCTGGATTTGTTACTACACCTGTAACAATTGGCTCTTTATAAAATATATTTTCACTCCCAGAAACACCTCCGGTAGGCTCTAAGACCTCATTATCAATTTGATATTTAGATATATATGCATCTTTTATTTTTTCCTCTGCGATGCTCTCTTGAATTTCTGATGAATTTTTTAATTGTGTCATAGATTCAGAACTTATTTTAGAAACTAAATCAGTTGTTTTAGATAAACTGTCAGAACTTTGTATAACTGTATCAGATACTTGATTTATTTCATCAGAAATTGTTTCAATATCTTCGTCTGTCCAACCATAATCATTTTTTAATGTATTTATTATTTCTTGTTTATAATTATCTAATTCAAAAATACTTCTAACTTCACTGTTAATCCATTCAATATTCATTTATAAACCTTAATTTATTCATTAATGATTTAACAATAATCTAATAATATTAATCTAATAACATTTAATATTTTTAGAACTGAAATAAGGAATATTTAAACTTATATCTGTTATTTCAAAATTAAATGTTGGAGTAGATAATCCTATATCAAATGGTTTACAATTAGATGTATCTAACATGTTTATAATATTATTTACTGTATTTTCTGCACTTTCTTTTAAATTTTCAATAACTCTATCAACTTCTTGATGTATTATATCAGATATTTCTTGTTTTTTATTTTCAAAATATTCTTGAAATTTTTTAGATGCTGTTTCAGCAAATTGTTTAGCTTTATCTTTGTCTAATTTTTGAAAAACAGAACCATATAATGAATTAACCAAATAAGATTGATAACCTTTTATATTGTTTTCATATGTATTTTCAAATTTTTCTTTCAATTCTTCCTTTATATGTTTTATTTTTTCATTTAAATCATTTAATGAATTACGTTTTCTTTTTAATTTGTCTATAAATGTTGTAACAGCGTTTATAGCTTTTTCGACTGTTTTAACAATTGATGCTATAAAACATAAAACAGATTTAATAGAACATATAATAGTATTTATAACTGCTAAAATAGCTTCAAATGGTGTCACTAATAAATTTAAAAGACTTCCAATAGTTTTTCTTGGATTATTTATAAAAGAAATAACACCTACTATTGTTCCTAATCCTATAAGTAAATTTTGTATTTTTTCTTTACTTCCAAATAATAAATTATTTATATTATTTAATTTATTTTTAGCACTTTCAATAAATTTTTTTAAATCATTTTTGAAAGCTAAAATAATAGATGAAGTAATAGCACCAAACATAAGGATTTGTTTTTCTTTATTTTGTAGTGCTATTAATTTTGATTGAATTTCATTTGCATTATTTTTTAATTCATCTGCAATATTTTTCATTTTTCCATACGAACTTGATAAAGTTTTATAACTGTTATTTAATTTACTGTATTGTTCTTGTGTTATATCTTTGTTTTTTTCTATTTCTGATTTAATTGAATTAAGTGTGTTAGTTTCTATTTCTAACAATGAATTGAAGTCATCTAATTCTTTAGTTAATTCTTCAGATTTCAATGTTTTAATATAAATAATAATTCTGTTTGTTTCTTGTTCGTCTAAATATAATAAACTTGATGATAATTCTGTTATATTGTTTACAGATTCTTGAAAAGAAGTATAATATTTATCTCTATCATATAATGTTGATGAGTATTTTCCAAATTTAGAAAATGTGTTTATAAATAAATTTGAATAAAAATTTATTTTTTTATCCAATTTTGATAAATCTAATTGACTTTGTAATTTAAGAATTTCTTTTGTATATTCTTTTAATTCATTCGCTAAATTAAGTTTTGTATTTAAAAAATTGTAAAAAGTAGTTTTACTGTTAAAATAATTTTGGAGTAAATCTCTGTATTTTTCACTTTCTTTTGTTAGATAATAAAAATTTATTTCTATATTTTTATTTTTTAAAAATTCCTCATATAATGTTTTTTCATCACTATCTGGTAAGTTTTTAACATATTCTTTAATCTCTTTTTTGTTTATGTTACATTTGTTATACAAATCAAAAGGATAATACAAATTTATTTTATCACATTTAAAATTTATTTCAGAATTAATATCTGTAAGTTTATAAAGATTTTCTATTGTATTGTATTTTTGTAATGCAAGATAATCTGTATAATAATCATAAAAATATTTTAATGATTTTAATGTAAATATAAGTTCTTCATTTGTTGCTTTAGAGATAGCTTGATTTAATAATGTATTCAAAAGCTCTTTATCTATCGAATAAGAATTAAAAAAATCATTTATTTCAGGTGTTAAATTATTGATAAGATAATCATTTTCATCTATTATAGATGTATTTATAAAATAATCTAATGATTTCAATAATCCAGATAAACTTGTTCCTGTATGATATATATTATTTCCTAAATTATTCAAAATCATCAATTATCCTTTTAATTCTGGAGGAGTGTTAGGTAATTGAAACGAAACAATTCCATTATAAATATCTCTGTAAGGAAATTCTACAAAAACTTTTGTTCCAATTCTTGGTATTCGTCCTTGTTGATTATATGTGTCTGATGGTATTTGCTTAACAACATACCAAGGTAATAACTCTTTAGAAATTTTGTCTGTTAATCCTGGTATTGAAACTTTAACTCTGAATAAAGGATAACCTGTGTTTTTGTAACCTTTATCAGTAACATCAACAACTGTTCCAACATAATAATTGTCAAGTATATGTTCATTAAAAAGTTTTTCTTTTAATTTTACATTCATAATAAATAATCCCTTGCTAATCTCAATGTAGTTTGAACATTTTTATTGGTTATATTCAAATCTTTCTGTAAAATTATATAATTACCATTCAATGATAAATTATCATTATTTTCATTTTTTATAAAAACACCGTCACAAATATTACATATTTCATCTGATATATAATAATTATGTTTAGTAATGATATTTAACCTTTGTATATCAATCCATGTAGAAATATTTTTAGAAAATGTTGCATAATAATCTTCATAACAATTTCCACAGTTTATAATAGGAGAAAAATTTTTATTATCTGTGTCTACTACTAAAGAACTTTTTCCTTTTGTGTTATAAAAAACATATCCTTGATGTAAAATGTCTATTACAGGTAGTTGTTTTCCATCAGAAAAGAAAAAAGCATTAGCATTATCACTTTCTATTTGATATTGATCTATTTTTAAACTTTTTTCATCAGCTAATGAAAAAATAGCTCTTGTTTGTTTTAATGCATTTTTCACATCATCTACAACTAAAGAATTTGATAATGTAAATCCATAAATAGGACTTGATAATGTTTTCATATATGGTATACTTTCATCAATAAATTGTTTTTCTGTGCAATACTGTATCCAAACTTGATAATCTTGACTTTCTGTTCTTATGTCAGGTCTGGCAAATTTTATTTGTTTAAGAAATTCTGATAATGTTGTTTTTTCAGCCCTTTGATAAGTTTTATGCATTAAATCCCATAAATCTGTTAATCCAGAAATTCTTATAGTAAATTCTTGATTTCCAATTGCTTGAATAGTATAATTTACAAGAATTAATTGATGTTTTGACAAATTATCAGGACTATATCCTAAAAACAATTTAATTTTATCATAAGCTTTTAATTTATGAATAAAATCTATATTTGTAGTTTTTATTGATAATTCAAAATATGGTATTGTTCCAAAAGCTTTTTGAGTGACAACAAAAAAATTAAACATTGAAATGTTATTTATTTTAATTCCATTTATTTCAAAATAAAAATAAAGATTTTGAATTTGAATCACTGTTTATACTCCGTAATTAAAGTTATCAATTCCATTTTGTCTGGTATCTCTATAATATCTTTTTGTATATTAAAAGGATTAAGAATCTTGTTGTAAATAGCTATAACCCACCATAATGACTCATCACCATATTCATTAAACGCTATCTCATCTAAATGTTCTCCTGCATAAGGAATAGATTTTTGTATATTTAATTCTCTTAATTGTTTTACAAATGGACTATCTAATTCATCATAAATTTTAGCTGCATTATTGTATTTTAAATAATCTTCCATTAAAACCATTTTATACCTTTATCATTTTTGCAACATCATCAGCTGTTAATACTCTATAAGATTCAAATGAACATGTCCATTTTATATAAAGCGGTTTTCCTTCCATATCTATAATAGTACTTATTTCAGGTGTAGAACTTGTAAGATATAATCCACATGTTTTAAACCAATCACCTATAGTAACACAAATTAAACTTTTATCAAAAATTCTAAAGTTAGGTGTTTTAGATAATGGATTTATCAGTTCTTTTGCAATAGAAGGATCATACAAATGAGAAAACATTAAATTACCATTTGTTCTTATATCAGGTTGTGTTAATAAGGCAATTTGTCTCAAAATTTCAGTTACTTTTTTCGGATTGCCAAATTTACCTATATAAATATTCATAGATAAAGAAAAACTCAATCTATTTGAACTTTCATAAGTATTTATAGTTGAGTTAATTGAGTGGAATTGATCAACAATTCCACTACTTATGTTTCCAAACATTTTTGTGAGTCCTGCTTTAAAAACTCCTTTTATACCACCTTCAAGTCCTTGTGTCGCTAAACTTGAAGAATAATTTGCTCCCATAGGTAAAGAGATACTTTCTGCGTCAATTACTCCTGCTAATCTAACTTTCGCATGTTCACACGTGACAGTAATTATATAATCTTTAATTTCTTCTTCATTTAATAAATTTGTATAACTTTGTGTTAATGATTGTGACATTGTCATTTTTAATTCCTATTTGCTAAAAATTCATTTGATTTATCTACAAATCTAACAGGTTCTGAGTTTTGATTGTAATAATTTTGAACAACGATTGATTGTTGAGATTGAGTATTTTTTTCATTACTTGTATTTTTATTTGTATCAATATTTACACTAAATGTTGCTTTTGATTGATTAGATTGTTTTTTAGCTAAATAAGTTTTAACAGTTTTAGCATCTAAATTTGATGCGGCAATTAAATTAGGTAAATCTCTTATACCTTGATTATAATAATTATCTAATATAACTTGTGCTTTTGAGTCAATACTTGTTTGACTATTAGATTGTTTTTTAAGTTTTTCTTTATATAATTCTTGTAATTTTTCTAATGTATCTTTATCCCAATCATTAAAATCTATAAGTTGTTTAATTTGTTTTGGAGATAATTGATCAATTTTTTTCCAATCTACAATTTCAGAATCACCAAAAACATTATGAACTAATACACTTTCATCTTCAAGTTTTTGAATTAATTTATATTTATCGTCTCCAAACAAATATTGAAATGATTTTGTTGTATTAGCAATAGGACTTAAATTAGCCATTTGTTTTATTGCTAATTTATAAACATCTTTTACAGATTTTGGTTTTTTCTTTTTATTCCATTTTTCTAATTTTTTGTCTTCTACAATTAAATTATTTACTTTGTTATTATTTTCTTTAAATGCTTGTTTTTCTAACAAATTTTTGGATTTATCATCTAAAATACTAATTATTAATTTAAAATCTTGTTCAGAAATTGAATCTGATTGACTCAATAACAATTTAATACCTTCTTTGGTTAAATACAATTTTCCATTTTTTATTTCGCCTTCACCTCTATGTAAAATATTTGCTATTATATATCTAGTATCTTCTGAAACTTTAGCAAATGTTTTTATTAAATTTTCATCTTCTTTTGACCAATCATCAAAATGTATTAACGTCTTAAATTGACTATCTTTTAACATAAGAAGTCTAGACCAGTCTTTAATTTCAGTATCACCAATATAATGATGTTCAAGAACTCCTTGTTCTTCTAATGCGTCAATAAGTTCTCTATCTTTTCCGTATTTCCATTTATAAACACCATAACCAATAGCACCTACTGCGCCAATAGCCAAAATTCCCCATCCAACTGGATTTGTAAGCAAAAAACTACCGGCAGATGATAAAACAGTTCCAGTTGCTGATAAAGCTCCAGTTGTGGCACTTGCTATTGATGGCATCAAAGCACCTGCACCTCTTGCAAGTAATCCAGTTCCACCTCTCATCATACCCATTAATGGTCTAGAAACAATATTTAAAAGTTTAGAAAAAAATCCTTTTCCACCTTTTAAAAGAATTCCACCTAATTTATCAATTTTAAGTTTTTTAATTATTTTTTCTATAATTTTTTCAGCTAATGTTCCTTCACCAAATACAGAATCTAATAATTTAGAAGTAACGTTAAAAGAAGCTTCTTCTATTGAGCTTGCTTCTGTTACACTTTTTAAAATGCTTGGATTATCTTTTACTTGTAAAGCATTAGTTAATTCTGCTATTTGTTTAGTGCTATCTTCTAATAATTCAAAACGTCTTTCTTCTAATATTTTTTGTTTGTTTGTTAATTTACCATTTTCTATTAATTCTTCTGTTTTAATAAGTTGTTCTTTTAATAATACTTCGATTTCTGGATTTTTTGTTAACAAACTAATTTTTTTATAAAATGTTTCTTTATCAATAGATTTATTTTCATATTGATTTAATAATTGTTGTATATATTCTATTTCAGTTTTTGATAATTCATGATCTTTATTCAAAGTTTCTGTAATAGTATCAAATAATAATGTTTGTTTCTCAAATTTTTTGTTGATTTCTTGATCTAAATTTCTAATTTCTTCTTGTATTTTTTTATTATTTTTAAATTCTTCATATATTTTTCCTAAATAATCTTCTATTGTCAAAGTTCCATCTAAAAGTTGTTTATATTCTTTTGTATTTTCTAATTTGTTTTCACGAGTAAAATTTTCTATTAATTCTAATATTCTATCGTATTGTCTAGATAACACAGAATTTTCAAGTTGTTTATCTAATAGTGTTGTTATTTTATCATTATCTTCTATTTCAAATATATTTTCACCTTTTTCAGTTTTAGCTGATTCTAGGATTTTTTTGAGTTGTTTTATTTCTGAAATAATTTCTGGTGTTAAAACTCCTTGTTCTTTGAAATCAGAAATAATTTGTTTGAGTTTTGTATTGTATTTTTCTTTTTCAAACAAAGATATTTTAGTCGTGCTATCAATACTATTTTTCAAAGATGATAATACTTTTACAATAGCTTTTGTATCTTCTTTATAAGTGTTTAATAAAGGTTTGAGAATTTCAAAGTCTTTAACATTTGAAATATTTTTAACTATGTTATTAAAAAGTTTTTTGTAATCAGAAGGTAAATATTTTTCTTCTTTTATTTGTTTAGAAATTTCTTTTAATTCTTTTTGAACAGTTTCTATTTTTAGTATTTCTTTTTCTATGTTTTTAGAACTTATTTTTCCTTCTTTATAAAGAGCTTCTATAGCATTTTTATCATTTTGTATTTTTAACAAATAATTTTTAAATTGATTGATATTAGAAAAAGAATCATTTTTGACTATACTCAGTAAATCTTCTACTTTTAAAGGTGTTTTTTCTAGAAATTCTATTGTATTCACGAATTAACCTTTTTAAGATGTAACTTTAATAAATCATAAAACTCTTTGTATTGTAAATTTTTATCTGGATAACAATGAAATTCTTTTAACCACATATATTTCATTTCTAAAAATTCTTTATAAACAAATTTAGGGATAAACCTTAATATCCAATAAACCTACATAAACTTTATTTTGATGACTACATTTTGGACAAATTTTAATAATAGGCTTATTATCTATTACAAGTTTTTCTTCCCATTCTACTAGTTTTTTGGAAAGACTTAATGGTGAATATAAAACAAAATTCATTTTTTCTTCTAAAGATTTATCCAAATTTTTAATTAATGCTGATAAATACAAAGCTCTTATTTGAGGATCTGATAAATTTTTTGATTCTTTAAATTTTTCAATTTCTATAATATCTTTTACTGTTAAAGGTCCTAGTTTTAATTTTTGTCCTTTAAATTCTATTTCTTCAAAATCTTTAACAATTGGTTCAGTAAATTCAAAATCAAATAAAGTTATAGGTGATTGTATTTTTGTTCCGCATTTAACATATGGTTCTTCATTTTTATATTGTTTTTCAAGTTCAGCTATTTCTTCTGCTAATTTATCTAACTCTTCTTTATTTTTTATATCTTTTAATTGTTTTTTCTTTTCTTCAATTTTAAATAAAATTTCTTCTCTTTTTATATTAGGAACAATATTTTGACATTCAATATTAGTATATCCACCTGCAAAATCATTTATTGTTAAAGTTGATGAAAACATACATAAAGTTAAAAAATCTATTATTTCTAAATCTTCTATACTTCCATTTTCTATCAATATAACATCTTTGTAAATTCTAACCAATTCTTCTAAATTTTTATCTATATCTTTTGTTTCATCAATGTATTTAGATAGTGCTTCTGATTCTAATAAATTAAGTCCTCTAACATAAACTTCTTTAAATGGATAAAATCTAAAATAAGTTGGTAGTTCAGTAATTTTTGTATATTCCAAAGGAATTCCATTTATTTCTTTTGTAATAGTTTGTAATTCTTTTTTCATCAATTTTCCTTTTTATTTGTTTACATTTATTCTTTTTCTGAATAGCCTAAAACTACAAAATCAATAGGCAAATTATTTAAGCTTGCAGAACTATCACCTCTTTTAGTTATATTTGAATTTGGCAATATTGTTACATAAATTGTTTTGAAATGTTCACCAAATTTATCAAAATGTTCTATTACTAAATCAAATCCATATTCATTTAATTTATTTAAAGGTATAACTCTTTTATTTTTAAAAATTTTTTGCATATATTCTTTAAAAAAATTTAAAAATTCTTCCTGGTGTGTTTCATAAACAGTTAATGATAATTTATTTGGCTTTATAAAACTGTAAGGTATTTGTAAGTCTGAGAGAGGTAAACCTAAATTAACTGTAGTAGTTTTAATTTCATAATCAAAACTATAATCTTGTATAGGAGCATAATCACCTAATAAATTTAACTTGTTAGCACCATTTTTAGTTCCAAAATACATTACCCACTGACTTGTATGACCTGGTTCAAATGTTGATTTTTTGCGTAAATCTAAATATTTCAATTTCTTCTCCTGTTAAATTATTTCTTTACAATAATCTAACGGGAGAAGAAAAACTAAAGTTCTTCTCCTCCTTTTTTCTTCCATGTAAAATTGTCATAACTTAATGTAATTGTTGGTTGAAGAGCAGCACTATCTTGTCCTAAAGAACCGCCAGCACCAATTTGTCCTGGTAATACACCATACAATGTATATGTTCTTGTTACTTCATTATTAGCATCTAATAAATCCATTTCTACTTTTATTTTACATTTTTCAGTGCCTACTGAATTACCTTCTAAAGCACTGAAATATTTTGATTTCCAATAATAAAGTGCTTCTTGATCTTTTGCATCTGCTCCACCAACAATTGTTAATGTAATTTCACCATTTCTATTTTCTTTACCAACATAATTTATTGTTTGACCCTGTAATTGAACTTGAATATGTTCAGTGCTTCCTTGAGGTAAATCTAATGACTGACATCTGATTTCTACATCTTCATCAAATTTTGCTTTGATATCAGGATCAGTATTTGTATCTTCTAAAAATCTAACAACCCATCTAAAGGTTGTTTGGACTTCTGATAAAGCTCCTCTAACTTTCTTATAATCGAACTTCATTTTTATCCTTTATAGTTTTTTATAATCCCAAAAGGGATCAAAGAGCTACCTGTATTTTTGCACCACTGTTAAATATAGCAAGTGTTACAGGAATTTCTTTAATACTTCTCGTAGGTTTAATTCCAACAAATACAGGCATTCTATTGTTATCAATATCTTCATCAGTAATTACTGAACTTACTGCTACTTGATAATCATACAAGCCATTTTTAGTTTTAATATCTTCAAGGAAATTTGTAATAGCATTTTCAACTTCTTTCCAAGTTCTTTCTACGTTTAATTCAAATTCTTTGTATTCAAGCATATTTTTAAGTCCATATTTGATAACAATTAGTAACATTGCAACACTTCTATCATTTAATGGACTTGGTTTACTATAAAGTGTTCTGTTACCCCAAATTGCAAATCCAGAACCTTTAACATATTTAAGAGGATTAATTTTATTATCACATAAGAAATCTCTATCACCTTCATTCGGTTTAATTTTAGAATCTATTACAACAATTTTTCCTCTTAACCATCCAGCGGCAGGATACCACATATAGTAATTTCTGTATGTATAAGATTGACTTGCTGCTGCAAATGCATCTGGACCAACCCAAACATATTTTTGGTTATATCTATCAAATATTTTTACCCAACCTGCGAAATAGCTTGCTCTATCAGTATCAAGATTTAATCTAGCAACATCATTTACTAATGCATTTTTCCAATCAGCTGCATCTTCAGCATTTGGATCACTTGAGATATATACATGTGTCAAATCTGTGCTTTGTGCTAATTTTACACATTCTTGAACATAAGGTGTATCATAATAACCACCTGTCATTAAAAGTGTTACTGGTGTTTCACTGTAATTCCATAATTTATAAAGGGCATTGATCATATCACCTGTTGTGATTGCACTTCCTTGAGAACCACCTTGAAGTAAATTAACACCAGCATCTAGTAATTTTCCAGCTAATCCTCCAATATAGATTATTTTATTCAAAGGATAATTGTAAAATACTTTATCCAATTCAGTTATAGGATAATATTGTTTTCCTTTGTAAATTCCTTTTGATAAATCATTGTATGTTTCATCAAATTTTAATACTTCAGTATTTTGAACATTACCATTTAGATCTGTATATGTTTTATCAATTTCTTCTTCTTCCAGAGGTCTATCAATAATAATGTAATTTTCAGAAGAATTAATTGATTGAACTTTGTATTCTTTTGAAATAACATCAGATCCATCAAGATTTACATCATATTTGAATTTAATTCTATCTCCCATTGATAATGAAGATACATCACTTAGGTAAACTTGCGTATGTCCTTTTAAAATATTTTCGTTTAAAGTTATTCCTGTTTCTCTAAATATTTCTTCTGGTAATCTTTGCCAATAACTATGATCAGTATACAAAGGTTTGTCTTTTACATTTTTATTATCTAGAACATTAATATATTTAGATTTTCCATTAATGACATCTTCTAAATACAATTGATTACCAAATCCATCAATAAAGTCAGTTTTTGTTACTTCCCAAGTTTCTACTAATACTCCATCATAATAAACAAGTATTTTAAATGCTTCTTCATAATTTGTTGAAGGTGCAATTCCAATTGATACTTTATTAAATTCTACTGATGGATCTTTTCCATATACTAAAAAGCTATCTCTTTCTTCATATTCAAAATGTTCAACTTTATATAATTTAGTATCAGACGCATCAATTGTTAATTCATTATCTAAATGAATGAATTTTTGCACATAATCATAATTTTCTTTACTTTTGAATGTTGTATTAGTTCCATCAATTTGAACTGGATCACCTGATTCCATATAATCTGCATTGTATACAAGAATTTCTTTACTTGATTCAGCATCAACAGCAACTATTACAGGTTTAGTATAACTTGTGTAATTTCCATCATTATCTTTGTCTTGTAAAATTTCAGTTCCAGCTTTTACTGTAACAGGATCTTCTAAAGTTATTTTATTCAATAAAGTATGTCTTACTTCTAAATCAACAACTTTCGCTATTTGTTTTGATTCACCATAATCAGTTTCATCATTTAGTGTATCAAGTTTTCCATCTTCATCAGATGTAACATAATCACCTTCTTGCAAATTTCCAAATGAACTTACTTCAATATCTTTTACAGTTTGTCCTTGATATGCAGAAATATCTATACCAGTATCTACATATTGTCTATTTCCTATATAAGTTGGAAAAATAAAACTATCAACATCTTTTTGTGTTAAACCATCTTTCAATGGTTGAACAATTCTCATTTCATCTGTAAATGTTGCTAATGGATCATTTGGAACTTTTGCTACTTTACTTCTAACTAATGCAGCTGAATATTTTACATCATCATGTGCAGCTCTAACAACCCATAATTTATTTGATTCTTGCAAATAAGTTATAGCACTATAAAATTCAGGATATCTTGTATCAGGTTCACCAAAAACCTCAATAAGCTCATTTTCACTTGTAACCAAATAAGGTTTATTCACAGGTCCTTTTTTGCTTCTAATTACTATTCCACCATAAATTCCTGGTACTGATGGAACAATAGTGCTTCTATCTTGTTGTTTTATAATTACTTTTGCGCTTCCCATAAGTGTCCTTTATATTTTTCTTATAATAAGTTTATCTTTGAATTTTTTTACATTTTTTATAAAAACTTTTTCATTATCGAATTCTAAAATTAATTTTTCTTTTGGAGCAATAGGAACTATATCTTCAGGCAGTCCTACACCTCCAGTGTCAATAAATTGTTGAAATTCAGTTTTATTAATTACTGCTACTTTCATTTTTATCCTTTAAATTCTAATTTATAATCTATTTCTTTTAATGTTGGATATGTGTTTTCAAAATTATTTAATATTGGTCCTGTTAATTCACATGAAAAAGACAATTGTTGTAAATTACCATATTTTTCAAAATCTATATGACCAACTTCAGAAATTTCTTCAAAATTTACTTGATATTCTAATTCAATAGGTTTTTCATTAATTAAAACAACAATTGTAAAAGTTCTTGGTCTCAAAAATTCTTTACAATACAAAAATTGTAAATCATTTATTATTTTAGAACTACTTGAAATAATTTGAAATTCATATTCTATTGTTCCCAATATTAAATCACGAACAATATAATTATCTGGATCGGTATTTATTTCTTCTCGTATATATTTTACAAATTCTAAAACATTTTCATCTTCGATTTTTATTTTTTGAAAATCACTCATATCAGATGTAAATACAGCTTCAAACGATATATTGTTTAATCTGTCATCAGTTTTTTTAAGAGGACTGTATCTATATAAGAGTAAATTATAACTTTCTTTTTGTAGTTTTTCTAAATCTTCATCAGTTAATCCAGGTAATGATAAATCTTTATACATATATCTATAGTTAAGACTACTAATATATTGTTTAATTATTCCTATTTCTGAATTGTATTGTGCTTGAATATTTATACCATATTTTTCAAATGTTTTTACGATAAATTCAGCCATTTTGTTATGGACTATTTCTAACATTTTTAAATCCTATAATACCTTAATAGGTTTATAATTATTATGATTAGGTGTTTCTTCTTCTTTAGTATCTTTAACAATAGAATATTCTTCTTCAAAATTCAAAGAAGAAAATTCTTCACTATCAAATTCTGATTTTTTTTCTTCTATTAATTCAAAATCTGTTTCTTTAGTTGTTATAACAGGAACTAAAATATATTTTCTAAAAACTATTGATTCATCATCTTTATATTCTACTTCATCATTTATTCTGAATTTTAAAACACCTGTTGGAGGGTTAACTACAATCAAAGAATATTTAGGAAATCTTTTAGTATTAGGAAGATAAAGAACAGGTTCATCCTGAGTTAAATTATCAAAAATACCTGGAAGAGTTGTTTCACCTAAAGAATAAAAAGAAGGGATAAGTAATTTTCCAGAAAAATCTGGAGTGTCCGAATATTCTATATTATCATCATAAAAGCCATGATGAAGACTTTTATCATTTTTTGGAAAATAAACATCAGCAAATACTCCATATAAGTTTGTTAAAACTTTTATGGAAATATTTGCGCCAATTTTTATACCTTTTAATAACTTCATTTTTTACTCTTTAAAAGGATATTTTCTTCCAGTTAATTTTTCAAAAATTTCTTTTTCATCTTCAATAAAAAAACTACCAATAACTTGATTATTATTTACATTTAAAAATTCAATAAATTTTTCACCATTTCTTTCTTTTATTACCGCTTTTAATGGTTTTGTCAAAAATCTAAATAAAACTTTATTCATTTTTTTTTATCCTATTGCTAAATACCAATTACTATCTGTTTCAGACAATTTTTCAATAGCATTTTCAACAAGTTCTTTTCCTTGTTCATACAGTTCAGAACCATCATTTTCAAATGGAAGTTCTGTTAAATTAAATCCTTTAAATGGTTCAACTGCTGCTTGTAAATATAAACCAAGACAAATATCAATAAATTCTTTGTCTTGATTGGGATTAATATCTTTTAATATATTAGCTGCTAAAACTTCTATGTAAAAATGTCCAGAAACCTGTGACATTAATTTTTTAGTTTGTCTATCAAAAGACCAATGAAATGTCACAGGTTTATCATTGAGATAAGGAGGTGTAATAAATATATTTTTCACATTAAAAACATCTCGTTCATTTCCATCTTCATCTATTATTTTTGAAAAATCACTAATTCCAGATGGAATGTATTGTTTTACAATTAAGTCTTTATTTCTGTATTGATTGTAAATTGACAATGCTCTATTTGCTATAACTTCAATAACATCATCATTGATTTCTAAATTTTCTTCACCTATATAATACAGATTTGATAAAATAAGTAATTGGTGTTTTAATTCTTGAATTGTCATATTAAATTCTTTGATTTATATTTTAATTTACGATAATATTCTTTCTACAAGTGTTTTAGGATCTGAAGGATTTACTGTTTCTTCAACTCTTGTTAAGTCTTCTAAAATTCTTTCAAAAAGATCTTTAGATTCTTTTAATTTTTTTTCTTCTTTTTCATCGCCTTTTTCATCGCCTTTTTCATCATCTTTTTTATCATCTTCACCATCTTCTTCGTCATCTTCTACTTCTTCATCATCTTCAGATTTATCTTCTTTCTTTTCTTCTTTTTTTCCTTTATCTTCTTTATCACCTTCTTTTTCTTTGCTTTCTTCACCATCTTTATCATCTTTATCTTTTTTATCTTTTTCACTTTCTTTATCTTCTTTATCATCTTTTTCATCGGCTTCTTTGAGAGCTTCTTCAACTTTTTCTGCAATAATTTTTTCTAATTCTTCATCAACAGCATTAAGCATTTCTTCATCTAAGACAATATAACCTTTTTCTTCAAGTTTTTCTTTTAATACAGCAATATCAACATATTTATCAAAATTTTCCATAAGTTCATGTTCTAGTTTGTTAAGTTCTTCTTCAGAAAGAACAACATAACCTTTTTCTTCAAGTTTTTCTTTGTATTCTTTAATTTTAATATTTTCTCTTAAATCTCTTATCATATTTTCCCCTTTTTATTTTATTATTATTTTGTCATCTTTTAAAATTATTTCTAGATGTGGATATTTTTTATCAACTTGTGCAGCAATATCTGCCAATGTATCACTATCTACACCAGAAACTTCGATTCTATCATTATATATATCAACCAAAACTTTTTTGAATCCTAATGCATCAATAAATTTTGCTATTTCAATTGGGTTAAAATTAGTAGATTTTTCTTTAATTTTTTCAGATTTTTGTTCTTTTAAATCTTTATTACCTGCTACTTTTTCATTTAATTCTTTTTCTCTTACTAAAACAAGTTGTTCATCAAAAGAATAATTATAATCTTTAAGTTTTTCTTCAATTTCTTTTAATTTTTCTTTATCACCATCAATAATAAAAGCTGTTTCTTTGATTTCTAATTTTATATCAAATAAATTTTCATCCAAAAGTTCAATTAAACGTTCTAAAGTAATATTTAATTTATTTGATTTTTTAATTTCTAAAATATTTGATGATTTTATAACATACTCATTAGATGGTTCTAATGAAGCTAAAATTAAAGCTAATTGAGGTGCTGTAATATTTTTTGTTTCAACTAAAATAGAATTAGCAGTAACAGTAATAGAATCATCATTTTCGTATAATTTAATCACATCAATAATTTCCATGTTATTCCTTTATTTTTTTTGCTTTTCTTTTTGTTCTAGTTTTAGTTTCATTATTATTTAATACTTTTTTCTTGTTAGCTTTTTCACTTGTATTTTCTTTTTTGTTTTCTTTTTTTACATCTTCTTCCATATCCATATTTTCTTCTGTTTCTATTTTAACAGGTTTTTCTTTTTTATATATAGGTTCAATTATAATAAATTCTTTAAAATTGTTTACAATGACTGAATTTCCATATATTTTTTTCTCAGATTTTGGTTCTAAAAAAACTTTTTCATTATTAATAATAACTTCAACTTTATATTTTGATGTATTTTTTATTTTATAACCTATCATATAAATCCTTTTTTGTTTGATTTTTGACATCTTCAAAGATTTATATATATCATATTTTAATATATGAGTTTAATATATAAATTTGATATGTAATTTTTAATATATAAATCTTTGAAAATGTCCCAAAAAGGGACAAAAGATTAAAGGTTTTTAAGAACGATTTTTGTCATCATTCCAGGAATTACAGCTTTTACACCACTTACAGTTGCAATTCCTTTTTGAGATCTTAAAGGATTCAAGTTTACAGAACCTGCAAGATCAGTTAATGTAATAGGCATATAATCAGCTTTTACAAGTCCAGCTTCAAAAATTCCACTACCTTTTGTGATATATACAATTTCATTTGCTGGAACAACAGTAGATCTAATAACAACTTGTCCATTTAATGTTCCAACAACCATTGTTCCAACACCATTAAATCCTGTTCCAACACTTTGGAAACCTGGTAATCCCATAATATATGCTGTCGCAGCAGTTCCTGCAACAAGAACACCTTTATCTGTCAATCTTCCAGCATTGTTAAGAACATTTGCTTGAGCTTGTGGAATAACACTTGTCATAAATGCAAGTTTATGTTCAATTTGTGATACACCACTTGGAGGTGTAACATCCCAATCAACAACACCTTGAGCATTGTTATATGCTTCTTTTACAAGAGCTGCACTTAAAAGTGCTACAAGTTCAGTTGTTAAATCTTTAGCAAGCATTTCTTCTGCATTCAATCCAAATCTTTTTTGGATTGCATATTGTTTTAACAAGCTTAATTCTGTTCTAAGTGCAAATACTTTTGTTGTAATAGTTGTTGATTTATATTCTGTAAGAATAGTTGGAATTTCATCATTTTTATTGCTATCAAATGCAGTTTCATATTCTATAATGATTTTTTCACCATTTCCTGGTGCTGTTTCAAAATGAACAGTAACTGCACCAGTATCATAATTAATAGTTCCTGAAACTCCATTACCGATTAATACACCATTTCCATCATCAATAGCTTTAACATTTGGATCACTTTCAAGATAAACAACTACTGTTCTTTTGTAAACAGGTGCATTTGTAACAGTAAATGCAAAATCTTTGTTTGTTCCATCACCAGTAGCACCAACTTCTGCTACAGCATCATCAGCAGCATTGAAAATTGCTTGTCTTCCTGTTAATCCACCTACAAGTGTTTGACCTTTAGTATTTCCATTTCTTGCTGTTTCTGAAACAACATCTTTATAATAAACAATTCCTTGTTGTTCACCAATTGTTTGAACTGATGCCATAAGTGGTGCTGGATCAACAATACTTGCAGCAGTAATAACATCAAGTGCAATTTTTGGAAGAACAGCAAAATCTCCAATACCACCATTTGCTTCTAAAAATCTCATAGATTCTTCAGTTGCTTCTAATTTTTGAACTAAGTTTGCAAGTTCTTCAATTGAAGCACTACCATTAATTTTTGAACTTAAAGATTTGCTTTCATAAACATCAATATATTTTTTATATTTTTTAAATCCTTGTTCTACTACTCTTTCTAAATTTTTTGCTCCCATCAACTCCCCTTTATATTTTATTTTTATTTTTTATTAATTTGAGTTGGTATTTTGTGCTACCAATTACTAATTTATTTAATATTATTTAATGATAGTCTCATTTGTCTTTTTTAATTTCTTCAACAGTATTTAATTGAACACGTATAGATTCTTCCAAGAATTTATCATCACTTAATATTTTTTCTACTATTTCATCAAGTGAAGTAATTTCATTTTTATCATTTTGAATATTGAGAGATTGAATTTGTCCTTCAAGTCTTTCAGTATCAACTTTTTCTCTCAATTCATTAAGAGATTTTAAAAGTTCTGCTCTCATAATACGTGTTTGTGCATATAATTGAAGTAATTTACCTTTATCAAGTTCAACAAGTGTTTTATCATTGTAGATTATATCTTCTATTTTTGAAAGGAATTTTTCTAATTTTAATAATTTATTTGACGTTGACTTCATTAATGCTACAAGAGATAAATCAATTTCCAACATTGTTGTTGAAACTTTTTCGGCTATTTCTTTGTTAGGAACCTTTTTTTCTCCAGAAAGGAGTTTTTCATGTTCTTCTTCTAAATCTTTTACATATTCAACTGATTTTGAAAATTCATTATTATCTTGCATTTGAAGTTTAATATCTTCTTCAATGTAAGCTTCAATTACATCATTGCTCATTTTATTCCTTTATCAATTTTTATTTTTTTATCAAAAATTCACGTTTTTTAATTTATTTAACTTTTTATTTAATTCTCATAATTTTCGATACAATAAGGCACATCAAAGTATAATACACAATAATACACAATGTAAATATTACAAATGAACTTAACAACAGAAAAAAAGGGATTAATTTAAGTTTAATTGAGAGAGTTCTTCTAACCAAATTTCTTTTGGAGATTTTTTTGAGAGTAAATTTATTTTTTCTTGGAGAGATTTAATTTGTATTTTTAATTCATTTATTTTTTCTTCAGTTAAATTATAAAGATTCATTTTTAAATGTTCTTCAGGATATTGAATAGCAAGATTTTTACATTGTTCTAAAATATCATTTTTATTTCTTTTGTTAATTACTAGTTTATTTTCAATTATTGATTTAATAAATTTAGCTCTATCTAGTAAAAAGTTTATTTCTTTTTGATATTTTTCCAACAAATATTTTTTTCTTTTTTCATAGAATTTTAATCTTATTTCAATATATTTATCTATTAATTCATAAACGCTGTTAAATTCAATTATCCTATTATTTTCATCTATACATGTATAATTTTCAACAATTTTTTTAGATAATTTTAACTTTTTAATAATTTCTTCATCATCTAAATTACTAAAATCAGAACTTACATTTATTTCAAATAAAAATTCACCATTTTGAGATTTGTCTTTAAATCCTTTGATAATTTTTTTGTTTTCTAATTCATTTAAAATTTTCAAATAAGCTTTTAAGTCATAACCTATTGGTAATTCAGAAATGATTATTTTAGTTTTTCCAATTCGTTCGAATTTACCTAAAATTTCCCATCCATTTTCATATTCTTTAATTGTCCCTTTAAATCCCTTAAAATATGGCTTTAAATTAACTTTTTTACCTTTAATGTAATTTATTATATCTGTTAAATTTCTTGGAAGAATTTTTTGAGCAAAACCTGTTGAAACACCTTCACTTCCATTAACTAAAATCATAGGAATAATAGGAACATAATATTTATATTCTATTCTTTGTCCTTCAAAATATTGTTCTTCTAAAATACTATCATCTTCTTGTCTATAAATATCTCTAAGATATGGTTGCATATATGTATAAATATATCTGCTTGCTGCAGGTTCTGGAGATAATCTATCACCAAAATGTCCTTCCGGAACAAGATATGGAATATTATTTGTTCCAGCAAAATTTTGTGTCATATTAACAATAACACCTTCTATATTACCTTGACCATGTATATAATTAGTATGTTCAGCAACAGTTGCTGCAAGTCTTGCTACTTGTGTTTCTTTTTTAATATTTTTATCTAGAACAGTAAAAAGAACTTTTCTTGATGTATTTTTTAAACCATCAATATAACTAGCAATTTTTCTTGTGTTATCATAAACAGGATAATTAATAAAATCATTGTTTATAAATTCTTGTAGCGTCATTTTAACTCCTCATATTTTATTTATATCTAAAGATGTTTCTTTTATATATTCTTTTCTTTTATCAACTTTTTCTTTTGATAACCAATCATCAAGTAATTTTTCATCTATTTCATCAAGTTTCACAATCATATTTTCAAGTCCATCTTTATTTATAATTTCCAATAATTGTTTCTTTGTCCATCTACCAAGACCTTTAGCATATTGAACCTCTCTGTTTGGTATATCTTTCATAGAATACCACCAATTTTTTAATTTTCCATTTTTTATTTCAAATGCAATAGGAGTATAAAAACGATAAATTTTATTTCTATAATTAGGTAAGTATTTTACAATATTTCCTATTAAAAGTAAATTAATCTTAAATCCATCTAAATCTTGATCAGAAGCTATAATAATTTTTTCAAAATTATAACTATTACATATAGTAATAAGATCTTTTAATTCTTTATTAGAATTAACTTTACTGATAGGCACTTCCCATGCATTTAATGGAACACCTTTTAGCTCGTAATAAGCATATTCATTTCTTCCTAATATATTCATTAAACCTGATCTTGCTGATGTTCCTTCACAAATTAACAAATATTTGTTATTTTTAATTGCTGGAAAAAATTTTTCAGATTTGATTTTCTTTTCTTTTTTAGATAATTTTTTTAATTCAGCATTTTCTTTAGCTTTTTGTTTAAGTATAAAATATTCAGTTATAGCAGTCATCAAATTTTCATCTTTTAATAATTGCTTAACTATTTTATCCCAATCTACATTTTCAAAAAATTTTTCTATATCTTTAATAGAATTTGATACTTCTATTTTTTCTTGAGAACTAAATTCAAGCTTTGGAAAAAATCTCATAATAAGAAGAATTTTCATTTTGTTTTTAATATCACTTGGTTTTATTGATGGAAATTTTTTAAGAAGTTTTTCTCTTATTTTTGGCACAATTTTATTATTAATAATATACGAAATAGGTGTTCCACCATTTCTTATATAAAGTCCATTAACTATTAAACACTGAGAAAAATCATCATTTTCATTGTGTTTTATTTCAAAATAAAAATTATCCTTTTTTATATTACCGTATTTCACAATAACTCCTTTTATGATTTCTAAATCACATAACAAATTCATTTAATAATTGATAAGTGTCAATATTATTGTAATTAGACCAATAAATTAAAAATTAATTTCTTGAATATTTATTCTTTCTTTATTGTAATAAAACTTAATTTCAGGATATGTTAAAGCCAACATAATGACTCTACTATAAATAGCTAATTTTTCATTTTCAGTAAATTTATTAACTTCAAATCTACTAAAATCAGGCTCTACATAAACTTCAACACCTGTTTTAGTAGTTTTCTTTTCTTTAACTTTTATTTTTGTTGCATTTTCTATACTCGTATAAACTATTTCTTTTCCAGAATTTCTATTTTTTCCAATAAAAACTTTACTAAAATAATTTGTTAGTGCTGCTCCCATACCATTGGCACCAGCTGATTTTCTTTTTGAATCATCAAAATTACTCCCAGCTTTTAAAGTCCCCCAAGCTGATTCACACATCCAAACTTCTTTATTTAATATTTTATTAAAATGTTTTATGTTAGGTATTCCAACACCATTGTCTTTTACAGTAAATGATGTATCATCTAAAAAAATGTCTATTCTTGGATTACCATTAAAATTGTTATCTACAAAAGCATCAACTGAATTATCTAAAATTTCTTCAAAAATTTTTACAAGTCCTGGAACATATTCAAGTTCTGTTTCTACAAATTTATTATTTTTTACGACGTATCTTTTTTCACGTATTTTTTTAACAGCACCAATATAAACATTTGGTCTTTTTAATGCATGTTCTCTATCATCTAAAATTTCAATTTTCCTTTCTTTTGTCAATGTAACTCCTTTTTATAATGAATTATACTAATTTTTATAAAAAAGTAAATAGCTTCAAATTTTGTTGTATATTATTTTTTAAATAATAACTCAAATTTACTTATCTGAGCCTCTCTGGAGGTCTCTGGTTAATTTTTTAATTATTCTAATAATTTTTATTATCAAAATTTTAAATTTTTACCAGAGAGGCTCTAATAAGTAAATTTAAAATTATGAATTACAAATTTCTTTACATTTATCACAACATTTTTTCAATTCTTCTTCATATTTTTTTATTACTCTTTTAAGAGATATTTTTTTAGCTTCATCATAATGTATTTTAGCTTTTTTACCATGAATAGTTGGATTCTTTATTACATATTTTATATCATCATCAACCTTACTAAGATATTTTTTAACTTCTGCTTTGAAAATATTTGTTATAATAGGCCAATCAGATTTTTTAGGTTTACAACCCTTTTTACCATCTTCTAAAAACACACAAATTGCTCTTTTCCAAAGAACCATTACATAATAATCAGGTAATTCAAATTTTTTAACCCATCCTTTAACAATTTTTGAATTTGTTTTAAGATTTAATTTTTCTTGGATTTTATTTAAAACTTCTCTTATCATAGTTTTTCTTTTATTAGTTTTAAAATTATTTTCTTATATTCATCAAGAGAATATTTTGTATTGTTAAAAAAATTGAAAAAATAAACGTCATTTTGATTACATATTTTTAAATAATAAGTCAGTGCTTCTAGAATTATAAATTCTTTTTCTTCTTTAGTCATTTTTTATACCCTTTAAATCTATCTTTTAAAAGATCAAATTTATACAAATCATTTTTTAAACTACCTTTTTGATAGTTAGTATTATCAGCTTCTTGTAAAGCAACTTGAGTTTTATTTAAGTTTCGATATTCGTTATACCAAACAATTATGTCAGATTTTTCTTCATTATAAATAGGTTTTAATCCTATTTCTTTTAATCTATAATCAGTCCAGTATTTTATAAAATGATTATTAATTTTTTGATTAAATCCTTGAAAATCACCATCTTTTAATAAGTAATCACTCCATTCCATTTCAAGTTCTGTTGTTTCTTCAGCCATTTTATATGCTAAATCTTCAAAATAACTTTTTAAATGTAAAAATTCTTGAGAATCATCTTTCATTAAAATTTTCATTACATTAGCACCTGTAGTTGTGTGAACTGTCATCTCATCCCAAGCAATCAATTTAAGCATTTGTGAAAATCCCTGAATTGAATTTCCATAAGCTTTATTGATACTCCACGTTGAAAAAAAACTAAAAGGAAATTTAACACCTTCTAAGAAAAATGTTCTCAAAAGATTTTCTAATAATAATTTTTTAAGTTCATCATCAACAATATCTTCTTTTAATTTCTCTATTAATTTATTAGCACTTTCTATTTCTTTATCTGCTCTTTTTTTCACAACATTATCTTCATAAATTAAATCAAGCATTTCAGTAACTTTACTTCCAAATGCTTGATTTAAACCTGTGCTGTAACTTAGTGCATGAATATCTTCTTCTACCTTTATTCTTGCATATAAATAAGATAACCATGTATCTGAAGCCAAATCTGATAAAATACCAAAAGTTCCAGGAACTAAACTATCCATTACATTTTGATATAAAATGTTGAGATGGAATATTCTTTTAGGAATATCATCCATCATATCCCATCCCTTTTTATCTTTGGAACAGTCAATTTCTTTTGTAAACCACGTATTAGATTCAGAAGCTTCAGCTAATTTTTGAAAAATATCATAAGATTTTTTATCTATTCTTTGAAAGTTTCCATAATCCCCAAAAAATAATTTATTATACTCTTTTGGTTTTTCTGCTAGACACAAAGTATGACAAATTTTATTCATTGTTATTCCTTTTTAAATAGTCTAATTCATTTAACATTTCTTTAATTGTATTGATAATTTCTTTATTTCCTTCTACTTCAGCTTTTTCAACAAATTCATATAAAACATGTATTAATCCATTAACAATAACAAAATCATTAAATGTTATAGCTTTTAAAAAATTAACAAAATTTTCCATGTATTCAAAAATATCAGTATCAGAATTAAAAGAGAAATTAATCTCTTTATCATTCATTTTGTAATTAAAAATTACTCTTCCATTTTCCATTGTTTCTCCTTTAACTTGAGCAACTTTCGCAGACATCATTATCTGTTTCAGCTTTTAAACTATTCATATAATATAATGTCTTAACTCCTAAACTTTCAGCAAATATAATATCTTCTATAATTTCAAAAGCACTTTCAGGATTTTTGTAATAAAGATTTACTGATTGTGATTGGTCTAAAAATTTTTGTCTAATTGCTGCAAGTTCTATAAGACGCTTTTGTGGAATATCCCAAGCCAATTCATAATACATTCTATTTTTATTTAGATTAGGTGCTAAAAATGGTAATGTATATGTTCCTTCTTTTATTATTTTGTATTGTCTAATTGGTTCTATTCCTTCTGTGCTTGAAATGACTAATCCAGAAGTATTATGACTGATACATCCATTACTTAATACATATTCTTCATATTCAGGAACATGTATATCCCAGGTTGGTTCAACACCTACTTTTTTAACTGATTTAACTCCTAATAATAAATTATTTTGTTGTTTAATATTATCCCCATCTTCTAAATCCTTTACTTGTTTCCAAATTAATTTGTCATCCTCTGTTTCAACAAGCAATAAATGGTTACCTGTAAATTTATATTTATTTCCATCTTCAAATTCTACTTCATAAACTTCTCTTTTTCCATTATAATATATTTTATTAGTTTCTTTATAACCAAATCTTGTTTTTACATTAATAGGGGATTTTAATTCATACCAACCAAGAACTTCTAAGTTTTCTATTGTTTTGTAATCAATACCTCCTTCTTCAAGAATTTCTTGAATTGATTTGATACCATCTTTAGTTATTATCTCATTTTCTTTTGATTGGCATTGTGTAGGCGCTATTGCAAATAAATTTTCAAATCTTATTCCAAATTCTTTGAGTTCTTTTCTTAAACTTTCCCAATCTTTTTTCATTTCAAAATTATATTTTTCTGGAAGTTTACTCAATTCCCAAGGAAATAAACCTTTATCCCAAGATGTTCCAGAAATTCCCTTATATTTTCCTCTTTCTTTAGCTAATCTTATTGCTTGCTTGATAAAATGATATGTCAAATCTTCAAATAATTCGTGTGTAAATCTTAAAACTTCATCATCAGTAAATTTTATACCTTTACTCGCTAATAGATTTGCATAATTATTTACACCTATTCCTATACTTCTTAAATCTCTATTAAATTTTTCACCTAAACGAACTTTGTATTTTGCTACATCAAATGCATTGTCCATACCTAATAAAATACTATAAGCTAATTCATCTTTTTCTTCTTCTGTCATTTCATACCATTTAACTAAATTAACAGAAGAAAGATTACAAATACCTATCAAACCATCATATTTTCTTACATTTATCCATTTATCATTATCTGAATCTTTAATTAACTTATCTTCTATAAGTCTAATAGGTTTTGTTCTAACAGTCACCTCCATGCAGAGATTACTCATTTTTATAACATCAGGTGATACTCTCTGTTCATTTACATTATCCATACTCATCCAATAAATATTTCCTGTCTCACTTCTAACTTTAGCATAAAGAAATGCTAATTCTCTTGCTTTAATTTTTCTTTTTCTGATACCAGGTTTTTTAGAATAATAATCATACCACTTATCAAATTCATCACCGTATGCTTCTACTAACTCAGGAGTATCTAAAGGATCAAATAAAAATACTTCTTCATCATTTATAATAGCTTCAGAAAATCTTCTATTCCATTTCATTGTATATTTTAATTTTCTAGCTCTTTCTTCATCAGCACCACCAGCATCTCTTAACATAATTATTTCTGGTGACTCATAATGCCACCAAGCAAAATTAACAACCGCTGCACCACTTCTAACACCTCTTTGATTAAATGATGAAATAACACTTTCAAATAATTTAATAAAATAAATAACTCCAGATGTTTTTCCGACTAAATCTACAATTGCTCCTATAGCTCTTAACAATGTAACATCTATTCCTATTCCACTTCCATATTTAGAATAAATACCCATACTTCTTGCTACTTCTAAAATACTTTCAGAATCATCATCTACTTCTATTAAAACACAACTTGTTGGATTAAAAACTCTTTCTAAAGCATTCACTATCATAGGTGTAGGAGCAGTAAATTTATGTAAAGATAAATCATCGTATTTTCTTTTAATTGTTTCTAATCTGTTTTTATCTTTATAATGTAATTGAATAGCAACAGCCATATATCTATGTTGAGGCAATTCTAAAAATTTTGTTTTACTGTATTTTTTAGCATATTTCTGCATAAACAATTCAAATCCACCAAACGTAAAAAGAAAATCTCTTTCTGGTTTAATATAATCTCCAAGTTCTTTTAATTCTTCTTCTGTAAAAGTGTCAAAAATTTCTTTATTATAAACCTTGTATTGAATTCCTTTTTGAATAACATCTAAGTAATTAGGATATTCATTTCTACTTACATTCCAAACTTCTTTTCTATATCTCAATATCAATAAATTTTTTGCTATATCATCCCAAACAGGATATAAATCAGAAATAAAATTTGCACATGTTTCAATTACTTCATCTAATAATTTAATAACTGAAATTTTATTTCCTATTTTCAAATTAATTGCATTTAATACGTCTTTAACAAAAGTATCATCATATGGTTCTTGTATGCCTGCTTTATTTACAGCCCATTTAATGACTTTATAAAGTTTTTCTTCAGAATAAGGTTCTTCTCTTCCATCTCTTTTTATGACAATATGTTTTTTTCCTTCTTTTAATTCGATCATTTCACCCCTTTATAATTCTATTCCTAATTTATTTAGTTCTTCCAAATATTTTTCTGTATATGAAACAATACCAGAATTAACACCCATATCAGCTATTAAATTTCCAAAATTATCAAATAAAATATTTCCTGTTGGTGTTCTTATTAAAAATACTTTTTTAAAATCATCATTTTCTAAAACTTTTTCTATACTTATATCGATACCTAGATCTTTTTTAAAATTTTTAATAAAAATATTTTTATTGAATTTTTTATTGACATTGTTTTTATAATTTTTAAACCATGTTGTTTCTTTAAAATCTGTTGTACCAATACTAATTAAATTAAAAACTAAACTTCTAAATTCACTTTCTGGATAATTTTTTCCTATGTTATATCTTTTTCTGTTTCCAAAAACATCTGTTGTTTCAATAATCAAAGACCTTTTTCTCAAAATTAATTTAAGATATTTTTTCAAATTAGTAATTTTAATAATTATTGATTTATTTTTAATCAAATATTCTTTCCAATTTTCAATTTCATAAAATGAATTTGGATTTAAACCAACAATATTATCTTTTCCAAACATTTTTTCTAAAATATCCAAAAAATTATAAGGAAACTCATTAAAATCTTTTATTTCTAATTCTTCTATTACTAAATTTAGTAATTCTTCTAATTCTTTTGTAAAAATTTTTTCAAATCCGTCAAAACAAATCATGCAAACTCCTTTATTTTTTGTTAAATTATATAATGTTTTTAATTAAAAGTAAACTTTTAATTCATGAACATAGAAAATTTATTAATTTTTGTTTTAAATTAATTTTTTTCATGTCAAATTCCTTTAAAAGATATTTAGCTTTGAGTATGAGAGATTCAATATTATATTTTTCATATAAACCTTTACATATATCAAATCCTTTAGTATTCATTTCATCATGAAGATTTTTCACATAAAATAATTCATCCATGTCTTTGCTTGTTATTCTTAAACTCACGTCGGTACCATATAGTCGTAATTCTAAAGAAAAATTTTCTCCATCTATCTTTATTTCTTTTGTCAAAGAAAATAAAATATTACCACATGAAATCTTACTTATTCCAATTGATTTTGCAAATTTCTCAAAATCTTTATGAATATCTTTATCCATTAATTTCATTTGAAGTTTGTGTAATTCTTTTATTTTTTCTAAAAATTTTTTGTATATCATATTTTCTCCTTTAAACAATTAATTTTTCTATAACTTTTAAATAATCATCACTAATATAATAACTATTATATTTGTATTTGTATCCAAGTTCTTTTAAAAAAGATTTTAATTCTTTATTCAATTCTTTAGGAACAAATCTTTGTTTTAGTTTTAAATTATCTTTGTAATACAGCATCTTTTTCATCAGTTTAATTTTTTCTAAACCTATTCCATTTTTTTCTAAAATACTAAGATAATTTACTAAATCTTCTTTTTTCATTAAAAATAATTTATGATTTATCATTTTATTAAAATCTTTTTTATTTTTTAAAATTATTTTTAAAAGTTGAATTTTTTCATCTTCAGAACTAAAGGTCAAAAACTTTTCATAGTATTTTATCTTTTGTTCTTCATTGTATGTTAAATCATTATTTTTTAATCTATTAATTAAAAGTTCTATTTTTTGTTGTTCTTTTTCTTTAATTTGTCGTTTGATTTCTTTTAAATTTAATGTCGTTTTTTCTTCAACAATTTTTATAGATTGTGTATTAAATTGATGCTCAAGCAATTTCAAAAAACTTTTTTTATGATTAACTTCTAATAAATTCAAAAAAGTTTCAATTTCAAACATAAATTCACCAAAATTATTTATAATTTTGTTGCCAAATTCATCAAAAGAAAAATATATTGATTCATCTAAAAAATATAAATATTCATTTTTTAAAATTTCTTTATCTATAATTTTAAATTTTTTTATATCTTTTACAAAAAAAATTATTTTTTCAGCGAATCTATTTCTTTTTAATTGCTGTAATGAAGAAATTACATCTATTGTTTGACTTTCATCTATATGATAATGTATTTTGACATTTGGACAATTTATTGAAATTCCAACAGTAATAGTTGGTGTATAAACCAATGCATCCCATGTAGCTTCTTGTGAAAACGTTTCAAATATTTTATTTTTTTCTTCTTCAGACGTGTCCCCATTTAAAAATACAACTTTTTTTCCTTTTTGTTTCAAAAGTTCACTTATCAAATATCCTGTATTTTTGTTTGATACAGAAATAGTAATTTTTTCTTTTTCATTCAAAATTTTTGAGATAATAGTATTTTTATCAGTAAATTGAATTAATTCAATATTATCTTTATATTCATTAAAAATATATTTCTTTTTTCTATTTTTGAAAAAATCAGGTTCAATTTCTAAAAACGCATCAAGTAAAATGAGTTTAAATTTTTTATTTGTTAATATTTTATATAATTTCATTTTATTTAAAACTGATTTATCAGTTAAATTAGATAATAAATGAATAAGCAATGAAATATATTCATCAATTATTACAACATCAAAATTTTTGATATCATATTTCCATAAGCTGTCAAACTGCGTTACAAGATGTCCATTATTCTGATAATCATCGTAATAAATATTAATGTTATACTTTTTTGAAATATCTTCAGCTAAACTTCTTCTATTTGTTATGAATAAACATCTTTTATTATTTTTTGTAAAATAATTAAGATATTTAGCAATCAAATTTGATTTTCCTGTTCCCATTGGTGATTTTATTTTTAAAACATCGAAATCTTCTATGATTTCTAAAGATACATATCTTTCATTTATAAAAATTGTATTTTTTTGCTTTAATTTCAATTTTATGGCATTTATTGATAATTTTTCTAGTTTTTTATCTAATTTTTCTTCATTTTTTCTATTTATAAATTCTTTTACAGATTTCAATTTAGAAATATCTTTATAAAAGTTTATTGATTTAGATGGATCAAAGTGATGTAAAATAAAAGGATTATTTTTAAAAAGAAAATATCCTTTAGGTGTTTTTTCATTAGGATGTCTAAAAACTAACAAATCTCCTTTATCTTGAACAACAGAAAATCCAAGACCATTAAGATATTTTATACTCTCAAATAAAATATCTTCATATCCTTCATTTTTAATTATTTTCTTTTTAATTTTTGGGAGTTTTTTTATTTCACCTTTGTGAAATATTACAAAATCATTATTGAGAGTTGGTGCTTGAAATGTTGCTTCTCTAATTACAGATAAATCTGTTTTTCCTAATCCTTTGATTAAAAAATTTATATTTAAAAGAAATTGTTTCAAAGACTCTTCATTATTTGAACCTTCTACTAAAATTGCACCTTTTAAATTGTATTTTCCTTTTCCATAACTTCTACTAGGTAAAACGAAAAAATAATAATTTTCTTTTTTAAGAATTTCAACAATTTTTTCTGAATCTTCTTTTGAAAAAACATCATCAATATCTAAAACAATATATTGAACTTGTTTACAAAGATAATCTTTTAATTCTCTTTTTAATCTTTTTTTGATGACAGGTTCTTTGATATTATAACAACGATTTAAATGAAAATGATTTATGAAATAATAAGGAAGATTTTCAAATGAAGTTTTAATTGTCCTAAATTCGAAAGTATTGTCACCATATGGAGAAATAGGAAATTTAGAAGTGCTTTTTGAATTAAAAATTGTAATTTTTATATTATTAATATTTTTATCCATTTTCACACCTTAAATTCTTTTTTATTTTCATCTACCGTGTGCTCTGTTTAATTTTCTCTTTTTTGAAATATAAAATATTATCAAAAATTAAAAGACCTCTTACAGGTGTTCTGAGAGGTCTTGTAATGTTACATATAATTTTAATAAATTTTTATTAAATTGAAATTAATTTTTTAGATTTTGGTTTTAAATTGTTCAAAATCCTCTTCTCCATCACAATAACCAAATTTTTTAAATGGACACCAATCACAAAGAGGCGATATATTTTTATCAAATTTAGATTCATTTTCTACAGGTTTTATATATTCTACCATTTTTTTAATTAATTCATTTAATTGCTCTCTATAATATGTTCTTAAAACATATTTATTGTGTTCTACAAAATAAAAATAAGCTTCAATTTTTTTGACATTAGGAAATTTTAAAAAAATCCAAATGCTATAAATTATTAACTGCATTTCATTTTGATCTTCTTTAAATTTACCAGTTTTCCAATCAACAATAATAGCAATATCGTCTTTAATGGCTAAAAAATCTATAAAGCCTCTTATTAAAATATTTTCTTTTTCATTTTTATTACTTTTACTTTCATATTCATCAGGTATAATTTTATCTTTTCCTTTTTTAGATAAATCAAGTTTTAATGAAAAACCTTTTTCTATGTATTTTTCTTTCAATGATTTAAAAAAAGAATAATGTGGTGATATTACAAAATTATTAAAAATTTGATCATATTTTTGAATATCTTCTTTTTTAGATAATTCAAAAGAAAAATCTTTGTTTTTGTTTGTTAAATCACATTCTATTAAATGATGTAAATATTTACCTTTTTCTAAAGCAATATTAGTTTCAAATGGAATTTTTATTTTATCGATATATTGCAATTTGAATTTTCTTGGACAATGATAAAAAGCTCCAAGCTTAGAAAAACTATAAGGTGCGTATTTCATTTTTTATCCTAAAAAAATTAAATCAATGATGCTATTGAATTCAATAAATCTTCATCTCTCTTTATAATATCTTCAATAGCATCAACCAAATCTTTTTCTTGTGAATATTGTTCTTTTAATTCTTTTTTAATTTCTTTAATAGCTTTATCTATTTCTTTGATAAGAATTCCATTTTCTTTTGCTTCTTGTTTAATTGCTTTCATATCTTCTTTAATACCTTTTATTTCCATTTCTAATGCAATTAGTTGTTTTACATATTTTTTAATTTGTTCTTCTTGATTTTGAATTTCAGTAATCATACACATTTTACACTCCTAATTTGTTTTTAATTTCTTGATAAACATTTAACATATCATCTTTTTCTTTGAATTTCCAATAAACAAATTTAGAAATTTTTATCATATCACCACTTTTATAATCTTTTACATCAATACCAAAATCAAGATTAAAAATTATCTTGTTTATTTCATTTATTTCATAAGAAATAGTGTTAATATGATTTTTATTAACAATTTCATCTTGAATTGAACATATTAGAAAATTCTCTTTTACGTAATCTAAGTTTAAAAGTTTATTTTTTAATTTATCAAAATCATAATCATTATTAAATTCTTGTATATAAAAATCAGCTGTATCTTTTCCTAAAATATTTATAGCATTTGAAAAATTAAAAATAATTTGTTTTTTTCTTTTATTAAAAATTATTGTTGCAACTTTTTTTAAATTAACAATTTTTTTACTCAGTTCTATGAACATCGTTAACTCCTTTCCATTTTTGTAGTTTATAATAATTTTAATTTTAATTTTCCTTTAAAACCTTTATAAATATTATCTAAAATCAAATGTTTGATCATATCTTTATTCCATCCATTTTGAATAAGTTCATTAAAATCTTTTGCAGAAATTGGTTCACCTTTGTAAATTTTTGGCCAAATAAATACATAATAATCATCAATATATTTTAAACTTTGATTTCTTGATGCTTCATCGTAATTTTGATTATCTAAACAAAATATTGGTTTTTCTAATTTGTCCAATAAATCTTGAGGAAAACTAATTCCTAAGTTTGCCACAATTCTATTAAGAGGTAAACCACTACTTAAAGCATCAAATACAGATTCAAAAATAAAAACAGCTTTATCCCAATCAACATTAAAAATGTTCCATACTTTTAATCCATGATTTGGTAAAAAAGTATAAAATTCTTTTTTATCTAATTTTCTTGATTGAAATCCATATAGTTTTCCATCTTTTTCAAGTGGTATAATTATACTATTTTTAATAAAAAGTGTTTTATCTTTTAATTTAACATTACTTTCACAATAATAAAATAAATCTGTATATTGACTAAGACCTCTTTTTGCAAGATAATCTTCTGCAGGTGTTCCTTTTATTTTAACAAATTCTTTTGGAACATCAAAAAGAATAAATTCATTTTTGAATTTTTTGCCAGACTTTTCATTTAATTCTTTTATTTCATTTATTTGTTTTGATTTATTTTTAAGTTTTTCTAAATAAATTTTTCTTATTTCTGTTTTATATTGTTCATATAAATTCATATTTACAGTTTTAAGATATGTTTTTAAAGAGCCTGAAAAGCCACAATTAAAACATTTTACATTTGGTTTTTTTAAATAATGATCAAAATAAAAATGAAGACGTTGTTTTTTATTCCAAGATTTTCCTTCTCTACAAATAGGACAACAAATAGCAATATCACATTCTTTTTCTTTTGGTGGTAAATCACTTATGTTTGTCAATTTAAAATAGTATTTTTCTCGCTCATCTAAATGACACATTTTTAACTCCATTCATTAATATTAGATGTTTTATGATTATTTTGATGTAACTTTTCTTGAACTTTAGCTTGCATTGTAAAATCATTCATATTCATAAATTGTTCATTGAGATTAAATTTTAACAAAAACTTCTGAATGCATTGACCATTATAATTAACCTCTTTTTCTAAATATGTTTTCCAAATTTTATCTTCAATTTCTTTTGGAATAAAATCAAAATCAATTAATGTTTTATTTCTTTCATAATTATATCTAAATTTTTTATTTTGTAAAGCTTCTTCTAACTGATCATTGTTCAAAAATTTTAATGCTGTTTTTTCACCAAATCGAGCTTTTTTATAAACATCTTTTTCAGGATATTTTTCTTGAAATTTTTGTTTTAATTTTTCAAATAAATCTTTATAATCATATTCTAATTTTTCAACATCATATATATAAACATTACTGTCTTTTAAAAATTTAATAAAATCTTGTGAATATTCTAATCCTTCTTTTACTGATGGAATATTGTCAGATTTATCTCCAATCAACACATGAATATCTTTAAATAGTTTAACGTTTTCAATTGAATCATCTATATCTTTTTGTTTAATTGGATCATATATTTTTGCATTGTATAAAAGACATTGTTTCATATCTTTGTCTGATGTAACTATAATTACATTATTTATTTTTTTAGCTAATACAGCAATAATATCATCAGCTTCTGCTTCATCTATTTTTAAAACTTTATAAGGAAAACATTTATCTAAAATATTTATAAAAGCTTCTAATTTAGAAAAATATTCATTGAAATCAATTTCACTTTCATCTCTATTTTTCTTTCTATTACTTTTGTAATCAGGACAAATCTTTTTTCTCCAATTGTTTTTTCCATCAATTGCAAGAATAATTTCATTGTTAGGAAATTTTTTTGAAATATGTCTCAAAGAATTTAACATAAGATGATAAAACATCGGCATAAATTCATCAGTGACAAATTTTCCACTAACTTTTTTTGGTTTTACAAGAGAAATAGCCGTATAAAGATTACGATGAGAAAGATGACTAAAATCTACTATTATCATTTTTACTCCTTATTTAAAAGAAAAAATCACAGATCAGCTAAAAGATCTTCCAACTCTTGATCTGTAATATTTGGAGATACTGTTGTTTTAGGTTTTTCTTGAATTGTCTCAGATTTTGGTTCTTCTTTTATTTCTGATGTTATATTATATTTTGTTTCAGGTTTTATTTCAGGTTTCGTTTCAGATGTTAAATCAGATGATATTTCAGGTTTCACAATAGATTTTTTAAATAATTTTCTATTTGGATTGCTAATATCATCATATGGTTCAGTAATAATTTCAGATCCATTTCTTAATAAAAATTCTTCAAGTTCTGTTCCAGCAATAGCTTTTTTAAATTTTGCTAAAAGTTTTTCATAAGGTTCAAATGTATCTTCACCAAGTATAATTTCATTTAAATCATAACAATTTTCTTCTATAAATCTTCGTGCTTCTTCAGGATCTGTAAATAAAGCACTTGGTTTATCAAATGTCGTGTTATCATAATTTGGAAAATCTTTTTTAGACTTTTTAATTCTTACAAGAATCATATTAGCACCATCAATTGGATCAAAAACATTTATAGGTTGTATTCCTGCATTTCTTAAATCTTCTGGTGGATTTATTGCTGCTTTAATTTTATCAAGAAGCTTTACACCATATGTCCAATAAAATACTTTTCCATTGTTGTCAGGATTTCCATTATCTTTTACTACATAAATATTACTTGCAAATTTTGTTTTTCTACTAATTTGCTTAGCAAATTCTTTAGCTTCTTCAGTTCCAATAGCTTGAAGTTCATAATAAATATCAGATACTGGACAAGGTTTTCCAATAGTTTGTGGTGATTTTGCTCTATAATATTTTATATTTCCTGTTTTATCTTGAAATCTTATATAATGTTCATAATATTTCACAATAGGAACTTCATTAATATTTTTTTGAGGTAAAAGTCTTATAACAGCACTTCCATTTCCTTTTTCATCCGTTGTTAAATCCCACTGTCTTTCATCACCAAATTTCTTTTTCGGTTCAAATACTTGTTGTAATTGTTGTGTTAATGTTTCTGTATCAAATAATCCCATGTTCGTCCTTTCGTATTATTTTTCGATTTTTTTTCGAATTTTTTCGTAGTTTAACGACATTCCGACAGGTCGAAGATTAAAATTCTTTTTTGATAGAAATTAATAATTCAAATGGTTCTTCAATATTTTTTAAATAAGCTATAGGGTTATTTGTCTTAGGATTTCTTTTAATATGAAATTCATATTCACAGTCTGGAATTTTACTAATATTCATTATATCAAAAACAAATTTATTTTCTTCATTTGAAAGAATATCTTTTTCATAATAATTAGGATTTTGAAAATTATTGTTAGCATCAATTGTTGTAATAATTAATTGATGAACAGAAGAATCAATAACTAAATCACTATGACCAAGAATGTTTGATATTTTTTTAATATGTTTTAAATCTTCTCGCGTTAAATCAAATTTAACTGTTGATGTAACCGATTTAACTTTATCAAAAATGTCAGGTGCAACTGAAAATTTTTCAAGTAAATTAACACTTGTTGTTTCATATATTTGCTTTAATTTTCCATTATTTATAATAATTTTTTCACCATCTTTTTCTAAAAAGACATTTTCACCAAAATAGTCAACAAGATTCAAAAATTGAGCTAAATTATAAATACCAAATTTTTCAAATTTTTCTTCATCTAATTCATCTAAATTAATCAAAGCTATTATAGAATAATCATTTGTCATTGTTGTTTTTGGATATTCTATAATAACAGAATTAGAAATTTGAATTAATTTTTTCAAAATAGGTATTGTATTTTCTAACATGGTTATCCTTTAATTAATTGATTGAATTTCAGCTAATGTTTTTTCAAAAATATGTTCTACAATATTTTTTGCCATCTTTTTAGCTGTTTTCTTATTAGAACAAACTCTTTTTAAAATATCGTCTGTAAATTTTTCTATATATTCTTTTTTTAAATCATTCAAATTATAATTTTTAAAAAGTCCAAATTTATCGTCACCTAAAATAACAACTCTTGTATACAAATTAATATCTTCAACAAGTTTATGTTGTAAATCTAATGAAACCATCTTAGCTCCTTTTTTCTTTTTTATTATTATATCATATTTTTTCAAAAAGTAAATAAAATTTAATCATATATTTTAATTCTGAAAAATTTATAACATTTTTTCATAAATATTTCATCAATAAAAATATCATCAATGTTTTGTCCAAATTTTTAAAAAATATCTTTTATAATTTCTTTTATTGCATTTTTATCATATTCATTCAAAGGAAATGCAATAAAAGTTATTTCACCTTTATCCAAACCCAACGTTAAATTTTTAATGTTATATACATCATTTAAAGTAATTTTTAAAACTTCTTTTAGTTTTTTCTCATTTATTCTTTTTAATAATTCTTCTTTTTTCATTTTAAATACCCTCTTTTTTCATAATAGTATTTGGATGCAAATCTTTATCGTTTACAATTACACTGGTTAAATGTTTATCATCAATTATTTTATACTCTAAATCAAAATCTTTTTTTAATAATTCAAACAATTCTTCTAATGAATTAAATTTTGTTATTTCAATATTATCATTTTCGTATACTTTTATATCTCCATCTTCATATAATTTTTGAAACATATTTTCATAATTATCTAAATCTATCAATGAACGAATATAAAGCTTACCATTTTCAACAGTCATTATTCCTTTATACTCAACTTCATTAAATAATGTAATTTTTACTTCATAAGTCATTGTTATATCCTTATTCATGTGGGAATGTAATTTTAAACTTTTTAGTCTTTTCTCATTCATTTTAACTTCTTAAATTTTTCCTGTTCCACCACAATATTGACAATTAATCCATTCTGTTTTTCCCAACAGTCATATGTTTCAATGTAACACACTCCATTACAAACATTACATTTCATATTCATCCTTTATTTTGAAATAAAATTTACAAATTCTAACTTTAATCTCTTTATTTGAATTTACATTTTGTTTCATACATTAAAAATATTTTTTCTTCAGAAAAAGTTTATTTGATGGAATAAATTCTTTTTTCATAAATTTATAAATTCTTAAAACTCACACAAGATCTTTTATTCTTTGATGAAAATTTTTCCTGTGAAACTAAACATTCTTTTTGAAACATTTTCAATATCACTCATATCAAATTTATTTTAAATTTTCATTTTTATTTTTTACTAGTTCTTTAATATTTTCTATAATTTCATCAATTTCATCATAATCTAAATCTATACCGTCTTCTTCTGCATATTCTGGAAGATATATATTCATATCGTCTAATATTTTAACAAAATCCAAAATCCACAAAGCTTTTTCTTTCATTATTACCCCTTTAAAAAGTTTTTTCTATTTTTTTAATTACTTCTTTTATTTTTTCATATTGTGTATATTCATCTATTTCTTCTTTGTCATTCAAAGTGAGTTCATAAAAAACATCAAACTTTTCAGATAGAACTTTTTTTCCTAATTCTTCTAATGAAAAAATAATCAAATCTTTTTCAAATTGTGACAATTTCATTTTAAATCCTTGAAGTTACTTATAATCTTTTTAAAAATTGTTTATAAAATTCTTTCACAAATTTTAATTCATCTTCAAGAGGCATAAATTTTGATTGTGTTTTTTCAAGATAATCAAGATATTTTTCAATGCCTTTTTGTATATGAATTTCTGTTATTTTTTCATTATTTTCTTCAGCTATTTTTTTCACCATATCAATTATCATTTTAAGTGAATTTATTTTTATTTTATTTTTTTCTTTTTCAGCCTTTAAGAGTTCTTTTTTAAGATCTTGAAATGTCATATTATCTCCTTGATAATATTTGTAAATACATTATGTTATAAAATCTTCATCTAATATAAATGTATGCAAACTTAAAAATTTATTATCTTTTTTGTAAGAAATACATAAGACATTTTCTGCTTTACATATAAAAACTTTTTTAATGAATTCTTCTTGTTCACAAAAATAATCTTCCATAATTTCTGATTTTAACCATAAAGGAGTATCATTCTGTGATTTTAAATTCTCAATAGCACATTCTAAACAACAAAAATTATTTTTTAGATATATTTTTTCAATACTTTTTAAAACAAAATAATCAATATATTGCATAAGAACATTAACAAACAATCTTTTAAGTGTTTTTATTTCAACATTTTCAGGATTTTTAAAATTATTTACTCGTGTTTCCATTTCTTTTGCTGTTAAATATAAACATTTATCAAAATACTTGTTTTCAAAATATTTTTTTATTTTATTTTTCATATTTACTCCTTAATAATTTTAAAATGAAAAAATTAGTATTTTTATAATTCATAATTTTTATTTGCACCAATAAATTTTTACAATATTAGGATATTCACTTAATATTGGAATTCTATGACCCACTGTGTGAACTTTACAAACCTTTTTGTTTAACATTTCATTTTGTAAATCACTTGAATTAAACTTTCCAATAAACAATCTATCAACATTTTCAAAAACACCTTCTTTTGTAAAAATAAGATATTTTGTATTTTCTCCTGTAACATTTGTAACAGATTTAATATGAATTATTCTATCTTGTCCATTCGTATAATGTAAAATTATAGATGTGATACTTATTAATGTGAAAAAAATTAAAATAATAATTAATTCTATATTACCTTTTCTCATGTTGTATCCTTTTGTTTGTATTTTAAACATATTTCACTGAAAAAATCTTGTTATCATTTAAAAAGCTATTTCCTATTGAAATTACTTTTATAATTCCTTCATTTATAAATTCATTGTAATGATTTCCAAATATTTTTTCCAATATTGTTTGTAATACAGTAACTTTTTGTTTTAATTTATCTTCAGTAATAAATTTTATTTTATCATTACCATAAACTTTTTTTGCTATAATTTTATAAGTTTATATAATATCACTTGTAATAACTTTCTTATCTTTTGGATAAATTACAACATAAACATAAGGAAATTTTGATCTTATAAAATAATTTACTAAAACTTTTTGATCATTCTTTAATTTTTTTATTAATTCAATTTTTAAATTTTTAATTTCTGAAAAATCCTCACAATCAGGAAGAAAATGTATGATTTTTTCAAGTTCTTTTGAATAATTTTCTAATTCTATAACATTATCAATAAGAAGGTTCAATGCCTTTAGTGATGTATTAATTGTTAATCTGTTTTTTATTGTTCTCTCAATAAAAGGGAGAGCCTTTTCAAGTTTTGTTAGTGTTGTTCCTATTAATTCAATTAAAATAGGAATTTGATTTGTCAACAACTCACTATTTTCAACAAATTTTGTTCTCAAATTTACAAGCAATTCTATATCAATATTTGGACTTGATTCAATTTTATCTATTTGTTTTTGAAGTTCTTTGTTTTCTTCTTCTAATTCTACATTTAATTTTTCAAGAATTTGTAAGTACTTTGTCAAATAATTTCTTTTTTCATATAAATAAGATAATGCTATTTCTAAATCTTTAAATTCATTTTTTGGAAATACTTTATAAATAATTCTTTTTATTAATGGTCTGTGGACAATTTTGTCTAGATTGAGATTAATATCTTGTACAGTCTTTTCTATTTCTGTTGATAATTTGGTGAATTCCATTTTAACTCCTTTTCATTTTTTTATAATTATAACACATTTTTAAAAAATGTTAACATTTTTGTGATTTTTTTGTATGTTTTTTGTTTTTACACACATACTTTATAAAATATTATTATTTATATAAATATAATTTATCTATGTAAATATTTGCATTTAAAATTCACACATGTAAAAAATATTTTTATAGCAACTATAACAAAACATTTTTAAACATACATTTTGTTTTAAAAATTTGAATTTTCAAAAATATTTCCAATAATCTCAAAATTTTTTTTCTAATTTATATATTGTTTTGTTTTTACTATCTACAACCATAAAACAACAATCATTTTGAATATATTTTACAAATCCAATTTCAGTTACTTCTTCACATGTATACTTATTAAAGGATGTATTATTTAGACGTTTTATAATTCTTTTTACTATATCTCCTTCATAAATTTCTTTATTGTTTTTATCTTTTAAACCTGTATATTGTCCTATACTTTTTTTTCAACTTTAAATATATCTTTATTTTCTTCAAAACCTAATGCATTAACATATATCAAAACATTCATAGATACCTATATATCTTTGTTCTGTTATATAAAATTTATTATTTTCTTGAATTAAATTACCATATATCCATTTATCCAATATTTTTGAAAATCCTCTAAATTTTATTTTTCTCACTATAATTCCTTTTATCATGTTTTTAATTAAACAATAATTTTATTTTTCAAAATAATATGAAGTTAACATTTTATTCAATTATTTTTCTTTCAAATCTGTTACATCCAAATTTTTCATCAGTAATAATAAAATCATAATTAACTGGATTATTACATAACAATCCTTTTTTAGTTTTTAAAAAATATTTACAACCCCTACATATTTTGCTTTCAAAATCATCATAAATTTTATCTATTAATTTATAAACAAAACAAGATTTTACAACTTCATCTTCATATTCATCAAAATCATTTTTAACAATTTCTTTGACACAATTAATATATTTTTTAGCTTCTTCTCTTGTCATTTTATTCTCCTTAACAATTTATTGTTTTTGTGTTATAAGTTACAAATGATAATACTAATCCATATATCGTTTTACTGCTCCAAAAAGAATTTAATTAAATCATCAAAATTTAAAGGTAATTCATCAATTTTTACTTTAATCTCTTTCTCTAAAAAGTGTGACAATCTTAAACCTTGTTTTTTTATTTCATCTTCAATCTCATAATAAAAATCTTTATTACTAAATCTGTCTGATTCAACCCACAAATGAGTTAGAGAAACTGCTAAATATGCTTTTGCAATTATCTTTATTTTTCTTTTAGTTAATTTCATTTTCTTCCTTTTAAATTTGTTACAATCAAAGTTTTCACTAATTAATAAATAATAATCACTGTTTGTTACCATATCACGCAGACTTTTACAACCATTTGTTCCTTTTAAATTTATTTACACCTCCTCTATTTCTTCTTCTAAATATTTCAAAATATCCTCTTTTGTTTTAAAAACAAATTCTTCTGAAAACCAATCTGTATTTTCTACATAATATTTTATTTCAGAAGTTTCTGGTATATCAATATTGACTTTTATACAACATACTTTACTTTTAACAATTTTATTTTTATGAACCACATAACAATCATCACCTATATTTAGTTTTGTTTTTATTATCATTTCATTCTCCTTCTAAATCAAATCTACCTGAATTAAGAATGTCACAAATTTTCTGAGCATCTTCTCTTGTTCTAAAATATACTTTGTCGGGATTATAAAGCCATTGAAATTCTACCACACCCCATTTTTCCACTTCATCTTCTTTAAAAAGTGAAATACCATAAGATAATTTTCCTAATTCAAATTCATACCCTCTACTATTTGGACATTCTTGATCCCTAAGTGCCAAAAGTCTTGTAAATCTTTTAATAGTTTTAAGAGCTTTTTCAGCTGTTTTTCTATCATTTCTAGTAAATCCATTTTTAATCGCAAAATCATATCCACACAAATTTATTTTATCACTTAAACTAACAAGATTATTATAATCTATTGGATTTAATAAATAATTACATTCTTTAAGTTTAATTTTAGGTGATTTAGGGATTTCAAATTTAATTTCATCCCAGAATAATGTTTGGTTTAAATATTTATTTGTTTTACCATCAAAGTTGTATGCTTTGTGATAACCAAGTGAAGGAAAATACACTACTATAGGATATTCTTCTGTATTAATATATTTTACAATCCCCCATCCGTATCGAAAATCCCATACTCTATCTCCAATTTTAATTCCATCAAAATACCTCATTTTTAATTCCTTATTTTTCAATTATTTTTTCTGAAATTTTAAAATTGTCCTCATTCCAGAACAACACACAACCGACATATCTTAATAACTACATATTACAATAAAACTATTAAAAGTATGTTTGTTTCTATTTATCTTCATGTTTGTTACTAAATCTGCAATTTTTTCTCATATAATTATAACACATTTCCAAAAAACTTCAAAAGGTTTAAATAAAATTCAAAAACCAACTTTAAATTTAATCATTTTTAACTTCTTCTAAAGTTTTATATAAGGCAATAGTAATATTTTTAGTTAAAACATCAAAAAACTTTTTGGTATCCTCTTTATTTTGTCGAGGAATATCTTTATGTTCAACAATAAATTTACCTAAATAATCCCCTGAATCAAAAAGTGGAAAAATTAAAAGATTTTCTTTTCTATTAACAATCATTTTAATTTTCCTTTAAATTTTTTAAATTATCTAAATCAAGTTCAACTGTAAAATTTTTATTGAAATTTTCTATAGCTTTTTTAACTTCTTCTATAAGTGTATTCAAAATATCAACAAAAATGTTGTATTCATAATCACGAAATGAATCTTCTATGATATCTTTATATACTGAATTATAATTTTTTAAAAAGATAGAAATATTATGACCTTTCTTTAAAAGTCTACTATTTTCAATCACAAATCCTTTTTCTTCTGCATATTTTTCAACTATTGATGAAAAATATTTTACTTCTTCATCATTAATAAAAACTTTATTGATTTTTCCTGAAATTACATTTACTTTAAGTTTCATTCTTAACTCCTTTAAATTTACTTATCAGAGCCTCTCTGGAGGTCCCTGGTTAATTTTCTAATTATTCTAATATATTTTTTATAATTAAAATTTGAATATTTACCAGAGAGGCTCCAATAAACAAATACTAACAATAAAATTATAACATGTTTTTTTCAAAATGTAAATTAAAATCAAATTCCCATTTCTAATTTTTGCCATTCTATAAATAATTTGATATCCCATCTAAAACTTTCAATATTTTTTAAATGTTTTTCTAAATATTCAATGTCATTTTCAAGTTCTTTTAATTTATATTTTAACTCAATATATTCTTTATCTCTTTCAATAAAATCTTTTATTTCATTTTGTTTCAAAGAAATAGGAAAATCATTTTTATAGTAAAGATATCTTTCCAACCATAAAGAATCAAGCTCTTTTGAAACTTTTATTAATTCATAACGCTTTTGTTTAATTTCTTTTAAAACTTTTTCATATTCACCAGCAATCTCTCTAAGTTTTTCTTTTATATTTGTATTATCAAATGTAAAATCCATTTTAATCTCCTATTTGAATTTCTTTTTCTATAATAGGATAAGAATTTTGTAAATACAAATTAATTCTTTCATCTGCATGTTTTAGTATATAATTTTTCTTTTTTCTACAACTTGTAAAATCATCTACATAATCAAAAATTTTAACTTTTTCTTTTGACTCATGTTGACGCATTCCTCTTCCAATACTTTGATTAAGAATTATAAAAGATTTAATACTAGAAACCAAATGTATATTATGAATTTTCTTTATATTAACTCCCGTTGATAATGTTCCAAATGTTGCAATTAATATACCACCATCTTTTAATTCAAACATTTTTCTTATTTCTTCTCTTTTTTCTCCTTTTACATCACCTCTAATAAAGAAAATGTTCAAATCATCTAAAACAATAATTTTATCATGTTTTACATCATTTTTTATAAGATTTCTTGATTGAATAATATAATATTTTGAATTGTCTTTTATAGATTTGATTTCTTTTTTATAAATTAAATCTTCATTAGGAACATCTAAATTTAATTTTAATTTAATAATTTCTTTTAACAAAGTTTCACCATGAGTAATTTTATTATAAAGAATTAAATTATTTTCTTTTTTGTTTAAAGAAAGTTTATTTACTATTTTAGCTATAAAAATGTTTCTTACATTCAAATCTTCTATAAATTTAACTTCTTGTTGATACGTTTTACATTTTTGCCAAAATTCTTTACAAATCTCCTTATTGTAATTTAAAAAGAACATGACAACTTCAACAGGTGTAGCATATCCTTGATTAATAAGTTCTTGAGGAGTAATAATTGTGATAGGTTTACCCAATGTTGAAAGAAGTGTAAATTTATCTACACTGTTCTGAGGGAGTGTTCCTGTTAAACCTATTTTATATTCAGCATTTACAGAAGCTTTAAGTATTTTATTAAGAGAATCAGATTTTGCAACATGAGATTCATCAATTATGACAAAATTAGCTTTAGGTAATAAATGCATAGCATTTTTCAAACTTTGCCAAGTTGATATAACAACATCCTTTTTAAACTCTTTTTCTTTTCCTGAATAAATTTTATGAATGTATTTATCTAAATCTTTCCAACCATATTCTTTAAAATCACTATACATTTGTTCTACAAGATTTATTGTTGGAACAACTAAAACACCTTTTAATCCTTTGGATAAAAGATATCTAATAATTACATACAAAACAAAACTTTTACCTGAATTATGATGAACTATGTTATTTTGAACATAACACTCTTCTTCAAAATCAATATTGAAATCAATCCATTCTTGCTTTTTTAAATCTTCAATTGAAACAATTTTTTTTGTGTCAAACAAATTACCTTTTAGTATTTCATCTCCTATTTTTAAATTTGAAGAAGACTCCCAAATTGGTTTATTTTTATCTTTTTTTAATAAAAAATGTGTAATAGAACATTTTATTGATGAACCATCATCAAATGTAATTTTTTTACCATCTAAATCTTTTTTAATAAAATAATCATTTATTTTTTTAAATCCAAATGGTGTTTCAATTTTTACATTTTTTCCTTGTTTTATTAATTCAACAATTTCACCAAAAGTTCTTTCTTCTATTTTCATATTAACTCCTATAAATTTTTATGTTAATCTTCAATTATAACTCTTATTTTTTCATTTTTATCTAGACAACCTGTTGCAGAAATAAGAATACAATTTTTATTATTTATAGCTTCAACAATAGCTTTTATTTGATAATCTCTTGGTTTAAATGGTGGATTTAATGAGTTAATGAATTCTTTAATTTCTTCTTCAGTTACTTTTTCATTATTTGAATCTATATTTTCGTATTCAAATTCTGGAAATTTATTTAAAATTAATTTTACTAATCCTCTTGGTATTATCATTCCAGATGGTGTTAAAGAATAAAATTTCTTCTTTCCATCCCATAAACCTGCTCTAAAAGCAGGTGTAAATCTATATCCATCAACATAAATTGAAAGCATATTCATGAGTTTTAACCGTAATTCCATTCCTTCTTCAGTATTAGGAATTTCTATTAAAGAATATGAATAATTTATATCTTTTATTTTCACATTAATCCTTTGATTTAGAATTTTAACCTTTATATCCAATTCTTTCTATTTCTTTTTCTATTTCTTCTAATAATTCATCATGATTTAATAAAAATTCAATTGTATTTGAAAACATGTTATCAAATTTATCTAAAAGATAATCATCATCTTCTTCATAAGAATAAGCTTTTTTCCATAATTCTTTGAATGTATAAAAATCAATTCTATTGTAAATATAAAGTAAAATTTTTCTTGTTTTGCTCATTTTAACTCCTTTTCATTTTATTTTTTATAATTATAACATATTTTTTCATATTTTTGAATAGTAAATACAAGTTTTTAAAAAAAATTATTTTATTCCTAAAATTGATTTCTCAATTTCAATACATTTTTCATACGAATCGGCTTCATCTTTATCTTCTCTAATACATACAAAACTTGGATGTAAAAGAGCTTCTACTTTTCCATCTTTCCAAGATAATCCTCTACAATTAATTGTTGCAATTTTACCAATTAACTTGTCTTTATGTTTAGTAATATAATTCATGTCTTCTTCTGTTAAACCTCCAGCTTTAACTTTTATTTTACCATCAGAACTTTCAGCTATAACTCTGTTAATAAAATTTTCATATTTTGTTCCTGGTGTGCCATATTCAAAACCAATAATTTTAAAATCAACATCAAAATTTATTTTAATTTTTATTTGATAATCAGGTTTTTTATTTATAAATTTCCCATATTTACTTTTAACAACAGTTCCTTCTCCACCTCTTTGAAAAATTTCTTTAAAATGTTCTATAACTTCTTCTTTTATTTTTACAGGTCTAGTAGAAATTTCTAAAATATTATCTGTTTGCCACAAACATTCTTTTAAATTTGAATATCTTTTGTAATAAGGAATTTCACAATATCCTTTGCTCCAATCTTTGAAAGGAATTATATCCCAAGCAACAATATAAATATCTTTTAAAAATTCAGATGGTTTTTTTCCATATTTTTCAATAAATGCTTTAATATCTTTTTCTTTTAATTTTCCTTCTTTCTTTTTAGACAAAAGTGTTTTTATTGAATTAATTAATCCATTAGCTTTATATCTATCAAAATTTTTAACAAGAATCTCACCAGTAATAACAAATTCATCATAAACAGGTGAAAAATAATTGTGTTTAAAAGCCCTTTCTAAATGTAAATCTTTTCCATTTCTCGCAAATGTTCTTAATTCTCCTGTTTCACAATTATAATAGAGGTTACAAAACATTCCATCAAGCTTTTCTTGTGACCAAACTTCACCTTCTTCAAGAAGTTTTTCAAGTTTTTTCATATTAAAAGGAATTGCTCCCATATATGAAGTAATTGGTATAAAATTTTCAAATACTTTGTTTATTAATTTAGCATTAATACCTATTTTAAAATCTTTTTGAAGAATTCCATCAAATACCCAAGCATCGTGTTCATCAAGCTTTTGATATAAATATTCAACTTCATTTCTTGCAGCATTTCCTGTAATTTTTCTTAATCTTAAATTATCTAAAGTATCAAATATAATATGACTTGAATGCTCTAAAGTAATTTCACCTTTATTTGGAAGTTTATCATATTTTTTAACATAGTATTGATAAAATGGATTATAAGCGTAAAATAAAACTTTTTTAAGAAGATCATTATCTTTATGTTGTTTAAGTATCTCTTGTTTTTTGTTAGTAGAAGAAGTTTCTTTTATTTGTTGTAGAATTTCATAAACTTTCATTTTAACTCCTTTTATTAATTTACTTCTCAGAGTGCTTCTGAAAGGTAAATAGAGGTGAAAGCTAAAATTTTTCTTATCAAATAAATAAGGAAGCCTTTTTACCTTTATAAAATTATGGTGTGTTTTTGAAAAAGTAAACTATTTTAAAAAATTTTTATAAATTTCTTCTAATGAAATAGGTGTAAAATTTATATTTTCAACTGAAACATTAAAATGAGGTATTTCACATTCTTGACAAGGATTTGCACTATGTGTATGACCATGAATTAATAAATCAATATTACCAAGCTTTTTCTTAAATTCTCTAAGAGAAGTGTTTGTATCCAAATATTTTTCACACAATGGATAATGACAAATACCGATCTTCTTTTTATTAACATTCAAAATAAAATATGCGTTAGTGCTTTGAAACCCCACATCTTTGTACCATCCATTAGATTTATGGTCATGGTTTCCATAAATTAAAATCTTATTTCCATTCATATTATCTAAAATTCTTTTGGCTAAAAATTTTTCTGAAAGCACAAATTCATATTTTCTTTTATATTGACCAAATCCTACAAAAATATCTCCAACAAAAAACACAGTGTCTTCTGGTTTAACAACACTATTATATCTTTTTATCATTTCTTCTATGTATGAATCTTGAAATTGCTTTCTTTTAGGTTCATATTCAAATATGTTTTGATGAAAGAAATGATAATCACTTACAAACCAAATCATCTTTCTTCCATTGGTGTAATAAATAATCCCGTTAAAATATAGTTTACAACGGCACCTATTATTTCACCAATTATCATATAAATAGGTGTCATAATTACACTGAAATGTGTAAAGCTAAACCATTCAATTCCTTGAACATCAAAAATTTTAGCACATAACAAAATTAAAAAGACAGGCCCTGATAAATACACAATAAAAGATGATACAATTGCTAAAAGAAATGTATTTGCACTTAAAGTTCCTAGAATATATTTTTTCATATTTTCTCCTATAAATAATTTATATAAATATTTGGAATACTATCAAGTCTTTCAACTAATTTTACTGGAATATTATTTATTTTAGCTACTTTTTCACATGTGTTAAATTTTAATTCTGATTTCATCTTTTTAATCCAATTAATCACACTTAACGAGTAATCTCCATCTTTATTTTTAATTTTAACTAATTCACAATAAATCCCTTGTATTTCTTTAATCATTTCTGGATTTATTTTCATTTTACGTCTTTTATTTGTTCTACAGTAATTCCACATTTTTTTAAAAACTCAATTCCATCAGTGTTTCTATATTCTTCATAATAAAAAACTCTTTTTATTCCTGACTGAACAATTAATTTAGCACATTCAGGACAAGGACTCAAAGTAACATACATATCACATTCATTAGTCGATATTCCAGCTTTTGCTGCAAAAGCAATAGCATTCATTTCAGCGTGAACTGTGAAAGGTGATGTTTTTAAAATTTCTTTTGGATCATCAAATTGTTTTTTACATTTACGACAAAAATATAAAAAATCATCAAATTTTCCAATTTCTTTAGAACCACAAAAAGGACATAATTTTTCTATTTCTTCACATACATTTTCATATCCTGATACTGTTCCATTATAACCACAAGAAATAATCCTATTATCTCTAGTAAGAACTGCACCAACTTTATTTCTTTTACAATAAGATAACTTAGCAGTTTCCAAAGCAACTCTCATAAAATATTTTTCTTTCATAATATGTCCTTAAATTTAGCAAGTTTCATCAAAGCTTGTGCTTCTATTGCTTTGACCGCTTGTTTAGTTATTCCAAATAAATAAGCTATTTCATCTAATTTATATTCTCTGCATTCTACAATACCCATTTCAATCAAATAATTTAAAACTATCCATTTTTCATTTTTATCTTCAATTTCATCTAAAATTAATTTTACTTCTTTTAATGTTAATTCCATTTTAACTCCTTTTCTTTTAGTTACATGTTAATTATAACAAAAATAAAAATAAATGTAAATACTTTTTACTAATTTTTGTTAATTTTCTAATTTTTTAATCTTCTAAATTTACAGAATAAAGATATTTATGTTCATCAGGAATAGCCAAATATAAATTATAAACCAATATTCTAAAATCCCAAAAAACATCTTTTTGTGATCTTAATTCTAATAAATGTTGTAATTCTTGTCCATTAATTGTATAAACACCTCTTGTTTTATATCCTTCAGGAAGAAGTATTTTGATTCTATCTAAATTTTTTCCCTTATAATGTGCTACAATTTTTCTTGTATTTTCTAAATTTTGTAATGCGTATTTATCAATAACTTCATCTCCAGAAAAAACAAAATATTTTGAAGCTCTTTGAATATCATCGATAAATTCTTTTTCTTGTGCTAATTCTTTCAATGTATATCGTGTTGATTTAACTGTCGGTGCAATTCCAACACAATGACGTGACAATTCTTGTAATGTTGCTCTACTAAAATTCATAATCCTGAATGTATATGTTAGATGCCTTAAAATAGATTTATGTTTAAATTTATTACCTATCCTTTCTATAAATTCTTTATCTTTTTCACCTGTTATATTATTTTTTATATCACTATCTGATTTACTATGACTTTGCCATGCTTCTCTTCCACCTTCAGCACATACCCATAATGGTGTATACCAAAGAACTTCAGATTTTTGTGGATTTAATTCTTCAAAATCGTAATTCCATTGTCTTAATTCTTTTATTTTATTTTTAATTTTTTCGATCATTTAAAACTCCTATTTCAATTAAAATTTTTTTAACTTTATCTTTTAATTTGTTAATATCTTTTTCTGTATTATCTAAAATAATTTCTTTATCAAAATCAATTTTTTCAATAAATTCTTCTTTTATATTTTTATCAATAACATGTATAACAATTACATTATCAACTTCTTTAATTCTCTCATATTCAACTTTAAATCTCAAATCTGTTATTAAATTAATTTTTGTAACATTCATTTGTTTCTTCACAAAATCAGCCCAAATATAAGGATACCCTTTTTTTATTTCTTCTGAAAACCATATCAAATCTTTTCGATATTTTTCTTTGTTTTTTTCAAAATCATCTAAAGATATACCTTTTATTTTACAAAATATTTCTTTAGGTTTTTTAGCAAAAGAAAATCTATCAACTTTTATATATTTTTCAATGACATCTGCAACAGTATCTTTTCCAACTCTTTTTTCACCATATAAAAAAATTGTCATTTTAATTCCTTTAAAACTTTTTTATACTCTTCTGGTGTGTTGAAAAATAAAGTTTTTTCTTTTACAATATTAACATGAAAATTATTTTTAACAGCTAAATCTAAAAATTCTTTTTCTTTTTCTTTTAATTCTTTAATTATAAAAATTGAATTATCTTGATAACCTTCTTTTTGACCTTTAGTCCAATCTATTAATTTATTTTCTTTAAAAACCAAAGAAACATATGGATTTTTTCTTTTTGTTACAGTCAAACAATTATTATCAAATTTTTTATATGTTTCTAAAATATCTTTTATATTTTGTTCATTAAAAAATACGTCACTCCAACAAATACAAATAGGTTCTTTAATTTTCTTTTTTAATTCAAAAACATCTGCTCCTGATCCATTCCCAAAATCACCTGTTATAGTTTTAGAAAATGTTTTAATTTTCGGATAATTATTTAAAATATTATCTGTTGTAACTATATAAATATTATCAAAAAATTTTTTAAAAATTTTTTCATTATATTCAAACGTTTCTAATATTTTTGGCTTATAGGAAAATCTTGATGATTTTCCTGCTGCCATAATATATAAATTCATTGTTTATCCTTTTCTTAAAAGATATTTTAAAAATACATTAGTATCATAAACATTTTTTACATGAAGTGATGGTAATTTTTTAATCATATCTTTATCATTTCCATTTATTTCATCACCAATATAAAACACTTTATTTTTATCTATATCAATTAATTCAAGCAACTTTTTAAAATTATTATATTTATTATTGTCTTTTTTCATTATATCAATAGTTGAAATACCTGCTTTAATAACTTGTAAATCAGGTAGTTTAATTAACAAATATTTATGTAGAACTTCTCTATATTCATAATCTAAAAATCTTAATGAAATAATACAATTATTTCTATTTTCAATTTTTGAAACATTGAATGATATATCTCTCAAAACATCAAAAATCTCATTTAATTCATTTGTTTTTAATTCAAAATTTTTATAAATAATTTTATTATCTTTATAAATAGTACTTCCATAATTTGTCGCATAATAATTACATTTTAATTCTTTAGGAATTTCAGAAAGTTTTTTACCTGTAAAAAGTATTATTTTGTATTTATCATAAAGTTTATTTATCAAATTATTATTTTCTAATGAAACATCTACATCTTTTATATTTCTAGAAAAAATAGTATCATCAAAATCAAATATCAATGTATTAAAATCATCAAAATTAAAATAACTGTCAAAAATTGTAAATGCTAACTCATCAGGATCATGTTTATCTTTATTTTTTATTTTTTCATTGATAACAACAGGAATATCTAACTTTGAATAAATTTTTGTATGAGATATAATTTTTGAAACATCATAATTTAGACTTTTTAAAATAATTTTAAGTTCTTCTTCTAAAGAATACCCTATCATATCTTTATCACGTGTAATATTGACCACAAGATATTTTTCTTTTTCTTTTATTGCTTCTTTAAATCCTTTAGTTTTATATGTTGGTATTAGTGAAGAAAATTGTGTTCCTGAACTAAATATTATTAAATCACTTTTTTTAATTACTTTTTTAGCTCTTTCAGACAAAATTGGAATTTTTTCGTTTCCATATTTATCAATAAAAAATATGTCAGTAATTCTGTTGTTAGGATTATTCCAATCAACTATTTCAGCTTCATCATATATATTAACTGATTTCTCAGTTTTTGCGCATAAAAATAATGATTCATCAGAATTAACAATAACATTTTTAGGTAAATTAAGATATTCTGCCATAATATCAGCCGCTTTTTGTAACGACTTATTATTAATATAAGCAAGACCACCATATACAATATTAGCAATAGAAAAATCTACATATCTTATTTTATGTGAAAGTTTTTGTTTAAAATACACTTCAACAGCTTGTTTAATTTCATCAGGAAAATCTGAAACTAATTCTTTTATTTTATATTCAGCATCTTTATAAAACGTGTATCTCTTTGATAAAACATTAAAAATTTTTTCTGATAAATCTGTTTTAATTTTATCTCTATATAATTCATAATCTAAAAATTGTTGTTTTCTGACATCAGATGGACCGAGTATTTCACCATTAAAAACTTTTCTAACAATACCAGTAGAAAGACCATTATCATACGCATTTACTAAAGTATACATATTATTAATATCTAAATATTTAGAAAGTCCTTTTTTTAATTGTTTACTTCCTGTTCCTCCTGAAATTATTAACACTTTCATCAATTTTCCTTTATTTTAAATATTCATTTAAAATTATATTATATTTTTTAAAAATGCTAACTTAAAATTTTTAAAAGTTGTTTTTTGAAAATTTCTTTTTTATTAAATCTTCTTACATACGATGGATGATAAACTTTAAAAGAATTAAATTTTTCAAAAACATCATTGTATTCTTTATAATTTCCTAAAAATACAAACCTATCAAAATCATATTCATTTTTTAGAAAATTCAATTCATCTAAAAGAATATTAGTCCATTCTTTTAATGATAAATTAGATTCATCTTTTATTAAATTAGTAAAATAAGGAAATAATTTTATTTCTTTTAAAACATCTAAAAGTGTTTTTGATGAAGGACCAAATAACCAAGCAGATTCACATTTATATAAATGTTTAAATTTTGTTCCAGGTTTGTAACCTATAAAAACAATTTTTGAAAATAAATTTCCTCTAGGAGGAGTATAGAATTTTTTAAAATTATTAAAATACTTTTGATGTTTCTTTAATCCAAAAATTCCTGGATATTCTATATCATCTATATTTGGTTTTATTTCTTTAATTTTTAAAATATTTTTACAGATACTATCCCAATTCATATTCTTTCTTTTATTATTTGATATAATTCTTTTGCATATTCATCAACATTAATTTTAGTATTCTCATATTGTAAATCACAAATTTTTTTACATTTCTCTTCATCATTTTTCAACATTTTCATTCTTTTTTCAATATCATCTTTACTTTTAACATATAACAATTTTCTCAAAGTTTCATCTGTATAAATTTTCATTTGTGGATCTAATTCTTTATCAACAAATGTTATGTTGTTTGCTAAAATTGACTCATATACTCTTTGATTTATATTATTACCATTATATTTTTTATCACCTATGATTACTGTCGCTTTAAATTCATTCATCTTGTTTAAAAATTCTGAATATTCAACTGGTTTTCCAAATAGTGGTGGTCTACCATGTATTTCTTCTTTGTATTTTTTAAATTTTTCTAATTTTATAGGACCAAAAACTTCAACAATTAAATCATTATATCCAAATAAAAACTGAAGAATTTTTTCTTCTCTTTTTCCACCTCTTAATGTTCCACCATATCCTAAGTCTTTTATTTTTTTAGACCAATCCCAAGGAAGTCTTTCATTTAATAAAGGAAATTTATAAAAAGGAAAATGGACATATTCTTTAACTTTCACTTCTTTTTCAATTTGTTTTCTAAAAGGATTAATATTATAAGGTTGATGAATATAAATAATTTCTTTGTCTATATAAATATCCTCTTTTTTATATTTTTTACTCCATGGTTTCTTTTCAATCGATTTCCAAATTTGTTTCAAATGTAATTCAGGGTCACAATACATATAAAATATAGGTCCATTAAATTTATTAATCATAATATAATTCATTATTTGAGCTTTATCTTCAGCACCTCCAAAAAAGTTAACATTACCATTAATAACTACAAGTGCATCAAAATTATCTAAATTATTGTCTTCTAAAATATTGTGTCCTATTGCAAAATCAATTTTTGGATCTTTTTTTAAAATTTTAGTAAAATAATGAACTTCAAAATTTTTAGACAAAAGCTTCATAATTGATAGTGCTTCTCCTGAACCGCCTGATGTTCCTTTATTTACAATTCTAGCTCCTAATTTTAAAACAGCTATTTTCATTTGTTTTCCTTAAATTCTTTTAATTCTTTTAGTTTTTTATCAAGTTCTAAATTAATTATTTTTAAAGATTTATCTAAAATTGGTGATAATTTTTCATCTATTTTAATCTTTTTACCAACATTGTATCCTAAATAAGAATAAAACAAATATTTTCTAGGACTTAAAACAATAAGTAAAAGACCAATAATAGTCAATATAACACTCACTTTTATATATTTTTTGAGATTTGATTTTATATCTTTTATTCTTTTTATTTCTTCTTCTTTTTTCAAGCAACATTCATCTAAAACCAATTCATAATAAAAAGATAAAATAGATAATACAAGTAGTCCACCAAAAAACAAAACATTTTCCAATTTTCCTATCATATCATAAAGATAAAGATAAACAAAAATTTTTTCCATCTTAACTTCCTTTTCATGTTTTGTATAACCACCACATCATATTTATTAAAAAACGTAAATATATTCATTTTCATTTATAAATCTTTCAATGTATTTGAAATGTCTTTCATAAACATGTAAAGAGCTCGCTGTCCAGATAATAGGTCCTTTTTTTAATTCCGGGTATGTCTTTTTTAGTTCATCAAAAACTTTATTTTGGACATACAAATCCCAATAAAAATCGGAAGAATACCCAAACACAATATCATTACTGCGCATTACATAATGACTAATTAACACATTATCTCTAATAAAAAATTGATTATACATTGTGCAAATAAAATCTGACATACCATTTTTATTGTATTCATAATGCATAGAAGGTCTATTGTAAATCATAATAGCTCTTCTACTATCCGGATTTCGTTTTAATTCTCTTATACAATTTTTGTATTGATCAAAATTTTCTTTACTAAAAATAACCCAACCATAATTAGAATTTATAAAACCATCTTTATCTGCAACTTGCTGCCAAATTAACGGAACTTTTCCTGGAATATCATAAACATTTAATGATTGACTTTCATACCATTGTATTTCTCTTTGTGCATAATCTAAATTTGTCTCTCTAAGAATATACGGTTCATCAACTATAAATGTTGCTCCAATAATTTCAATTAATTTTTGTCCTGTCTTATCAATAACAAATTCTTTATTTTTATATTTTTGAATTATTTCATTTCTTATATCTTTTATTTTTTTATAAAAATTAGTTTTATCTGTCCAATTTGACATTCTTTCATTTATTTCTTTGTTTATATCTATTACACACATTTTTCATCCTTTATATTTTTTAATAATATCTTTATATCTCGGATCAGTTTCTTTTACAAAATTACCTTCAGGAGTTAAAAAACCTTTCCTATCTTTTATTTCATTATAAGCAACTTCTAATGCATAATCAGAATCTATTCCTAAATATCTAGAATATCCTACTAAATAAATATATGATTTTTTAATTAAATCTAATGCTGATTTTGTATCTTCTTTAATAATCATATCACCAATATTGCAAATAGTTTCTGTCAACAAATCTAAGTCATAAAATTCATTAGATTTTTCAAATTCAATTCCACCTAACATTTCACTCAAATTAATCAAAACAACTTGAACATCACCTATAGCGTCCACTAATTTATCATTATCTTTTAATCTTTTAGCTTCAAATATTTCACTAAATTCGCTCATTAATTTTGCAAATTGAGTCAATGGTTTACCGTTATCAATAATTCCTCTATCTTTACTCCATTGTATAACTTTTTGCTTAAGTTCTTTTTTCACGTTATCTCCTTTATCAAAATATTTTTCATAAATAATTATATTAAATTTCACAAATTTGTAAATCAAAATAGACAAAAATATTTTTTGTTTAAAAAACTTCACATTGACAAAAATGATTAAAATAATAACCTCCATAATTTGACTCTTTTATATTTTCAATAAATATGTCAGTTCTAACTTTGTATTTAAAGTTAATATCACCATTAGGAAATATTTCACATAATAAAACAAAATCAATTAAATTAGAATTTTGTTTCACGTATTTCATATCTTGTCTAATTGGAAACCATTTGTGTCCATTCACTCTTGCAGTTTTGACTTCATATTTTGTATTAAAACAATCAATTAAATCATATCTCCAATCAAAACTTTTCTTGAAACCAAAATTTTTAATTAAAAAATATTCTGCTGCTATTCCATTAAATGCATCTTTATAAATTTGTTGAGATGTTCTTCCACTAGTATTGTTTGTTTGGATTATTTTGTTAACTTCAAAATTTACAAAATTTAAAAAATCTTTATCTTTACAATTAATATTTCCTATAATCATTTTAACACCTTATCTAGAAAATATTTTACAATATCAAATACATCATCTTCATTTTTGTCTTCTATATTTATAAGAAATTTACTTTTTATGTTAGATAATTCATATGCCTTTTCAAAAAGATTAATTTCTTTTTCTTTTAATTTCAAATCAGTAGTAAATGACTGTCCATCATCACGTTGTATTAAATTTTTAGGATTATCAATAAAAATAAATAAAATACTATCTTTTAAAAAAATTTTTTCAAATTCTAGAACTTTTTCTATTTCTTTTTTTGTATAATTTCTATAAATTGGTCCATAAACCAACTCACCTATATGTAATCTATTAGAAATAATTGGATAAATTAAATCTAGCTCTGATATTCTTATATATTCTTCTAATGCTAATTCAGGATTATTTATACCATAATAACTACAGTGTGTTTTTATTAAAGGCTCTTTATACTTTTTATAATACCATTTTTGTATTTTTTTAATTTGCGTATCTTTGCCAACATTATCAGGACCTTCAATTATTATCATAATTCCTCCTTTATGCAATTATAATATAACAATATTAATTTTATATTAATTATTATATTTTTTTAAAAATTCTTTAGTATATTCAATAAAAGTTTCTAGACAATTAAAATCATCAGGAAGTAAATATTCAAATTCTTTATGACCATCCATAATGAATCTATTATCCCATCTTCCTACTATCATTTCTTTTTCATTAACAATTATACCATTTCCAAAATAAAATTTTCCATCTATATAAGATTTCTTATATTTATTAAGTAATTTTTCACCAAAATTCATTTAACTCCTTTAATTATGAAAGAAAAGACATTGTGTTGTATCTTTCATATATTCAAAATAAATTCTATTAAATCCTTCAGTATACAAAGGAAGTTCAAATCTTTTTGCAAAATCTATTAAAATATTTTCTGGAATAAATTTTCCATCAATTTCACTTCTTTCTTTATTTCTTTTGAGAATTTCATCTAAAGATGATAACATGACAACTGCTTTTACATTATAATCATCAAGTTGAGATAACCATCTTCTTCTTGATTTCCAACTAATATTTGTCATATCTATAACAAAATCTTTATTTGATTTTTTAAGTTTATTAAATTTTTGTAAAAGAATTTTATTAATTTCTTTTTGATCCTCTGAGCTTAATTTTTTCCAAATATCTGTATATGTATCACCATATCCTTTCTTTTTTCCATATTCTAAAAGAATATCATCTCTACTTAAAACTTCTAAGTCTTTAAAATTCTTTTTTATATAAGTCGATTTTCCAGATCCTGGAAGTCCTATCATAATATAACAATTTTTATCTAATATTGTATTACAAATTTTATTAAATCCATATTTTTCTTTTTCTTTATATTGAAAATCTTTAAAAGAAATATTTCCTTTGGCATCATAAGATGAAAATTCATAAAGTTTTTCATATAAATCATAATGTCCATTGACAAAATATTTTTTAATTTGTTTGTCTGATTTTCTCCAAAATATTCCATGATAATTTGTTATGTAAAGAATTTCAATAGCATTCAAAAAAGATACAGTATCTTTATAAACTAAATTTATTAAAAAATCAATAGACATCAAAGTAGAAATTCCTTCATGTCCTCTAAATACTATTTTACCATTTTCTAGATGATTTTTTGCAAGAGGTTTTCCAATATCATGAAGAAGTGCAGCAATTTGAAGATTCTTTGAAGCATTATTTAAGCGAGCTTGATTAAATACAAGCATAGTATGAGTCCAAACATCCCCTTCAAGATGATATAAATCACCCTGATGAGAAGTAGATTTTAACAAAGTTTCATAAGTTTTCTTAAAATCTTTAAATATTCTTTCCATTTTAACTCCTTTAAAATTTATTTATCAGAACCTCTCTGGAGGTCTCTGGTTAATTTTTTAATTATCGTAATAGTTTTAATTATCAAAGTTTTAAATTTTCACCAGAGAGGCTCCAATAAATAAATACTAACAATAAAATTATAACAAATTTTTTGAAAAAAGTAAATAAATTACAATTTATTTATATTTCAAAATCATTTTTTGAATATTCATAAACATCTTTGATAACTTCTTTGAGATATTTTTCTAATTCTTTTAATGGTTTATCCTTAAAGAAAAATACCTCATTATCTGTAGCACAAGCTCTTTCTATTAATTCTTTAAATTTACCATCTTCTTTTAGAACTTTAAAAATTAATTCTTTCATTCTATAAGGATACTTAACATTTTTAATATGTATTTTTGGACCTTTTATTGATATCAAAAATACAGAATCATTTTGATTTATTTCTTTATCCCATACATTTATTTCTTTGCCAACAATTTTAAAATGAAATTCTACATCATCAATTTCAAAAATAACAGGTTGATCAATACTGTATTCAAAAATTAATTTTGTTTCTTTAACTTCTTTTCCAGTTTTTGGTAAAATAACATTCATATTTACTCCTTAATTTTTTTATAAATATATTTGATATCATCCCAATCAGCACCAAACATACTGTATGTTTTAATTTCTATTTTACTTTCCCAATTTTTATCTTTTTCAAGTAATTCATTTTTCATATTTGTTTTATAAACAAAACCAACAGGAGCATATTTTTGTAGAAATTTATCTTTTCTCACATGAATTTCATTTTTAAATTTTGATTTATTACAATCAATTTCAAAAATATGAATACAATTGTCAATTTCATCAATATTATCCAAAATGTATTTTTTAATTTCTTCAAACGTTTTAAATAATTTTAAAAAATTATATCTTTCAAAACAATTTGAATCTGAAAACAAAAACATCTTTTCCTCCTTATATATATATTTTCTAAAAATTCTTTTGCTTTTGATAATTTGTTTGTATTTTTAATAATTTTTATTTTGAGCAAATTTTGAAGTTCTTCTTCATTTTTTGCTTTCATTGAAACACTGGGTGAGGGTGTTCTTTATTCAACATATACCCCTTCATAAAAAATATAATAAAAATTTTTTCTAACTCTAGATTTTGAATTCAAAACATCTTCAATTTCTTCTTTTGAATATACCTCTATATGTTCAGGTTCTCTTTCATCATTTAAAATTGGAACAGGATATTTTTTATCAAAATAAAATCCTATTTCATAAAATTCTTCTTCTGGATAATTTTCTTTTTTAATTAATTTTTTTAGCCACCACTTATCATATTTGTTTAATTTTATAGTAATATCTTCTCCTGTAGAAAATTTATTTTTATAAACTTCCATTTTAACTCCTTTTTCTTTTTTATAATTATAACATATTTTTTGAAAAATGTAAATAGTAGAATAGATATTCCAAAAATTTTACACAACAAATGATTTATATAATGTATATTTGAAAATGTAACTTGAAGATATATTTTGAAAATGTAATTTGAAGATATATTTTGAAGGATATATTTTGAAGGATATATTTTGAAGGATATATTTTAAATCAATGGAAGATTTGCAATAAAGAGTTTTTAATTTAACTTTTGAAAACTCTTTGAAGATTTTTAAAGAAAATACAGAGAGAGTTGAAGACTAACAGTTACTTTAATTATAAAAACAAAGGAAGTCTTTTTAACTCTCTCATTAATGATCATAAAAACTTAAGAGGGCGGAGACAACAAATAACCCCTTTTATTAAAATATATCAAGGATGTCTCTTTGCCCTTTTTTTTAAGAAAAAAGTCTCAATTGAACATCTTTTGTATATTCCACTTTTTTGAAATCCTTAGAATTTAAAAATCCTTTTAAAATTTCTAATAAATCTTCTGATAAAATATCTTCAATTCTCAATCTTGCTTCATTGTAAGCTTTTATCACATTCATAAAAAGCGTTTCGTTTTCATTTGCTACAGATTTTGGAGGCATTTTGAAATTATTAATATAAAAAGTATCTTCTATTAATACACCTAATGTTTTATGAATATTTTTTTCATCCACATAATCATTACATTTAAAAATAATTTCATCAGCCATTGTATTTTTTGGTAATTCATTTGTTCTTTCTATATTTCCAAACCAAAGTGTATAAGGAACCTTTACATCTTGTGGTGAAAAATAATTAATATTCAATATATAAATTGAACCTTTTGTGTTTAACAAAAGAAAACTTTCAGCAGCACCATTTTTTGCGTCAGTCATATCACCACTAAAAATTACATTATTGTTTTTCCAATCAGAATTCCAACCAATTTTTCTAAATTGATTTGTCAAAGAAAGATCTAAATCTATACTTTTTCCATTAACATTTTCCCAATAAATACCCATTAAATTAAAATTTGTTATTTTTGTTCCAAATGGAACATCATTTAAAAATTGTTTTCCAGAAACAGGTAAAGCATAATTTTTATATTTTTCTATATCAAAAATGATTTTCTCTTTAACAATTTTTTTAATAAATTTCATTTGTATAAAATTTATTAATATTTCTAAAAATGGTTTATATTCACCTGTAAAATATGTTTTTGTATACCATATTTTTCCATTTCTTATAACATACATTGCACCGTTAATATTATTTTCTTGACAATAAACTCTGTATTTAAAGGCATTCCCTAATTTAATAACATATGATAAATCCATATTTGATATCAATTTCATAAAATCATCATAACATATATTTCCATATTCTATTAATTCTGTGATTCTTAGATATTTTGGAAGTCCTTTAGGTTTGTGATATTTTTTAGATAATTTAGAGATTCTATTTATAGTCCATTTTAATTTTCTATTATTAGAATTTGCTTTCACTGCTACAAATATTTTCTTATATCTATTAAACCCTTCAGCTAAAGGAATAAATCCATATTTTTCTATAAATTTTTTAAGATATTCAAAAAACTCATTTGATTTATTCACAAAAACACCAAGTGTCTCTTCATCTTTAACAAATAAGGTATTACCTGTTAAAATATAATTTACGTATCCAAAAAATTCATCAATATTATCTGGTAATTTATTAAACTTATCAAAAAGTGCATATCTTAATTCTTTAGAAGGAATTTTATCAAAATCAAGTTCTAAATTGTTATAGTTTATGAAATTAACAATAAAAGAAATTTCTTCAAAAGTCCATTGTTTAGTATTGTAAATATCTTCTACAAATCTTTTAACAAATTCTTCAAAAGACATTGATTCAATTACAATAACTTCTTTGATAATTTGATTAAATTCAGGATTATCTAAAAATACATCTTCACCTTGAAGACCTAATCCATATGTTGTAAAATAATGTAATAATTGTTTTACTAAAATATCAAATCTTGAAGAATTAGCTACTTTTTTAAAAGTACTAAATGTTTTAGCAGTTCTAGCTTTTGTAATTTCAGTTTTTAAAACTTCTTTAATATTTTGAATATCATCTTTTGTTAAATGCTGAAAATTTTTAACAACAAAAGGCAAAAGATCTTCCATTTCTTGAAAATTATTTTCATCTTTTCCTGTATAAACAAATTTGTTGTATCTATCATAAACAAATTTTTGTAAATTCATTTTAACTCCTTTAAATTTACTTATCAGAACCTCTCTGGAGGTCCCTGGACAATTTTTATAATGTATAAATATTTTTTACAATCAACTTTTTAAACTTTAACCAGAGAGGCTCCAATAAATAAAT